ATTTCGTCTGTTAAAGTGTTCTAACTGCGTGAGTTGCGAAAACAAAAAAATCGTATTTAGAACCAGAGACGCAAACTCTTCTATAAACATAATGAAATTAACACAATCTTGGATAGAAAAACAAGAGAGACCATTATGTTTCCAAATTTCGTCTTTCACCTGTTCCAACAAAAAAGAAGAACAGGAAAAAGTAAGACCATCGTAGGTGAAATTCCTACTATTGATTTTACGCTTTTTTCTTATTTTTTTGCTCTATAAAATGGGCGTTTTAAATGAGAAAAGGTGTAAACATCGACTAAATAATTATCGACGATCCACCAAGCGAAATCACGATCACTTGGATAATGCAGTCCAGCCATAATACGTACATTCGCACATTTTGACGCCATATCCATAATCGCCTTTGTTTTTGCGGGAAATTTGCGCGATAATATGACTGCTAGATAATAAGACTGAAGAGCGTGTCCAGATGGATAAGATGGCGTGTCTGCTGTTTCCGAAATTAACAAAGTTCCGTTTTCTATATTAATAATATCAGGTCTTATTTGCGATGGTCTTGCGCGGTTATACATCCATTTAAAGAAGCGCGTTACTGCGATCACGCGAGCATTTGTTATAATATGAACCATTTCGTCAACAGTCATTTCGTTTGGTGATATAATTGCTTCAAATGCATAAGCCGGACTCGCATCTGTTAATCTAAAAAAAGATACATCACTCGGCATACGCTTTAGAATAAATTCGCGATTGATAATATCAATTTCTAGTTTATTATCTGGATACGATTTTCCTAAACCAAAGCTAATATTTTCACTTAAATTGAAGGAAGGATACCACCAATAAAACCGTTTGCCTTGAACGAGTAAAACAATAATATAAAAAATGATAAATACGATAATAAACCGTTCTTTATCGGGATCTTGTTCGACAATGTTGTGGTAATACGAATTTATTCTATTACGTAATTCAGATACTGCGCCACTTTCCTTTCTATGTTGCACACCAATACCGAATTTTGAGCTTATTTTATTTTTAATTTCATTTAATAATAATAGTCCGTTCATCAAATGAATACTGGTATTTACTATATATTACAGACATAATCGTTAATATATAGGTATAAACATCTAACTACACGCCAAGATCAAGAACAAGATCAAGATCAAGATCAAGATCAAGATCAAGATATTATTGCGACTTTAGACGCGAAGGGGTGTAGGGAATCCGACAAGGTTCGCGCCGATACCGAAACCTGCACCGGTTCTAGCAGAAACTGCTAAACTAGGAACATACGTATCAAGAATACTGAATGTAGCTGCAGCAGTCAAGGCGATTAACGCAACCTCTTCAAAAGAGAGAGAGCGTTTAGGAATGGCATACGCGGCGATAGCAACCATAATACCTTCAACTAAATATTTAATGGTTCTCTTGACGAGTTCGCCTAAATCAAAAACACCAGCAGTCATTTGAAATTATTATTATAAATAATAGAAAGAAAATTATTATATTAATTTGTGTTCATTATTTTGTATTCATTCATTACAATTTTTTGTTCGCGTTTAAAACACTTAAAACTACTATTTTATAGTATATATCACAATTAACTATCAATGTTTCACACTGATTCAGAGTCTGGGAATGCGCCTGCTGGAGTTGAACTTCAAACCGATAAGCACGGTCGTGTTAATCCTAAATATGTAGATCTCTTGGAAGAAGACAAGCCTATTGCTGGTCAAAAGTTTGCGTGTCTTTCATTTGTTTCGCCGGAATATATTCTAAAGCAAAAGGATCATTTCTTTTTCGAGAAGTTTCTACACTATTGGGATTATCAAAAGTCGATGGAGAAGTTTATTCAGTTTTTGAATTTTGTATCATTTAAGCATCATCTTGAGTTTGAGAAGCTCACACTTGATTTTCAGGAGTTCGCAAAGGAGGAGAAGGAGATACTTCAAAAGACAAATATTTATGATGAGTATAAGACATTTTTGGATAAGCACGAAGATGAGTTGGAGAATGAGTTTGGCGAGAAGCATCGTTTTCAGACATCGATTCGCGGACTTAAGGTTCGCGGTGTTTTTGGTTCGCAGAAGGAGGCAGAATTGCGCAGTCAGATGTTGCGCGAGGTGGATCCGAACCACGATGTATTTGTTGGTCCTGTAGGTTTGTGGGTTCCATTTCATCCGGAGGCATACAAGACTGGTCGTGTTGAATATATGGAAGAGACATTGAATCAGTTGATGGCGGAGAAGAAGAAGAATGAGGAACAGGCAAAGAATGAGTTTGAGAAGCGTGTGAAGGAGACGAAGGCGAAGGCGATTGAGGAGAATAAGAAATTGGCGAAAGAGAGTGGAAATAAGTTAACCCAGATGTTGGCGAAGGATGGAGAAACACTGGTAGATGTAGTTAATAAGGATAGTATTGTGGGTGACTTGTCTCAATCTGTTTCTACATTTGGTGGTTCTGACGATTCACAATCGGTGACTATGACTGTTGAAGAGATGAGAAAGGAGTTGTTTGAGAGTGATGATGTGGTTATGGATAAGTATGGTGATCACGGACTTTCGACGCTAACGGAAGTTAAGAAAAAGACAGAATCTGAAATGGATAGTGTTGATTAAATAATTCATTATTATTCATTAAACATTATATATCATTATATTAGTAATATCAAAATTATAATATAATGTTAGGTGGCGGTATCTATTTTTGTTTGAATAAACGAAATTTAAACAAATGCATTATTGAAGCGATGCTTCGACCAGATACGGTTATAAATCCACTCACATTTAGTTCGATGGCTGGTTTTATTTTCACATTACATCGTCCCGGTGGTTTAGTCGATGCGAATGGAGATATATTTATTCGAAGCGATAATATCGGTGTATCTGGTAAAAAAAAGATAAGGGCTGGAAGCGGCGGAGTCATCGTTTCTACGTTGGTTATTAAAATTGTGATGAAACAGGACGATCCAAATGACGTAGAGTTAGACGATCTTCAACTTGTCCTACCAACAGATCCAGGATATGATTCAGATGATGATGATAATGAAATCGGAAAATCTAGTTTAGAAGCATCTGAAATAACAATAGAGCAAAAAAATCATAATGAACTTTACCAAACATTCCATCTTGGAGAAAAAATGGTTCCATCACTTGTTGGAGATTTAATCGAAATGGATGAAACTGATATACAAGTTATACTTGATGCGATACAGCAAAAAGCTAGTACTTCGAAACGTGAAAAGGTTATTCGCGTTTTTCAATATTTTGCATCTCAAATTATCGCACATAAAACAACGGTCGTTATGATGTGTATGGAAATGGTAGGTGATGATACCCGTTCGAAAACAACCGGTGAAAATACTTATAAAGTTACCTCAAGTATCGCGAATCCTACACTAACAGTTGCAGCAGCGCGTGGCGCAGGAGCTATACAGTTATTATGTATGCGAAAGATTAAAAAACAGTTGGTTGATGCACACGAAGGAAACTGGTTCATTGATGAGGAAAATAAGGATAATGTTCGAGCGATTGATTTTGGGCGTGTTGCCGATATCACAGATAAGGATATGATTATTGAAGAAATATGGAAATATAAGCGATCGCGGCAATCCGCTTTTCATACGAAAACATCACAAGGAACATTTCTCTCGAAAATCACCAGTAAAGCTGTTATAGAAAGCTGTTATGATCGATTTATCGATATCCTAAACTCATCATTACCCTTTTGGGTTGGAAGTGTATCCAGATCTAGAAAATCGCGTCGTATCATCATCGACGATAGCGATAGCGATATATCTAAACTAAATGTTCGCCGTAATATTCATTATTGTCTTGTATTTGCGAGCCTTATTGATAATGCGATAACATCCAATAATTATCCTGATTGGGATCAGCCACAGATGATATGGGCATATGAAGAAATATGGGGAGTAAATATTGTTCCAGATAAATATAAAAAAAAACCAATCCATCATATTCATACACTCGACTTTGATTATGATATATTCAAGGCAAATATGAAAGCGGCAAATATATCGTGTAGGCGTGTGAACAAATCATACGACGAAATTGCTCGTTTAATTTCACTTTATACTTCCACTCCGGATGGTTCTGCAGCAAAAATAAATATAACACTTGGTGATGCTATGACGCGTAAGAAAAAAACGGCAGTTGCGCGCGGTATCACTGCGACAAATATCGGCGAGTTTGTTTGTTTTACTAAATTATATAATGATGATGATGATGATGATGATGATGATGATGATGATGATGATGATGATGATACTGTTGCGGATATAACAACCCCAAAAATAAATAACGACTTAAATGGCGACTTAAATGGTGGAACTAGAACTAATAAATATAATGGAGACCGAGTCAAATCAAAAACCAGAAGGAATCGCCGTTATTATCAGCGATGATATTACCACTTACTCTTCTTAACATTAATTTTAGGTCCTTTACTTTTCGCAGAAGCGGGATCATATGATTTGTCGTCTTCGTCGTCAGAACCAAGATTTTTCGAGATTTCCCAAAACTCTTTACTTCCGAGCTTGAACGGTCCGTGCTGTTGCGCTTTATACCAGAAGATTTGGTCTTGCAATTTATTAGATTTCGCATTATTATTAATCACTAGACATTCATAATTCTCGGTACACTGGTCCATCACTTGACAAAAACTCTCAAACGTTGGAAACATACCAGCATAATTATCATAAATGCGCTTACGATTCGCAATATATGGTTCTCGCAAAATAAAAACATAATCTATATTGGTTCTCAAGTTAGGCGGAATACCAAGTGGATACTGCATCGTTATTACTAACATTATTTTCCAGTGCCTTCCATTCATAAAGAGCAATCTCATCATCACATCCTTTGTCCACTTGTTATCATATAAACAATCATCCAGAACAACAAACGTACGCGGATCTATCGACGATTTTTTATATGCTTCTTGTTCCTTTTTTACTTGTTTTAAAACAGCTTTCTGTCGTTTTAAAATATTCTCTATAATCGCTGTATTATATGCATCGTGAATGAATAATTTCGGGACATGTGCTGCGAAAAAACCGTTTCCAGCCTCCGTTCCTGATATAACTGTTCCAATCGGAATATCTTGATGATGATACATAAGATCTTGTACCAAAAAACTTTTACCTGTATCACGACGCCCGATTAATACAATAACTGGTCCTTTATTCTCATCTGGTCGAAAACTAATCGCTTTCATATCAAATTTTCCCAATTCTAAATTCATCGAAAGTAAATACCGTAATAAATCAGAAAAAACGATACAACTGGCTAAATGTTATGAATATATACTTTGTATAATAAAAATAGAATAATATATTTGTTCTAACGAAACGAATATCAAGATTATTATTACTCTATTTTAATTCTATCCGTTTAATTTAGATATAAATATTCTATTTATCATTCATATCAAATATAAATAGTATTCGTAATATATTACCATCGTCTACAATTATAGTCATTATCATTATCATTTAGGAAAAATACTTATAAAATGAGCTCGTCACAAAAAGGAATTCAATTTCACTATAGAAAACATAAAAATACGCCGGATAAAGTGAATACGGCATTATTGTACGATATTCAGAATTATATCCCATTATATTCAAGATTCTTTGATTTAAGCGATTCGAATTTTAATCAGTTACAGCTAAATCAAAAGTACTATATTCAAAATATAATTGAAGCAGAAAATACTGGAACATCTAATGATAATAACAGTACTGAAATTTCAAATTCATATTCTACACCTAATTATTTGGAGACTACGATAGTAGATGATGACGGTAATTCTAAAAATGTCTCTATTTTTGTAAAATACTCGCCGTTGCTGGATCCAATTCGATATTTATCTGGAAAATATGATATAAATGATGATAAAACCCATTCTTTACCGAAATTAAATTCAAATGTTGATAATTGTGAACCCAAAATGTTAGATAAAAATAATGCATCCTATACAGATGGGTTTTTCTCGTATTTAACAAGTCAGACCCTGCACAAACATAATAATGTTCACGGAATTGATTATTACGGCAGTTATTTGTGTAAGCAAAGAGAATTTTCTACAAATATATATGATGACTTAGATTATCTTATCGAATGTGATTTTTTTAATAACCAAGAGAATAAAATATACACACTAGATTTACCTTTGGATGAATTAACCGACGATGATAATAATAGTGGTAATAAACGCGATAGTAGTATTGTTCGTTTAAAATTAAAACGAATTATTGGAACTGGAACAACACCATATGATAATCAGTACGATAATATACTTGAAGAGATTGTGAGTGAATCAATTGAAACCGTTCATTGTGATACAGGCAATAATGATTCTAACAACTCTGTATCTGAAACTGTATCTGAAATCGAAATACTTGATATTCCATATGATGATGTACCATATATATCTAGTGTTTTGAGTCCATCAAGTGATAATGTCGGTGATTCTGGTGTAGATGTTATCACGCGGGCGACGCCTGTCGATACAACCAACAGTAGTGGTGATCATTTCGGGTCATTTCATTTAAAAGATAAGAAACGCAAAGGTAGTAATAGAATAAACGACACTTCATCTAATGATAATAGTAATTCAGACGGAAGTGATGATGACGACGAATCTTCACTGTCGAACTCATCGAATACAACTACTAGCGATACAGATTGTGATACCGATGATATGAATGATACATCTGGAAATATTTGCAAAAATATAATTACAGACCATAATACAGTTAGTAATGATAGTATCAAAGTTAAATCCGAAACAACAGATAGATGCGACAATAATGATGAAAAGAGTAGTGATGATGATGATCACGAGGGAAGTGAAGAAGATCACGAAGGGATCGAAGAAGATCACGAAGGCGGCGAAGAAGATCACGAAGGCAGCGAAGAAGATCACGAAGGCAGCGAAGGCAGCGAAGGCAGCGAAGGCAGCGAAGGTGAAAGTTACAATAGCGACGACGAAAAGGTGATTGCGAAAATAAAGAATTTTCCTGTTCAAGCAATATTATTAGAAAAATGCGTATCTACACTTGATAATATTATGATGAATGACGAACTCACCAGTGAAGAATGGGTGTCTATTTTATTTCAAGTTATTATGACTCTTGTGATATACCAACATATGTTTGAATTCACTCATAATGATCTTCATACAAATAACGTAATGTTTATCGAGACAACCGAAGAATTCATTTATTATCTGTACAAAGAACAATATTACAAGGTTCCTACGTATGGTCGTATTTTTAAAATAATTGATTTTGGACGCTCTATATACAAATTCCACGGTGAATTAATATGTAGTGATAGCTTCAATTTTAAGGGGGATGCAGCAACACAATATAATTTCGGACCCTACTATAACCCGAATAAACCAGTTGTAGAACCGAATTACAGCTTTGATTTATGTAGATTTGCTTGTGCATTATTCGATTATTTTATTCACGATATACGAAAAGTTGAGAAAATATGCAAATCCGATCCCGTAGTCAACTTAATCGTAAAATGGAGTTTTGATGATAAAGGTCGTAATGTATTATACAAATCAAGTGGGGAAGAACGATATCCCGATTTTAAATTGTATAAGATGATCGCAAGATCCGTTCACAATCACATTCCATCTACTCAGATTCTTGACCCATTATTCGACCAATACAAAATAACGCATAAAAAATATAAAAAGCACGCAAGCCTCTCAGCTAAATTTTTAAAAGACGGAAAAAATACTCATATTTTCATAAATGTCGACCAGTTACCTTGTTATAGTGAGATAGACAACTAATATATAATAATAAATAATACAAGAATACTATATTATTTATTACGAGTGTCCGACGTTCCGACAGTCATTCCGCAGTTATCACAAGTACATTTCTTTATGTTTTTCTATACCATTTTTCGCAATAAACTCCAAATTCCGCATCGTATATCCATAGGAAATACCAGAATGACCAACATTCATATACTTCATAATTTCACTTACGATCCTATCATCACTAAACATAAATCCGTGTGAACTCGGTGGACTATAACTTGAAAGATAATCCCACGCATTAATTTCTTTATTTTTCAACATCTCGCCTGAAGACGCTTCCACGATCGCGTTCATTCCATCTCGAATCATATCAGCACTCCATTTATCCTTGATATAAGATAAATCGCACTCAATCACTTCTGATTTCGTTCTAGGCAATTGTACCCTACTACCTCCTCTAAGACGCAATACCAAATGCAATGTACTCTCCTTCTGAATATTATAATCTGCGACAGTTCGACCATCTTCCAATTGCTTTCCAGCATAAATAAGACGTTGCTGGTCAGGTGGAATTCCTTCCTTATCTTGAATTTTTGTCTTTATTGCCTCAATCGTATCCGACATCTCAATTTCAAGAGTAATCGTTTTCCCAGTCAATGTCTTCACGAAAATCTGCATTTGATCACAGCCACTAATTAATACTACTATATGCTATTATATGCTATTATATGTTTATCGTTTTAATTCATTTATCTGTTACATAACAATTAGAATATTTATGTTAAATATTATAAAATATTATAAAATATTATAAAATATTATATTATAATATAAACATATCCATTATATATAAACATATTAGGTAATTATTCTATTAATGCAGTCGTATAGGTCAAAATCTTCGCATAAATCGAAAAAAACAAATGAATTTATTGCCGAAAATGTGGTAGAAAGCGAAAGCGTGGATGATGAAACACAGCTGCGAGGAGATTCCGAAAATACGTCTATAGTTGAATCTATATCATCTGATAACGACAATCACGACGACAACAATAAAGAAGAAGAAGAAGAACAAACTCATAAAGAAATAAAAACCATAACAATCGAAGGAACGAAGTATGATATCACGGATTTTGACCATCCTGGCGGTAATATTATAAATTATGCAACAGGAGAAGACAATGATGCGACAGATGCGTTCCGAGAATTTCACTATCGATCAACTACTGCGAGACGTCTTCTAACATCTTTGCCGCATATCACTACCGATTTTAGTGAGTATGATGAGAATATTGACCAGTCTAATTGTCCAGAGGATACAGAAATAAAAGAGGATTTTCGAGAGATGAGAAAAACACTTATCAATAATGGATGTTTCGAGCCCGATTATATTCACGTATATTTTAGGATGATGGAAATTGCGTTTTATTTCGGATTAGGCACATTTCTTGCGCCGTATAATATTTACGCATCGCTATTTTCGTTTATTATGTTTAAAACAAGATGTGGTTGGGTTCAGCACGAAGCTGGTCATACTAGTTTAACTGGTATCAAAACAATCGACCGATTTATACAAACAGTTACGATGGGATTTGGTGGTGGAGTAAGTGCTTCTGTATGGAACTCGATGCATAATAAACACCACGCTACACCGCAAAAAATCAAGCACGATATCGATCTAGACACGACTCCCGCCGTAGCATTTTTTAATACTGCATTCGAAAAAAATACAAATGGTCCGAAATCTGCTAAATTTATGAATCGTCTATGGACGCGTCTTCAAGCTTGGACATTCTTGCCTCTTGTGAATGGTATATTCGTTCATTTATTTTGGACGTATTACCTTCATCCAAGAAAGGTTCTTGGTTTAGGTCCGGTTACTACATCAGTGAAGGATAAGCTACAAAATGTAAAATGGCTTGAGGCAGTTTCTATGTCTTTATCACACGTTGTTATACCTACGATTTTTATGACTTATTCGAACTATTCTTTTTTGACGTCATATTTCTTACTGATGATTTGTAATTTCTGGAATTTTATTTATTTATTTGGACATTTTTCATTGTCGCATACATTCACGGATGTTATCCCAGAGGATAAACATTTGCTTTGGTTTCAATACGCGATCAACCATAGTGTGAATATATCCACAAAATCGCAACTAGTAACTTGGATTATGGGGTATCTGAATTTTCAAATAGAACATCATCTATTCCCATCGATGCCTCAGTATAAAAATGCGGTCGCTGCACCATATGTTCAAAAGTTTTGTGATAAATGGAGTAGTACCAAATATGTAACACGTTATACTGAAATTGGTTATTTTAATGCTTGGAACAAGATGTTTACCAATCTAAATAAAGTTGGAAAACATTATTACGAATATGGTATCGCAGAAAACAATGTCCATCAAAAGACACACTAATGATTCGGGCAACACAACACGTTGGTCGCGTTTAAAACCCTGGCGTATCTACAAATACAGATGGTGCACCTCCGCCAATAGAAGTATCTTTCTTAGATAAATTCTTAAATTGATCAAGCACGTAAACGCCTATCACAGACGATATACAAACTACAATCGTATCACGTAATAGAACTTTCATCGGTTTCTGGGATTCACTTTCCACAAATCTCATCTCTAAGAATTTAACAATGAAATATATAACAGATATTACTAAACCTATCACAAATAAATTATTCGGTGATACTTGATCCGTCATTTATGCTAAATACAATTGTATGTATGTGGTGATCGAATTAACTGATTATATGCGTATACATACTCCTTCAATAAACTATTCTTATTTTATACGAATAACTCTATAAAATAAAAATAACATTCCTATATAAACATTTTTGGAATAGTGATATGAAATATTTTTGCTATTAATGCTATCAAAAGTAAATAACCAAAAATCAATGCGATATTTATAATACCTATATTACTAAACCATCCATCTGGTGTATTTTCGTGATCTTTGTCTAATATGATATTCGGTATCATAATTATTGAAACTGATATCGTGATTATTATCGCATTTTTAATTGGGGTAGGAAGTGAATTCCATAGAGCATTCCCTGAGTTAGATTTCTCTGCAGGTTCTCCTGGTGCTGCTGTTGGTGCTGATGTTGGTGTTGCTGATGTTGGTGCTGATGTTGATGTTGTTGATGTTGCTTCTGTTTTTTTTGATGTTGATGATCCTTCCATAATAAATCTCTCGTTGATTATGTATTGTAAAATATATACAGTTAAAATTTTACTATATAAAACAAAATAAGATTATAATACCTCTATGTTATCTAGTAGCGGCGGTACATTTGATGATTGATCTATGTTCAATGATTGTATATCCAAAGTATCTAAATTAATATCTCCACCAATTTGAAGTCGGTCACTGGACTCTTCATCATCTGCGTCATCGTTACTCATAAATGGATTCACGCGTTCGCTCGAATCTGTTTCAAATGTTCGAATATCATTGCTTCCAAATGATACACCAATGTTATCGGTATTGCTATTGTTGTTATCGCTATTGCTAGTTGTTTGATCCGCTGGTGCGATTGAACTGCCGTTTAATTCGCCCACAAAATCCAAGTTTCCAATAGGTTCATTATTGCCGGATGAAGCATTTGTATCACCAGTTTCGCTACCATCACCACTGTCGTCACTTATTTCACGATGTCTGCGACGTCTCGTAGAATGATGCGCGCGCCGCCTAGACGATATATTCGCAGGTTCTTCAGATACAATCGGTTCCTGTTTAATTACTTCTTCATTCTCAGTTACTTCGACAACGTCTTCAATCGCATCCTCTAAATACATTTTAATCAATTCTTCTACCGGAATATTATCCCGTATCGTATTGAATATACACTCCTTCACAATAATCTCAAACTCTCGATTATTCTTTTGCATACTCAGCGGGTTTATCCCCTTTTCGAAAATGTATACATTAGAATACAGTTTTCGTGCACAATTAACGTATACATTATGGATAAAACTCGAGAGATCAGGAATCTTAATATCTATCTTTTTCTGTTTATTACCAACACGCATCGCAGTCATACACTTAAGATGAATAATATGCACACAGGTGATCAAATCTTCTAAATATCCACAAGTTGATTTGTCTTTAATACGATTGGTCTCTTGCTGAATAATTGTTCCATTCCATTTCGGAACTCTCGAGAGAAAATTCTGAAACGTCATCAAATATTTATCAACTTCTTTATTCGAAACACATAATTTCATTGATTCATCAAATATTGATTTAAATCCCTCTTGAATAAGTGGACTTAATATATTAACCAACCTGGACGCCCATTCATTTTTTGATTCATACAATGATGTTACGGAATAATCGTCCATTTCACAAATGTTATGCTACGTTTTACATAAATGATATATTTTCTAAACTTCGTTCACAACGAAATACTACAAAATGTAGTAAAAATAGTATCAATAGTTTCTCGTTTCTAAACTCTTTTCGAACTTTATCAAACATAACCAATAATTCATATTTTTTCATCTCATTCATATCACTATCATTTACGAACTGAATAATATCCAATGCACTAAACCCCTTCTCGTATAAATCTCTCGACAGTAATGCTATATTCCTATGATTCTCACTCGTTTCCATCGACTCTGATGTACTATTGTTTGTACGATATGATGGATGAATATGTATAAGATTATCGAGAGATTTAATGCGTTCTTTATTTATCATATCCATATTACAAATTCTTTCCGTATGATAATGATGTAAATTTGTCGATATACCATTTATTATCGGTGTGGGAACATAAATATCGCAAAACCTAGATAAAATCGGCTTCAGTAGATTATCTTTGTTCTCAACTACAATGAAAAACCGCGTCGAATAACTAAATAATTCAATACATCGACGCAACGCCGATTGTGCGTCAATTGTTAATTTATCCGCATTCGTGAGTATAACAGATTTAAAAATACTCCCATCCTGTAAATCAATATTTGTCTTCGCAAAAAACTTAAGTTCCTCTCGGATAAACCGTATTCCTTTACCGTGTGCACAGTTTGCCTTCATCACATAGTTTTTGATATATGTTTTGTCGCCACTATAAATGGAATGAATGAATCTGTTTAGTATATGGGTTTTTCCAGATCCGTGTGGACCATAAAAAATAATATTCGGAATCTTACGGTTTTTTATGAAATATTCGAGTTTTTTATGGATATCTTCATGAATTGGGATTGGATGTTCGAGAGATTCCATAATTAGTTATATCTTGTTGTTGTTATTATTATCGATAATCACGTTATATCAATAATAATATAATGTTTAATTCTTATTTTGAATACTTAGTATTTTTCTCATAATTAGTTTACATTGTCTATATACTCGAATTGTGTTATCACACATTGATTGCGGGTTCGTACGGCGTTACAGAGGATAATGCTCCAGGCATATTGCTTTTACCGTCATTTACTTCATTTGGATTATCAGTGTAATAGTAATTCGTGGTGTAATAATAATTGGTCGGTTTCGCCGCGATTGCGTATAGTGATTCGTCCTCATATGCTTGTCCATTATATTGTCCCAGGTATGCAGTCGCTGCTGGCGATCCATCTTCATAATAATATGCATTATGTTTATTTGAACGTCTATTCGCGTCTGGATCATCTGGGTCAATCCAATTTCCAACACTACGTATTATATTTCCTGTAGCATCACGTATTGTTCCGAACAATCCGCGTTGATGATGACCTCGACCATAGTATTCATTTGGCTGGTCTCCATCAGAACCAGGCATACCTTGTCCTTGCCCTCTTCGCTTATATCTTGAAAAATTACGGGTTACGCCTCTACGATAGATATCGGATTCGTCTAATAAACTGCTACTCGATGCGCTAGCAATATCATCATAACTAGAACGTGTAGTTGATAGGAGATTCTTTTCAATCTGTGTTCCATCTGGTAAATATGTCGCCCAGCGAATTACCTTCAAACAATCGGCGTCAATACGGCAGGCATCTGAGCCAGTTTGTCCTGGATTATTACACTTCCAAGGACACTTCTTCATAAGAAGAATATTATTACCATCGGCGGTTTTTATCAAATTTCCACTCGCATCCATCTTAAAGATATTCTGGCAATTCCCTTCATTCGTAGACAACGTTGATGGTTCAGTACATTTTTTAACGTATCCGTCATCTCCGTATCGCCACGCAGAACCATCAAACCAAGAATCTGGATGACTCGATATTAACCGATTTCGTATTTTTACTGCGACGTCATATGCATCTTGTGCAGCTTGCTTTTCACTTTGTGATGCATTTCTTAACTTTGTCCACGCGGTTTCATATGTTTTTTGCGCATTTATCGCGTTTATACCTTGACGTTTCACATCACTAATTAATACCGATGATGCCGCAGATGTAACATATGTTGTTCCATCGCTTGCGGTTCCACTGGACGATGAAGACGATGAAGACGATGAAGAAGATGAAGACGACGCTGCAGCATTTCCACCAGTTATCGCAGGAAATGCGAATGTTCCACGTTCGATCATAACATCTCTTGAATTAATTGAAACAATTGTAACAATTTGAGCGTCATTTACCTGCGGTTTTTCACTAGCAGGGGTTGTTAAACCACCGAAATTCAATGTTATTCTTGTTCCGGCCGGTATAGGCGCACTTAATCTTGGAGAAAATGTTATATTATTTTTAGAATAATAATTCGGAAGAACAGAACTGGTATTCGCAGCAGAATATGATAGAGATCCGGATGTGAACGAAGTAACTGCGGGTGTTGTATCTGCCCTCGCAGTATCAATACCAATTCCTCCAGAACTCTGTAATAACTCTGGTATTTGCACAAAGAATTTATCTCCATCCAAAAATGGATTTGTTAATGTGAATACCAGTTTTACGAATACAGCCGAACTTACTTTTGGTAGTGTACTTTCATATGGGGGTGAATATACAGTAACAACCGGATTTGCAGGCATTCGTCTACATATTTCGGGGTATCTAGGAACATCTCTCTTAGATGCAGCGATTGCTGGGTTTAATATATCAAGAAGACGAGTGCTTCTACTTGTGCTGGTTGTGAGATATATTGTTCCGGTTTGTCCTGTTCCAGCATCCATTGCAGCACCCAATTTCAAATTATATACCTTTAATACATAACTACCTTGACCAATCGCAGCACCTCCACCTATAACATACTTGATTCTTGGCGCACCAGAATTAGGGTCTAGAGTTACAGCACCTCCATTTGCACCTGTATCTGCACGCACTCCATTATTATCGAATAACTTCGCAGAAAATGTTGCACCATCACTATCAGCTAACGTAGCAAAATACCCAGTAGGATAATTTATATATATCTCACCCGGATTTACTGCTGCAGGTGTTCCACCAGACCCTGCTGCTGCTGCTGCTGGAATCGCTTGTGCGCTTGTTAATGAAAATGGAAACCCAATCTCAGGTATTACTGTATCAGTAAGCATATTACAATATGTATTCTGATTTGTATTACCAGGCATAATCAAATTTCCAGTACTAGTAAAACCCTCAATAATACCACTTCCATACCCTTCCGCAGGAGATAACCAGCCGCCAAAACCGCCATTACGATATGTTCTTGATATCCATACACTTACTAATAATACCAATATTAATACAAATAAAACAGTATGTTTATCTTCGAAAAACTTAAATATATTCATAGTTTCCAAATTTTGTAAATACTACTATATGTATTCAAATAAAATATTCTATGAAAATGGTTATATGTTATATATAACTTATAGAATATTTTACGTTTTTGTATTATTTGTTCCTGTATATTTAATACGTCTGTAAACTATGTGTATATGGATTTTGTCTAAATGCGTTCAATATATCCGGATTAATTCTATCATTTAGCTTAGTTTCATCGTAACTTTGAGGCATAGTCATCTTACCGTGAATATCGATACTCGGTATCATTGCTGGCGCATTTGTCGGCGCCATCGTTCTATGATTCATTCTATCTGCGTCTAATCTATCGATTTGTACGTTTGTATTTGAATTAAATAGCGACATCGAACCGTGATTTGTTACATTTTTATATGTCTTATTCACATTATTGCGCTGGTTGTATGCAGCATTGTATAATTGATTTCCCATATGAGTAACTGCGCCTCCCGGTCCTCCTAAATAGTCAACGGATGTAGTCGCGCGTTCTGTTTCAAATGGAGTATTCTGTGAAATTAAATATCCTGCAGCAGCTTGTCTCTCGACATTTAAATGATCAAAACCAACCAAGCCAACAGTGGTTTCCTTAATTGTAGTAGGCGCTCTATCCGCTGGATTGAACATTGCGCCAGCACTTACCGGCATCTTCGCATTCTCGTATGGTCGCAAATTTCCTACAACATTTTCTTTACGAGATGGCTTAAGTATATCGAGTAATGGCGCAACAACAGCCCGCATCGCACCGTGAATACCACCCATCTCGTTTGGACGGACGGTTGTCCGATTATTGTGGGTTAATTTATAACTCATACGACCATAATCCGCCTCGGTTGCGACGTTTCTTTCCGCAGAATATGGATTAATTATCGGCTTTCCGTCATATACTTCTCTCTTCGGATCTTCATAATTTTCTGGAGCATACATCGCTGAAGCACCAGTCGTCGCAGTCACACCATAATATTCCGATGTTGTCGTCTGGCGATTACTGTCTCTATCCATCTCAATCGGGCGCAATTTCTCTCCTTTCTCAAGACCAGTCGTTGTGAACCAACGATCTGGTGTATTAATAAAATACGTATCTGGAAGATGTTTTTCCATTCGTCCTAAAGTTTCAGTAGTAGGCGCTGTTTGGATATAATGTGCTGCCGGACCTTGATGCCCTTCCAACGAATACGACAACTTTGGATTCGTTTTCACACGTAACTCGTCCACGCTACGATCAATCCATTTATCTCTCGACTCCATACCAGAATTAAAACCGAGTGAACCCTGTGTTCCATATCCCTGATCCAGCCCTGGTCCGACGCGAACTTCCTCCCAAGGCTTCACATTTGATATCTTCATACTAGGAAGCACGCGCGACTGATAAAAATCATTCTGATTCGGCATACCATTTGGTAAATGTAGATTTTCGTGTGGAACAAATAACGGCGCCTGCTCTGTCTTTGAGATATACTGCGAACCCGCGCCAACTTTACTATCTAACATATTCTCGTTCATATTCGCACCAGATGAAACACCGCGTATTTTTGCCCCATAGTACGGTTCCATATTATTATGCTTAAACTTACTCACATCGATTTTCTCACCCATCAATGATTGAAATCCATCCTTCGAATAGTTATCACCAAATTGAGTACCATTGCTACCTCCGGATCCACCATACTCGAGAGATTCGCCGTCATAATTCTTGGATGGTGCATTTACCGACGCAGAATTCGTATTTCCCACACTTCTTAATATTCCTACACCTCCTACTCCACCAGCAACACCTGCCGACATTTTATCATAATCCACATTTCTCGCATAATAACGGTCTGTTGGTGTATTCGGATTCGCATAATCATTCACATTTGAACCTGTTTCAGGACGAATAACTGGATAATTCGTTGTGGGTATTGTCGTATTCGGTAAATAATTAGGTCTTGTGCGCCCCATATTAGTCGATGTAGTCATAGCTTCCTGTGTGAGTAAATTTCCATTTTTCTGATTCGACGCAATATAGGCGGCACCCAATAGTAATGCGCCAACTGCTATTTCAGCCATTTATATCTTATATGCTTATATGTTTTAAATATAAATAATTACTTCTATTATATTAAAAATATATTATATCTCACTCTTGTTTGATCAATATAATATATATACGGAATAAAATCACTATTATGAAAATAACGCTTCACCGCTAAATTGGCGGAAGTCTCCCACATTTTTCACCTTGCAAGAATCACTCGTGCATTTCGAATCACCGGATACACCAAATCCTTCCACACCTAACCCTCGTTCTGTTGTTCGCCTATCTCCAGCCATACCTCCCAGAACCGGATTTCGATGAAGTGGATGGACTGCTACATATGTATCATCCTTTAATGATACTCCACCCTGATGACCAAGAGATGCAACCTTCGGATTAAAATGGTCTTTCTCTAAAATGCGTGTGCTTAAATTATTATTAAAAGGCATAAATACATTGTCCTGTGGATCAAAATGCAACATTTTCCAATTATCTTGCTCTACGTCTCGTAACATCCACGCAGGGTGCGTGACTCTTGACTGTTCTACTGCAGAACCTGTGCGTGTTGGGCATACGATCAATTCATTTGTTCTCGATGCAACCGATGCATCATTTGATAAATAATAATTCTCTGGCGTATCCTTATTAAGCCTTCTAGTCATACCACGTAATTCAGTCTCAATATCAACAGTATTCGTCATTATATTGCCTGCCCAATATTGTGGGCGAATATACGGATCTTCCATATAAAGCGGTTTATCGCCGGGACCCGGTACATTTAATACATATCGACCAACATCAGTCGCTTGTTGTAATTGTTTTTTAATACGTGCTGGATCATCGCGAAAACGTGTGAACGACATCGCAATTTCTTATAAAATATTTGGTTTAAAAGTCGATGTTCGAGAGATTCGAAGATAATACTCGCGATTAGTATATTATACTATTATTATACTATTATTATTATATATTATTTCTATGTTACATTTGTATAACGCACGCATTAAACTAGCATAAATATAAATGAAGATAATATTCATCCGAACTGCCGATTATTATGATTATCTCCGAAGTGACCGACGAAAATACTAATATGTTGCCCTCAAATGTTAAAAATATATCTTCTAAATCTTATACGATTTGTTTAAATATGATTGTGAAAAACGAGTCGCATATCATCGAAAAAACATTAACAAATCTATGCGAATATGTCCAGTTCGATGCATATTATATATCCGATACTGGTTCGACAGATAACACGATTGATATTATTCGTCAGTTTTTCGAATCTCGACATATTCCAGGTGAAATATCACAGGTTGAGTGGCGTGATTTCGGTTTCAATCGAACGCTCGCATTAGATATGGCGTTCAATAAAACTGATTATCTTATGATATTCGATGCCGATGATGTTGTACACGGAAAATTTATAATGCCTCCACACCTTACTCACGATGCGTATCAATTGAAATTAGGTCAATCCTTCGTATATCTTCGGACGCTTATAGTCAATAATCGCAAACGATGGAAATTTGTTGGCGTTTTACACGAATATATCCAATGTATTGATCGTGAAGAAACTGCATCTGTTATTGATGGAGACTATTTTATTGAATCTGGTCGGTCTGGAAATCGGAGCAAAGACCCACACAAATATGTGAATGATGCGATTGTTCTTGAAAACGGATACAAAAAAGAAATGGACGGATTCAAACGTGGTGATGGTAGTGGCGATAAAATGCTCGCAGAGAGATATGCTTTTTATTGTGGACAAAGCTATATGGATGCCGGGTTTTTGTATAATGATAAATCAATTGAATGGTATACTTGCGTACTTTCTCAAGATAATTGGATGCAAGAAAAATATTATAGTGCATTATGTCTGGGTAATCTATATGCTCGTAAAGGAGACAAGATGAATTCACTTAAATATTATTGCAAAACGATGGAATATGATGAAGAACGCATCGAAGGTATCGCGTTGGCTATAGAATTATTACGAAAAGACGAAAATCACGTTCTTGTGAATGCTCTTTATCATAAATATAAAAACTATAACAAAGATCCCAAAAATAAATTGTTCGTTTCTATGGATAAGTATAATGATATTATTGAGTATAATAATTCAATCTCGGCGTATTATATATCGGACAAAAAAAGCGGGTATGAATGCTGTAAAACAATACTACAAAACAATACTATGGAATCTCAGTTTATAGCATCTACATTATCGAACTTTATATTTTACATCGAATACATCGAGAATGAATATAAATCAACATTATTACGATTATTTTACGCAGTGGATGCGTTTTGTTCGAGAACTGCAGAAAATGGGGAATCATTTTCGGAAGTATATTTCACAATATGGAATCGATTATTCGATAAAGTTCGCTCGTGTTTAACTGCTCCGCCTAGTATTATTAATATATGGGACGAACACAACATTAGCGAAAATAAGGAACTATCCGCCAAAGAACTATCTATTCAAATCACAAAGTATAAACTATTATTATCACCGGAATTATCGTATATGGATACTCCGAATCACCCAAAACAGTTTATTACTCTGAATCGAAATAAATTAACGAGCGTATATATCATAATCACATTCACAACGTGCAAACGATTTGATTTATTCGAACAAACCGTGCATTCGATACTGAATATGTGGCGTGATGTTCAACTTATTGATTACTGGTTTTGTGTTGATGATAATTCAAGTGAAGAAGATCGCGTGAAAATGAAGACGCAATATCCGTGGATTGAATTTTATATGAAAACACCAGATGAAAAAGGACATCGACCGAGTATGAATATCATATGGGATAAATTAAACGAAATAAAACCGCAATATTGGATTCATATGGAAGATGACTTCTTATTTCATACACCAGGAGAGTATATCAAGAAATCGATTCGAATGATCACCGATTCACGGGTGCAGGGATATAATGTGCGTCAGATATTATACAACCGTAATTATGGTGAAACTATACAAGATTATATGATTAAAGGTCATAAAATTATACATAGCAATAATAGCAATAATAGCAATAATAGCAATAATTATAGTATAGCTATTCACGAACATAAAAATGGACATTTTTCTTACGGAAATAGCCATTATTGGCCGCATTACAGCTTTCGACCATCGATTATTGATGTGAATGCGATCCTTATTCTCGGTAATTACGACAGTGATAACCAATTTTTTGAAATGGATTACGCGAATCGTTGGTATTCACATGGGTTTTTGTCTGGGTTTTATAATCAAATAACAAATCGACACATTGGGCGACTTACTTCCGAACGTCATAATAAAACCCTTGCGAATGCATATGAATTAAATGACGAAGGGCAATTCAATACCAGTCGGTCAGATAAATAAGGTAATACATCGCATTTAGTGATAAATAAAAATATATAATAATAATAGCAGTATTATATTATTATATAACAACAGTATTATGAATATCGTTGTACAGGAGCAAGATCGCGATAACGATCAGAAGCATTTTGATGATGCGAAAACATTATCATCACGGGATAAATCAATTAACGGATATCGAGAAATAGAAAACATTGCGAAATTTAATATTATCAAAGGAATGATAAAAAGCAAAGAAAACTATAAACACAATAAGAAATTACTCGCAGTATATTTAAAATATAAACAATTATTTGATGGTATTATTGATGAACATACAAATCAAATCAAGTATCTACAAAATATTATCAAGCATTTAGATGCCGTATTGAATGATTATATCTCATCGAACAATAGCAAGAAACAAGAAAAAAAACATAATGCTATGATTAAATCTATTCACAATGATAAACAAAAAATAGGCAGATTAATAATTCGAATGAGAAAAGTACTGAATACATTAAATGAAATTGATTCTATCGCAGAAATAACACCGGATATTATCAATAAATACACACCTGATGATTTCAATATTGAATCATCGTCTTCAAAATTACCTGATAATGAAGACAGTGATATTGAAAATGAACTATTAATTATTGTGAATAAAGATGGATTACGCGAAAACGACGATAGCAGCGAGAGCAGCGAGAGCAGCGAGAGCAGCGATACTAGTGATAGCGACTAAGAAATACGTTTGTTTCATTTCATCATTTTTTGATTTTTTGAATGAATAACGAACGTAAATTGAACTTATCACCGTAATATTCGCGTTTCACTAACATTTGATCAATCTTATTCGCATTCACAATTCTATGCACTGTTTTTTTTAACGCGATCCATTTGCGAACTTTTCTCTGAAGTATTCTCAACCAAAACGTCTTGTAAATTGCGATTGTTTCGTTTCCAGGTTCTATAGTTTCAGTTTCGATTATCTCTATTGTTATTCGTGTTAGTTTTTTCTCAATTGTCGGGTTTCTCACATATTCATTTTGCGATTTATTTGTGATAATTATCGCAAAATCAAATTCTTCCCGCGTATAATAATCAAATGAATATAAGCATAGATAATGATCGATTATTTCCGGAGAACTATCATTGTTGTAACCATGTATATTTTTGGCGTATCGTTGACACAAACCTATATGATAACGCATAACAATTATTATTATTAGACCGTTATTGTACGGATGATACTATATTTAATGCATTCTTTTTATTTTTGTTCAATTTAATATATTTGGTATTTTATATATATAATACATATAACACACATTAGTATTTCATAAAGAATATTATTATTATTTATTTAGATATAATGTTTTCAAAATTGTTATATGCGCCTTTTATGCAAAATAAATTCGTATTATACGGATGTCTCTTTTTTATCTTAATTGCGATTATTCGACTTTTAGCAAATCGTAACTTTAACGCGATAATTCTGATGGCTTTGATATCATTATTGACTACATACTTTAGTAAGAATATGATTATCGTTTTGTCGACTCCACTTGTTGCGATTATTTTAATTGAACTTACTCGCGGTCATACGATGATTGAAGGATTTAATGGTGGTGATGATGAGAATGACGTCGACGACAATGAAAAGGAAGGAAACACAGGACAGACTACTGCGAACGACGCTTCAACCGCAGACAAGCCGGCGGACCCTGCGAAACCCGCCGACCCTGCGAAACCCGCCGACCCTGCGAAACCCGCCGCTGCGAAACCGGCAGCTGGCGTTAAAGCGCCCGCGAAACCTGCCGCAGCCAATAAACCTACTGAACAGTCTACAACTGAAAAACCAAAACAAAAACAAGGAATGGCTAAATTAAAGCCCGCGAACTATAACGGTAAAGATGACGATGAAAAAACCGAAAATAACGGTAATAGAATAGATTATGCGTCCACCTTAGAGCAAGCATACGACAATATCGAAAATATCATAGGCGAGGATGGTGTTCGTGGTTTAACTGATCAGACAAAATCTTTAATGAATCAACAAAAACAATTGATGAACAATATGAAGGACATAGAACCATTATTAAAATCAGCACAGGGATTTATGGAACAAATGACTGGTAATGGCGGTTTATCCGGTATCTCAGAAATGTTGAAAGGGTTCGCTGGTAGTAAACCAGCCGCATAAATTTTTGTCTTTTAAATCACTTTTAGATTCTAAATATATAGATACAATATATATTTAGGAGCATCATATCATAAAATATTAACAAAATGGTAAGAAAATGTCCTCCGGGCGTTCTTTGTTTTGAGAATATAACATTAATTCTCATCGTTATTGTGATTATAGGTGTCGTATTTTTGGTGTTTTCTAGATACGGACACGGACACGGACACGGACACGGACACGGACACGGACAGACAGCAATATTCACACCACTTTCGATGAATATCGCAACAACCCCATCAGATTTTCTTGATTTTGGCGCTGGAGGTCCATCAGCAAATCAAGATGTATTGATGAATCCTTATGTTCCTCCTTTGAGAGATAATACAACTGGTTCTATGACTTCGATTTATGATATACGCGGGGGTGCGAGCGGAGGTGTATCCGGAATGGGCGGTGGCGGTGGTGCAGGAACTATGCATTATGGTGGTATAGGAATGCGCGTAAATGTGCCTACCCAGTCAGTAGATACTACATATCGCCAGGTTGGTATTTTAACTCGTAATGGCGGAACACAAGAAACTATACTTCCGCTAATTGGACGTCCTCTTTTCGCAAATCGCGACAAATGGCAATTTTATACTCTAAGCGATAAAAATAATGCGATAAAATTACCGGTTACTGTGAACGGTAGAAGCGGTACTGGTGAATATGGATGTAATAATGTGAGTACCGGCGATATTGTATTTGTAGAAGGTTATAATGATGCGTTTAAAGTAACTGCATATGATAGCGCATCTTTACGTTATCTTCCATTTTAATCTACAATCACACTATAACGTTCATCACATAACAAATGATAAACAATAATACTACAGTTTTGATTATTGTTTATGAATGTTTACTTTCGGTTTTTACGTATCGTTGACTTACTTTGTTTATTCCTTTTATGTTTTGATTTACGTGATATATTTCGGTGACCACCGGTAGGGGCGCCTCTTACTGTATTTGGGTCTTTTAACAAGTTTTCTGTATTAGGTGTTGCTGCTGCAGCACCTGCTGCTGTTGCTGGTGCTGCTGGTGCTGCTGTTTTTTGTCCTGTTGGTGGTTGTGGTGCGTTGACTTGTCCCGCTGTTTCTTGTCCTGTTGGTGGTTGTGCTGCTGGTTGTGCTGCTGGTGCTGCTGGTTGTGCTGCTGTTGATGGTGATACTTGTGCTGCTTGTGGTTGTCCTGCTGTTGGTTGTGCTGCTGTTGCATTCGCGTCGCCTTCTACATCTTGTTTTGCAGGGTCCTCCGATTTTGTACCAACTTGATTAAAGAAATCTGATAAATCAAGTGATCCCGCAGTATTGGCTGCAGGAGAAATAGTTGTTAGTCCTTCTGCGTTCCTAGTAACAACTAGCTCTATAGGAATATCCGGTTTCACAGGAGGTACACATTTCTCTTCCGGCTGTGCATCACTTATTGCTTTCTCTAATGCATCACTTAATGTTAAACCACCTTTCTCAAAAATTGATTTAAACCGACCTAGTTCACCGTTAGTTATTTGTTTGGGTATTAAATATTTTAGTTTGGTAAGATTTTCCGGTTTACTCGCATTATCCGTCACAAATTTCTCTAACAAAACTAATACTGCAGTTAATTGTTTTACAATTTCTTCTTTTAGTGTTTGCACAGAGCCATCAACGCTATTTATAAATTTTAATACACTAAGTAATGTCGAGTTAATTTTTATCTCTGATCCACTTGTTATATTAAATAAATATTCGACTTTGGGGTTACCTGAACCTCCTAATGGGTCAGATATTATTAAACGAACCCCATCTAGAGGTAACTTAGTGAATTTTGGGTCTTGTGTCTCCTCTAAATCTTCTATTGTGATTGGACCTTTATATACTCTGTTGGCTGTTATAGGTTGAGTTATAGTGAGTTTTGTGTCGTCAAACGCAACTGTTATATTACCGTTGGAATCTTTACTCGTAAATTTTCCTTTTTTTGCGTCGTTAATAAATACTGTACCTGGTGGTGTTACGTCTGATATGGGATCACCAGCAGCAACTGTTATCGGATCACCAGGAGAAATTATAAACTCTTCTTTTTTACTTGATTTGGTATTCGTAGAAGCGTCACCGTTTCCTGTCGATACGGGTGGTGTATTGGATCCTGCTGCTGCTGGTCCAGGTGGTTTTTCTTCTGGTGTTTCTATTTTACCATACTGGACACTAACTAATTTAAACTCACTCGCACCATTTATTGGCTGTGTGACTACATAATTATATTCCTGACCAGTTAACAATGCTTGCAGTAATTTATTCACCTTAGAGTCATCTGGTTTATTAAACGATGTAGACTCAATAACTTCATCGGATTGGTCCGCTTCTGCTACCCCACCACGCATCACATTTTTTCGTATTCTACGTATATTTTTATACTTATCAATCAAGCGCGATAATTCAAACTTTGGAATATATGTCTTCACGGTTTTATTTAACAACGTTGATAAAGAATGTATCGTGTGGTTATCATTGTGATTATTTTCAAAACTATTTGTGTCTGATATCTTTTGTCTAAATGTATACTGTTTTTTGAATCGTTTAGGTTGATTATTATTGTTTTTGCCTCTTTTAAAACTCTGATTTCTTTGTTTGTATAATTTTCGTATCTTATTTCGCGATAATTTCATTTGTTCACATATACATAAATTATATATAATATTATATATAGTAATCACAAATTAAACAATTTATATAGTATTATAATAGTTATAGGAATAAAATGCCTCTTGGTGATGAAGCGCCAATTAATATCGATTCATCAATTGTATCCAATGATAAATTGAATTGCACGTCTAATTGTGACTTAAAATTTAAATACAACTCAAGTAGTTGTGTTATAACTAAACAGGATAGATATTATGAAATAAAGTATGATCGAACGAATCAATTTCCAGTATCTTTTAATAATAACGAGTATAAACCGGATTATATAAGAATATATCAAGAATCGCTTCATACCTATGAAGGAAATAAAGCGGCAGCAGAAATGTTAATATATCACACAAATAATAGTGGTGAAACTTTAATAATTTGTATTCCGATAGAAGTAGGCAGTAGTGGAAAACAAAGCAGTGATATAACAAATCAGATCTTGCAAAATCTACCTAAATCCGAAACTGAAAGCACGAGACCATCGGAAATTACAAATTTCAATTTAGGAGATCTTATACCTAAATCTGGTTTTTATACGTATGTTGCGAGTGATTTGTTTTCAAAAAAAGGAGTAGTAACATATGTGGTATACCATAAAAAAGACGCGATAACTGTTTCACGTGATTCTATTACTAGTGTAAAAGATACGAAGAGACCAAGTGCTATCAAAAAGATCTCAGTAAAAATGGCTACAACAGATACTGTGTATCTTTATAATAAAAATGGCGCGAATAACTCAGGTACTGATGAATATTACTTACAATGCGATAATACTGGTCAGGATGGTACAATTTTATATAAAGGTACAACTCCCAGTAAAGATGGTAGCGTTGATAAGAAAAGTAGTGGTAGTAAAAGCATTGATTGGAAATCGATTACGAATGATCCCTCCTTCAAAAAATTAATTGTGGCTATCAGCGCGATCGTTTTCACTTTACTTTTATCTGGAATTGGTTACGTAATTTTAAAGTTATTTGAAAAAATTAAAAAACAAACGGATAATAGCGGTGGTACTGGTGCTGCTGGCTCTGGAGCTACTGCTGCCGTATAATAATATTGTGTGAATATTTATACAAGTAATAAATTGTAACTTATATAAATAGAATTATTCTATACGCGCGTTATAAAACGCCATCGTAATCAGGTGCGGTTGCACCATATAGGGGACCAAGAACTGGCTGAAACGACCCACCATCAGTTGAACCGACCACAATGTTAGGGCTAATTTCTACCAGTTTTTGAACAAGTTCTTCTTCCAATGTTTGCGATGGCTCGGGATTCATAGCAACCATAACATCTGTTTTTTTCTGTTCACTTGGTGCGAACGTTTCTACACCGAAACTACCGGTAGCTTTGCTGGATCTGCGAATAAACTCATAGGCGGCAAAAAATGCTAAAATACCGACAACCGGATTTGTGCTCAAAAATAATGTTATTGCGATAATAACGACAATAATTTGTCCGTATAAACTTTCCGCATATTCTGCAAGTCCTAAAGGAACGGATGGTGTGAATACGATATATAAGACTAGTAATACAAATATAACTATCTCGTGTTGTTTTTCTTGACGCATCAAACTACGAAAAGTATCCATTATATTTTGTGTTTCGTTGTTATTATTATATGATAATTTTATATTTTATTTTGTGGTTTCTAAAACTAAGATTATATATAATTGAAATCTCTCGAACATAAATATATAATTCTACATAGTATAAAATAATCCGGCATATATTATTATTTCTCTATGAGCCACGTCGGAAGTTCGACATATTATGGACCGAGAGGTTATACTTTATTAAAGGAATGTATGGATGCATCTGATATTCAATTATTAAAAGACGACTTGACTGTTGGTGCATATATTCCTAAAGCGCCGGTTCAGCCGCCTAAATTTCCTATTTACAGAGAGTGTACAAAAAAAATATATATACCGAGATTTTACGGTACAAAAATATATGGAATACCTGATGAAACACGGATTCCCGAAGGTAGCCCTGTACACGAGTCACTGGTGTTTTCTGGTGATATGAGAGAATATCAGCGAGTGATTATCGATAAATATATACATCAAGTAACTAAACCAGAAAATCGCGGTATGGGTGGAGGCGGATTGCTTGATGTTGATCCCGGAAAAGGCAAGACAGTAATGGCGTTAAATATAATCTCTCGACTTCGTCTTAAGACTCTCGTTATCGTCCATAAAAGTTTCCTTTTAAATCAATGGATCGAGAGAATACAGCAGTTTCTTCCAGCAGCGCGCGTTGGAATGATACAAGGTCAAATCATAGATATCGATGATAAGGATATTGTTATAGGGATGTTACAGTCTCTATCTATGAAAGAATATCCGAAAGATATGTTTGATACATTCGGATTATCCGTCTATGATGAATGTCATCATATGTCTGCTGAAGTATTTTGCAGGTGTATGATGAAAATTGTTACTAAATATACGTTAGGATTATCTGGAACTATGGTAAGAAAGGATGGATTGACCAAGGTATTTAAGCATTTTCTGGGCGATGTTGTACATAAAGAAAAAAATGATACAACTTCACATAGCGTAGTTGTGAAAGGTATCCAGTATAAGATAGATGATCCGGAATTTAACGCTACTGAGTATGATTATCGCGGAAACCCGAAGTTTAGTACGATGATTTCAAAAGTGTGTAATTACAACCGGCGTAGCGAATTCATATTAGATGTTGTAAAAAATGAACTTGCCTCGAATCCTGATCAGCAGATTATGATACTTGCGCATAATAGGTCGCTTCTTGATTATTTCCACGATGCGATTGAGCATAGACAAATTGCGACAGTTGGTTTCTATGTAGGTGGAATGAAAGAAGCAGCGTTGAAAGCGAGTGAAAGTAAAAAGGTGATAGTCGCTACATATGCGATGGCGTCGGAGGGATTAGATATAAAAACGTTGACTACATTGATAATGGCGTCTCCTAAAACTGACGTGTGTCAGTCAGTTGGTCGAATTTTACGGGTGAAGCACGCATCGCCGTTGGTGATTGATATTATTGACCCACAAGATGTGTTTCGCGCTCAATGGTTGAAACGTCAGACCTATTATATTAAACAGAAATACAAGATTATTATGACCGATAGTGATGGATATTACTCGAATAAATGGTCTGTGAAGTATCAACCACCCGCAGCTGCAGCTGCAAATTCGATTATGCAGTCAAATATTGTATCATCTGGAAAACCGAAATTGGTTGATTCACGTGAGATGGATATTCAAGATGCAGATATCATTGAGATCAACGAAGAAGATGGTAGTCTCACAATATCGACTGAAACAAAAGCGAAGGCGAAAATAAAATCAACCATTCCAAAAACAAATGGAAAATGCTTGATTCAATTAGAAATATAATTATAATACAGGATGTGCGCTATTATAAGGTATTGCTTGTGCCGGGTTTGCTAAGGCGGTATTATTTGGTTGGACTGTTCCGCCAACGGAATACGCAGCATTTGGTTCATTTTGAACGCTGCTTCCGTTAGGCGCGCCCCAACCAACAATCATATCTCCATTTGCTTGTAATTGCGGAGATCCACCTGTTTGCATCTTACGCGATTTATTCAATTTATATTTTCTAAGATATTTTGATAATACCCGTTTTCGCAATGAACGTAATTTTCGGGTGCGGATATTTCTTTTTTTATTATATTTACGAGAATATTTCGAGCGCGATTTTCGTCGGATACGACCGCCAGCACTCTTCACCGAAAACGTAGATGATGAATCTTCATTTTGTCCTAAATTAATAGGCGCATATGAACCGTTCGCAAAACTTGAACCAGTTTCACCTACATTGAATCCATAATATGAACCACCACCGCCCTGAACGAACGCGCGACCACCTTGTCCTTGATATAAGCTTCCAGTTCCTACATTTGGAATATCCTTACTAGATAAGGCTATATTTCCATTATGCTCAGATAATGGATTGATTGGTAAATATAAATTGTCTTGCATATTTGTATTATATTAGGAATATATTATTAATAATGGATTATTGATTATTGATTATTGATAATAACAATGGATAGTATGATTATGCCTTATAATTTTTGTTTGTCCTTCTACGGCAAAATGAACGCTTCTGTCCTTTCGCCATTTTGCATTTTTGCCTTAACTTTCGACTCTTGCATTTTCTCTCGGATACGCTACGGCAAGGAGATGATTTTAGTTGTTGCAGATACATTTTTGGATCAGGGCGAAATCGAAACACGCGAATTTTACGAATTTTCTCACCACTTATTGGGGCAGACGGTTGAAGATTCATATGCTCTCCATGCAATCTTATTTTTCGAGTAGACTTTGAAGTAGACATTTATTATGTTACGTATACAATAACATAATAAAAAAATAACAATACACAATTTAGTCAGCAATGTCCTTTATTTGAAGTTATAATGCAATTGTGTATCGAAAAGTTTATCTACCGACATATGTAATTGAACACCCCTGGTTTTCAGATAATTGAAAATATGATACTCTTTGAAAATGGAACGCAACTCTTTCATATTGTCTAAACTCGCGATTTCATCACAGGCGTTGATATGAATATTCGATGTTGGTAATCCGATTTCATCTAAATATGGAAACATATTAACACATAAATAACTCATTGCGATTTTATGTGAATAAACTGATGCTGGTATATGACCATTCGAAAATTCTCTCACATCATAGTAAATCCCATTATACAAGCATTTATTCTCCCATATATAATCCGCCATTTTCTTCGCATTTGATATACCGTCTCGCGATATTTTTGTTTTTATCCAAAATGACGCATTCGGAGAGAATGCGTATATATTTTTTAGATCAGTAACATTCGAAACGACATATTGCTTAACATCTGAATGTTTTGAATACAATATATCTATGTTCGTGCGGTTCATATTACAACATATAGTATTTTTTGATGCATATAATAATGAATGATGTATCTGAGTAGACGACTCACATATCACTCCAACATTTTTTTTCGATAAATAATGAAGCAACTTTGAGGATGAAGATAGAGAAATACGATAATATGGTAGTATAGTTGGATTCATTTTAGTAAATGATCGAAGTATAGGTGGTATTTTTCGCAAAATACACGTCGCCGCGGAACATGATAATGCAGATGATATCGAATAAGTGATTACCATTACGTATATTCGATTTAGTTACTAGTTAATCATAATAAACAATTACGTTTATTATCATTTAAATATAATAAAGTGCTAATAATATATAAGCAAAAATATGGCTACATATTATTATAATCATAAGAACGTTAATTTTCCGATTCATGTAACAGAAGAAACATTGAAGGTAACACCCCACACATTTCATAGAAATGCGACAATGTGGGAAGAGTCATCTATCAATTATTTTTATGATAATGTTCCCTCTGATAAAGAAATCAACATATTAGATATAGGCGCGCAAAGTGGGTTATATACATTATATGCGAAGTACTTGCCCAAGAGTAGATTTTATGCATTCGAACCATTTCCAGAGACATTCAAACTATTGAATGATAATATCGCATTAAATAATATAAATAATGTATTAACATACAATATTGGTATTTCTAATTATAAAGGTGAAGCAATTCTGAATACGTCGATTTCGCATAATGGATTACACACACTAGGCAACAATCCGCTACGATTTAATGATGTTAAACCGGTGACTATAAGTGTGGATACAATAGATAACATATTCTACAATAATAATATTCCGATAGATTTCATAAAAATAGACACTGAAGGATGGGAGTATTTTATTTTAAAAGGCGGCGAAAAAACAATTCAAAAGTATAAACCATTTATCCAAATGGAGTGGTGTGAAGTAAATATGAGACAATGTGGCGTTGATATATCTGAATTAAAAAAATACATAAACAATGATATGGGCTACAAAGTAAATCATATTATATCAGAAGAATTATTCTTAGTTCCCGCCTAATATGTTATATGAGATCAAATATTTAGTTATGAGGTCTATTTGTCGGATGATACTTCTTAGGTAAATATCGTATTTCGTGCTGCTTTACTTGTGAATCTGTTATTATATTACTATTTACGAGTTCACCAGACGAAGAAGAAGAAGAAGTATCTACGATCGATATCGGCACCCATTTACAAAACTTCTTATTTAATTTGCATATCATTTTATATTCCGTGCGTAACGATACAAATTTATCTTGATCTATGTTTTCAAATTCACACTCATCATCACTTTCTTCCATAGAATCCAGTCGTTGATTTTCTTTTATAGTACGGAATAAATTATTCATCATCACACTTGTTTTGTAGTTTGGTATATGCGCAAATGCGTGAAATACAAATTCATCATCGTGAGATTGCTTCGTTTGTGGTGATTTAACGGTCGAACGAACAAATAACTCATATATATCATTTTGAACATTTGGACGAATTATGAATGCTGCTTGAATATTAGTCAACATATCATCATCCGGTTTTATGAACAATTGTTTCGTTACTATTTCGTTCGTTGATGCATTCTGAACACGTTTAACATTACTATCCGAATATTGATGCGTCGGTCCAGGCGTCGGTGTCGGTGTCGGTGCAGGTGCCGGTGCAGGTGCCGGTGCAGGTGTGGTATGTTTTTGTTGTTGATATGATGTTGTGTTTTGTAATACTTTCTGATGGATTCGTGCAGATAAAATATTATGATTACACCGATATTGTATTGAATATACTGGATATGGTAACGTTGATATTACTTTATCGACATCTATATCACTCTCACACATTACTGGTAATCCAAAAATAAGACTATTTGACGTATACGAAACCGGCACAAGCTCACGTTTCATAAATATCTCTTCACATAGTTTCATATAATCGGAAAATCGGACAGTTGATACATATTGCCCCTTATATACGTATATGTTCTGAATACAAAAACTAGATACACTCATTTGGTTTTTATATAGTTTAAATAACGTTCCACTAAATACTGTACCATATGATAACGAATCGTGATAACATACATCGTATATATATATTTGATCTGGCGCCCATCCGTTTGTCTTATGAAACTGTTCAATAAATGGATTGTCTTTCCGATAATTCGATTGATTATTATTATTATTATTATATAAATGCCTCTTGTGTTGGTGTTGCATAGGCGGAGGTGCTATCTCAATTATTGCTATAATTTTTTGTCGTTTCCATTCAGTAGCCCACGCAATACAACGCTTACCTTTTGGTATGATAAAACAGTTATTTATATATGTTTCATCTTTCTTATGAACACTTACTTCATAAGAAAGTCGAATTCGCGGAAAATGACTCAGCAAAGATTCTGCATCACTTGAACTTAGTACACGCATTAAAATAATAATATATTCCGTCTATATTATTATTATTGTTATATCTTTAACTCGTATATCATAATATCACAAAAATATTCAAATATTAAGATCCGCGATTTGATAACGATGATGATCTAGAATGCGTGTTTATGGTTGATGACTGTTTTTTTAATCCAAGAGTCTTAAGATATTCCTTTAGTTCACTTTTCATATGATTCGCGGATACCACGTTATTCACATCAGTATTCAACCTCCCATCCGCCGTAATATTTTGATGAATATTTGAATTGTTGTTATATACACCACCATTCGTATACGATGGTATAAACTGGGAATTATTATGTGAAAAACCATCATCATTATTTGTGAACTGTGATGTTGGTATTCCTAAACTGGATGTTCCTTCAGGGACAATTGATGTTATATCAGTTGTAGAATCACGATTTCCGCGTTCTATCGTATTAAATATCGTTTCATATTTTTGCTTTGGACAATAGATAAGATCTTTCACTTTTGGTGAAGTTAAAGTAGATTTAAAATAAATATATAGATAATGTAAAATAACGATTAAACTAATTGAGAATACGACGTTTTGAAGTAACCATATCATTTTATTAAATGACTACTTGATTATTAATATTTATATCTTTATATTTATGATGTGTATATTATGAACATAATTTGAAATGTGATAAAAACGAAATCAAATCATCTTTGAATGAATTATTCAATTTGTCGCCAGTTTGAAGAATACCATTTTCCGTAGTCATATAAAAGTCTGTTATAGTTTTTTCATCTTCATCAAAAATAAAGACAAATGCGTTTGGAGAATTTGTATGGAAACGAACGATCTTTTTCATACGCTTAATATATATATTTTCCGACGGAATATGGTGTGTGTGAATAGTTTCTTGCTGGTCTGTATTAAATGTGTCTGGTGATTTAAAATAGCTTTCATCGATTAAAACAGGAATAGTATAGTCTTTTCGCGATGATTCTCGCAATATACAAGCTTTTACGTCAATTGTCGTAGTATCTCCATCAACTAAAATTTTTGGTTGTAAAAATTGAATATATTCATTATTTATATTCGAGCGATTATCGTGTTGTATTGTTTGTTTATGTAGATTATTTACCTTGGGTTTTATTTTTTGAGTTTTTATTTCATACACACATTTATCCGTTAGTAATAAATGTTCCATTTGTTTTTTCACAAAAAATAGCTCAGTCCCTTTTGGCCGTAGACGTCCGTTCTCAATAATTTGATGGATTTTCGTATAGTTTTCATTTATATCGGATAAACTTATGTCTAGAAAAAATATACGTGTTTCACTCTGTATGTTTTTTTTTATGGCGTCGGAGTCTGCATTATTTCGATAAATTGTCTGTAATCCAGATATCATCATCGCTTGACGCGCAGTTTGATTTTTCTTTTGACGTCGAACATTGGGTTGAGAAGACATTATCTATTTATCATTATGATTATTATATGTTTAATATATATCCGGGTTGGATAATAAATATATATCCAGGTTGGATAATAAATAGTAAATTGATTATTATAGAATAAATTGATATAGAAACTATTCATATATACATATAGTAGTGATTGTGGTTGTATTGTTTGAATATGCCGAGTGAGTCAACTAACAGCGGTCGAGAGTCAACAGATATAATTGTTGTATCTAAAAGTGGAAAATTAAATGTGGTTAATGTGGAAACAAATACATTTGTCGGAATAAAAGAGCTCACAGAGCTTCTATCAAAAAAATGCGGAAATATAAAATCAACTGGTTTCAGCTGTTACCACACCTATAAGTTTCGTAATAAGCGCCGTAATATTCTGCAGCATAGTGATAGTAAAGATATACCAAAATATATATACATCGACGTATGGGGCAAAACAGATGGTCGTTCTGGTGAAGAAAACAAGTATGAATTACCACCGCCGATTGACGAACTCTTATTTTTTGGAAAGATCGCGCTTGTTGCGCGGATCGATAAAGAAATATCTTGTAGTTTGAATGTAGATAGATGGAATATAATATACGAACGGTTATTTGGCGGATTTGAAGATCTTGCTGCGACTGCGAAGGACGACGAAAATGAAATAGATGAGTTGGATCTAGTTCCCGCGTCTAAAAAAACGAAAAATGGATATCTAAGGGACGGATTTGTAGTCGATGACGACGAAGTAACATCTTCATCCAGTGATAAATCGGTTAAAAGAAACAAACGCTCGAAGAAAGGTAAAGGTAACGACGAAAGTGAAAGTGAATTTGAATCCGAAACGGATACAGAATCATTATCGTTTGATAGCAAAGAGTGCTGCGAGTCGTCAGAACAAGAAACAGACAAAGAAGAAAAGAATGAAATAATCAAACCGAAGGTCCAATCGAAATCTCGAAAAATCGTAGATACAACTGAAAAAAAACCCAAAAAGACAATAACTAAAAAGTCTACCAAAAAAGAAAACATACAGGTGCATAATAATAATGACGATGACTACAATGAAGATGAAGATGAAGACGACGCCGAATTGGAAGAAGAAGAATATGAATAATTATCAATTTTGTAAAACGATTATTTTATAAAATTGATTAAAGGGAATATGAGATATGAATATATAAAGGTTACCAATTATTGTATATTCAATATGTCTACTATCGCAAGTATCGAATACCCTGACGAGTTTAGAAATCAGATAAAAAAGAAAATAGCACCGCTTATAGACAATCAAGAAATCGCTGCATCAAACATTGAAAAAAGTGTATATAACTGGGCAATTCAAGCAGCAACAAAACAAAACATAGTCAAGAAATGGACAAATCCGTTTTTTGTAACATTATATATTGATCGTCTTAGATCGGTGTATATTAATTTGAAAAAGCCCGAAGTTGCGAATCTAGTAATTAAAGAAGAAATAAAATCACAGGATTTCGCATTTATGACTCATCAAGATATATGCCCTGAAAAATGGAAACAGTTAATTGACGACAAGAAAATCCGCGATAAGAAAAAATACGAACCAAATATTGAAGCATCAACTGATAACTTCACGTGTAACAAATGTAAATCCAAGAAATGTACATATTATCAACTGCAAACACGGTCAGCAGATGAGCCAATGACTACATTTGTTACTTGTTTAGAGTGTGGAAAACGTTGGAAATGTTAATAATGCTTATTCACACTAGTATTTCGAGGTCTTGTACACGCCAATATTCTGAACCTCCATTTGGTAACGGACGACGTATAATGAAAGGCGTTTTTTTTTGTTCTAGTTCCTTAACAGCAATCAAATAGCCGTCAATAACAGTTGTGTCTATTTTAATAAGAGGCGGAGCACCTTCATTGATTTGTTTAGCACGTTGTCCTAAAATGCGGGTTTTTTCATATTTAGTCATAAAAGGAACAGTTCGATGCAGATCGTCGATGATTACTCCTGAGCTATTTCGGATAACTCTAGATAAGGTTTGGATTTCGTCGTAGTTATGCGAAAATGATTCCGGGTGATATATTTCTGCAAAATTTTGACGAACATCGGATTTTAATTTTTGGAAATATTCTTCGTCTTCGTTATCTTTATCGCTCTCATCTGATTCGTCGTCATCATCATCAAAATTCAAACCGTGTGGAACACCCAATAAACTCAAATCATCCTCTGCGTTTTTTTTAGATGCGGCTCGTTTTTTTGCGTCTTTTATTTGTTTTGCGGTTTTTGGTATAACTGGTCCTTCATCATCGTCATCTTCGTCGTCATTCTTCTTTTGTCCTTCATAATCTTCATCATCATTTTCAGAAATATCGCTTTCGCCTATATCATCGTCACTCGCATCGCCTTCGCTTTGTGACTTAGAATCAGCTGTAGATGAAGCATCGGTATCACTTCCGATTAATTCATCGTCATCTCCAAGCGGATTTTGATCATCCGCGGATTCCCCGATTAACGCCGTAACATCTTCGATTTCTTCATCTAAGGTTGTTTTGCCCTGTGATTTAGAAATTGGAATCGTAGCCATTCGTTTCGATATATTTTATGTAGATATGTAGATGTATATATAATGCCTATATATACATTCTAAATTACTTTATTATGTTTCAATTTTATAAATAATGAATAAAAAAGTAATATAATCACTGACTTCATATATTCATATATTAATGTTGTTCAGTATTCCACATTTTGTCGCATTTTGTGCATAAATAAATGTATTTAAGGTTTGTATCGTCATAACGAACATAAATTACTTCATTTTCCTGATTTTTAGACGAGGAGCTAGCATCGTCTGCAGACGAGGACGCTTGACTAGAACCAGAACGCTTTTTATTACTTATACAATCATCATTTGGGCAACGAATTGTTTTGATTCTAGGTAATGTCGGGTCTAGTTTCGTATATTTATTCACTACCTGGGAAAATGATTGAGTCGTATTGGTTTTTTTCATATTCACCTTGGATACACAAATATTATCGGACGCAATCTTATCATCAATATGTCCACAATTCCTACAATAATACTGGAGTTCATTCTCAGGTGTGATACTGATATAGTACATATTATCGCAGCAAGCACAGAAATGCATTTTGATATATTCGAATCAACTATAATCGTTATTATATTATATTTATATTATTATAAATTCGTTTCAATTTATGTATAATAATATTGTTAAAAACTTTTACTGGCTATACTATGCTGACTATTATAATTTGGAATAACTAACTCGGCAATTTATTTGAAATCATCGGATAAAATTTCGTATCGTAATACTTTAATAGAAAATCATAGTTCACATTAATATTAATTCCCCCATATAATGAAATACGATAATATGCAGCTAAAACGGTTTTTGAGTTTGCTTCAATTGTTTTGCGTATCTGTTCTTTATTCTTATTGAATTGTCGTAACATAAATTCTTCAAATTCAGGGTAAAATTCAACAGCGATGTGTGTTTTTACATTCGTGAGAAGTTCCATACACGCAAATTCAAAATTCTTGTATTCAACAATGGTATGGTATGACTTAAAATCGTGATGTTGTGGGCGTATACCCGGTTCGTGAAGTAATGGCTCACGATCCAATACAGATTGAAACGTCATCAAAATGGAGCGAATCGTTTGACATCCTGTCCATTGTTCGCCGCGCCACGTATTTATAATAGACATACACACTTTTTTATTCGCATAATAATTCGGATGAAATCGAATATTTCCAGTGTTCGTCAAATACGTCACTATCGGCGGCGAATGTGGATAATTCGTAGGAAACTTGAATTGAAAAAAATAATATCCACCAAAATATACGCTGTCTGCAGGACCGACAATGCACGCGTAACCAGTTAATATATCATTTTCACTATGCTTATACATAATTCCTTCTGCTTCCAACGAAGAATCCGTCATAACTGCACGAATATCTTTCAATAACCGAAGAATCGTTTCTTTTGTTATAGACACTGTTGTGATCGTAGATTCATCAGTAGGCGTCGGAGTATCCATTTTGTATTAAAATTATCTGGTTTAATATACATTATCTTTATGTTTTTATGTCTATTATTCGAATATTCGCAATTTTCGTCGCGGATTATGACGTTTTTCGTAGTTAGGAAAAGAACATTACCATATATGATCTCGAACATTATGCGAATATCAAAAAATATGCACTCTCAGTCACAAAAATCGTGTTGTGAGCATATATGGTCTAAAATCGCAAATTTTTTTCAAAAAAAAAAAAAGATCGTCTCGCCGCATTTTTTTACAAAAGTATTTTGCGCAGAAAATCCAAAAAAAAAAGTAAAAACATCCCCGATTTTTTATGATTTTATTTGTTGAAAAACTAAAAGTACCATTTTTGGGGGATGGTATTTAGAAAAATTGAGATATAAAAACTTGACTATATATATTATAAACAAGTGTGTTTTATCTTCTGATATACACAGTCTTTATAATTAGATTAATTATCAAAACAAGAGATTCTCAGTAACAAATATGACCAATAAAAAGCCGGCAGACAATCAGTCATCGTCAGCTGAAAAGGTTGCTGGAGGAGAGTCTGGTGCAAACGAGTCGACCGCTGCGTATCAAGCACTATGTTCGAGTATGTCGTATGAACAATTTATGAAACATCACGTATCAAAACCAGGCGAATCCTTCACACATACGCGAATTGGCGATAAAGGTCTAAATATTGCTGGAGGCGTGTATACTATTCCGCCATCAGTATTGAATATCTTTTGGACCAAATATCATTCGTATGTATTTGAGCAAGGAAAGCAAGAATATCTAACAGAAAAACAAAATCCAAAGAAAGGTCCTATTATGGTTGATTTCGATTTTCGATACGAAACGAGTATTACCAAGCGCCAGCATTCAAAAGAACACATTATTGATATGATCGGTGTATACTTCGATACATTAGGAACCCTTGTTAATATATCGCCTGATGTAGAAGTACCGGTATTTATTTTCGAAAAATCTGATGTGAATCAGCTCGATGATGTTACCAAAGATGGAATCCATATGATGATCGGTATGATTGTGGATCGTCCAGTACAGAGAATGCTTCGATCAAGAGTATTGAAAGAATTACCTGAAATATGGAGTGATATACCGATCACAAACACTTGGAATGATGTGTTAGATGAAGGTATTTCGCGTGGTCATACAAATTGGCAACTGTATGGCTCTAGAAAGCCTGGACATAAGGCATATATGATGAAATATCATATTGTGATGACTCGAAATACGGCTAGCCATTCAGCAGGTGGGACTGCAACCGTAGAAGGACATAGTGAAGACAGCGATGATGCAGCAGACGATAATTCTTGGTCGTATCGCGAAGAAAAACAGAGTCAATTTAATGTGAAAAGAGATTTCGCAAAGCTGTCTGTTCAATCAGCGGGACATAACTCCGGTTCAGTAGATGGAGTTGGTGGTGGTAATGAAGAATTTGTATATCCGTATTATTCATTAATTGAGTCTATTCCGGCACTTAAAGCGGAGTTTGATGGTCTGATGAATCAGCAAAAACAGCGTAATAGTGGTGGTGATGGTCGTAGTAGAGTTAGACTTGTCGTTAACAACGGTATGGGTGGCTGTAGTAATGGAATAATGCAAAACGGTACTTTTATAATGGATAAAATACAATGTATTGGTGATTTGAATATGGCTGTTGAAATGATGTTGACGTCACTGGAGCCAAAAGAATACGAAATTCGGGAAACTCACTATTATACTATGGCTCTTCCGCAATCCTATTATGATCCGTACGATAAATGGCTTCGCGTCGGTCTAGCACTTCATAATACAAGCGACAAACTGTTTGTTACGTGGATGCTTTTCAGCACAAAATCATCTAAATTTTCGTTTGAAGATATTGTGAAACATTACGATACGTGGAATGGGTTCGTGTATAACCCTGACGGGCTTACTCGTAGGTCAATAATGTATTGGGCGAAAAATGACTGCGCGGAAGATTATAATCGAATTCGCCAAGAGACAATCGATAACCATATACATCAGACAATATGCAACGAAACAACTAACGATTCTGCAACAGATGTAGATTTAGCGACAGTATTGTATACGATCTTCAAAGACCGGTTTGTATGCGTAAGTGTGAAGGATAATCTATGGTATGAATACGATAAACATCGCTGGGTTGAATGTGACCAAGGAAATACACTCCGCGCGTTAATTTCAAAAGATATGCACGACATATACACGAGAAAACATAGAGAGATAATGGATTTTACATCTGGACTGGATCCAACTTCTGATCAATATACATCATCGAGAAAGCGTTCGCGACGAATTGTCGAAATCTGCACGAAACTAAAAACAACCAGCTTCAAGAACAACATTATGCGAGAAGTTCGTGAGCAATTTTACGACAAAGATTTCATTGAATCGATCGATACAAAGCCGCATTTGCTTTGTTTTAAAAATGGCGTTGTCGACTTTGAGCAAAAAACGTTTCGAAGAGGTCAACCCGATGATAACCTATCTAAAACTACGAAGATCGATTATATTCCACTTGATGAAACAAAACACAAGAAAACGATTGACGAGATTAATGAGTTTATGGCGCAGTTATTTCCGGAAGAAGAGTTGAGAAATTATATGTGGGAACATCTGGCGTCCACACTTATCGGCGTGAATCGCGACCAGACATTCAATATTTATATCGGCGGTGGAAGTAACGGGAAATCCAAGTTGATTGAACTGATGACTGCTGGTTTGGGAGAATACAAGGCGGTACTTCCAATCACAGCAGTAACACAAAAACGCGCAATGATTGGTGGTGCATCGCCAGAACTCGCAGTTCTTAAAGGTGTTCGCTATGCTGTTATGCAGGAACCAACAAAGGGCGATAAAATCAACGAAGGTATTTTGAAGGAGATCACAGGAGGTGATGAGATGAACGCACGTGCGCTATTTAAAAATACGATATCATTTGTTCCACAATTCAAACTGGTTGTATGCACAAATGTACTATTCGACATCACGAGCAATGATGATGGTACGTGGCGACGTATCCGTTTGTGTAACTACAAATCAAAGTTCTGTGAAGAGCCCAAACACGATGACCCTGATGAACCATATCAGTTCTTAATCGATAAAAACTTGGATGTGAAATTAAAAGCGTGGGCTGGTATCTTTATGTCTATGTTAGTTAAAAAAGCGTTTGAAACTGGTGGAACAGTTAAATCTTGCTCAGTTGTATTGGCTAGCAGTACCAAATACAGAAACAATCAGGATTATGTATCAGAATTCTTCAAAGACAAGATCCGGAATGACGAAGAATCAATTGTTAAAAAGAGCGAGTTATACGAAGAATTCAAAAAGTGGTATGTTGTTCAGAGAGGTAAAAATATTCCAAAAGGTAACGAGATATATGATCAAATGACGAAGAAGTATGGAAAGCCAACAAGTAAAGGTTGGAAGAAATGCAAGATTGTGTATGAAGACGAAGAAGAGGAAGAGTGATCAATCAGGCAGAGTACTATTCAAAATATACATCCCATTACGCAGAAGTTTGATAATATGATCATTCACACAAGTTTGATAATATTATTATAGTTAACTTTTTATTATATAGACAAGAACAAGGACAAGGACAAGAACAAGGACAATGAGATATCAGTCACAGTCGTAATTACCAAAACTCTACATTTTTTATACCTAACAAATTAACAAATTTATTTAATGCAGTAAGTACCCATAATGCGATTTTAAGAATTACTTGCGGATAAAATACCATCATTAACACTACAGCAATTTGACGTATATCAGTGGATATCTTGCTCATAAACCAATCTCGTGCGAATAAAATAACATATATTACTACTAACGCGTAATAAACAAATATAGCTGCATCTTCAATCGTCGCTAATGTATTGTGTTGATCGTAGCTATATAATGCTTTTTGTTTAAATAAATCAATATCAGAAGATTGCCGTTCTAATACTTTCTTTAATATACTAACACGGTGAGTTATATTATCATCCATACCGCCATTGCTACCAGAAGATGATACATTTAGCTGATATAATACATTAATCAATGTATCCGCTTCAAAAAACAGATTGTTGATTGCTTTTATATATATTTCTTTCTTTTTCATAGCAGCTTCGCATTGGCTGCGTGCTGTTGGTCCTGATTGTATTTCACAATCTGTATAGAATTCATTCCAAGATAATAATCCTGTTCCATTACCAGTTTTTATATTTTTATCGTTATAAAGTGGAATACGTGGATTACTCACATTAACGTCGCTTAATTTCGGTCTATCTCTATACCATTCAAACCCCTCTTTTTGCGATTTATTATCTGATGAGACTATAACGTCAGTACTTGGTTCAATATGACTAAATGTATTAACTGTATTCACATCTTCATTACTAGCCAATGTTATTGATTTTGGTTTATATTGAAATCCTTCTATGATAGGCATCTTATTCGAGTCTGCGAGTTTATTTTCTCTAACCCGCCGGTCGATTTCTAAATATTTTATCGCATTGTCCATTAATACAGTTGGAGCTTTCTCACAATCTTTCTTTATTTCTTCTTTGGAATTGTAGACTTTTTGTATTTCGTTTTCGGATGCACCGTTTTTTGTTAATGTGATATACCGAACACTTTCATTACTTAACTTTTCTGGGCAAGAATAAAATGTATTTCTAGATTTAATCCATTCATTATATGCGATTGTTAAGTCATAGTTATCTTTTTTTGTACCAGAAACACCACCTTTCTCAATAAATTTATCTGCGATATTCTTTGTTTCTTGTAAATCAGACAATTCCTGTTGAATATTACTTACTCGTTTAATTCCGTCACCACCCATATCTGGATCCATTAACGCGTCTTTTGAACTTTTAGCCGCATCAATCATCATCCGTTGACCATCGTTAGCTGCCTGTCTATCTTTATCCGATACTTCTTCACTTTCTTCGATTGCTTTTCCTAATTTACCCATTTTAACAATATATTCTACTATAATTACACCGACCGAAAAGAAAAATGAGACAAAGTAAAACTTATTTATATATTCTATAACTATGTTTTAAATAATTTGTTAGATGTTCTTTCTTAATTTTATTTGCTAATACATCTTTAATTGTAGTATCTATATCTTCATATGTATTTGGACTTTCCTTCTGTATATAATGCTTTAATTGACTAAAAACTCTTCAATACTATTTGTTTCTGGATGATTATTCTTCTATGTTATTTTTATAAAAATATGTTTAAAGACATTTTTATAAATATTATAAAATGAAAACAATCGAGCAGATAAGAAAAGACGCAGAAAAAAATTATAATAATTTATATGAATATATCGATATTGACAGAACAGAAACTAAATCAAAAATAATAATAAAATGTAAAGAACACGGAATATTCAAAAAACATTATTATGACCATTTGGTTCGTAATCAAGGATGTCCAAATTGCACAAAACCGGCAAAATTATCAACTGATATTTTTATAAAAAAAGCAAAAATAATACATAATGATATTTATGACTATTCAGAAGTAATATATAAAAATATGAATACGAAGGTTTGTATTACTTGTATAAATCATGGTATTTTTTTACAATTACCAGGAAATCATTTATCAGGACAAAAATGCCCGAAATGTTGTAAAAATTTTAAATATACAACTGAAACTTTCATAAAAAAAGCAAATGAAATATATTCAAATTTATATGATTATTCAATTACAGAATATCATAATATAAATACAAAAATCAAAATAAAATGTAATACACACGGTATATTTGAGCAAATACCTCAATATCATTTAAGTGGATATGGATGTCAAAAGTGTTCAAATATAGTAAGAAATACAGATGATTTTATAGTTAAATCAAATATAATTCATAAAAATATTTATGACTATTCGCAAAGTAATTATTTGGGAACACGAGAACAAATAAAAATAATTTGTAAAATTCATGGTATTTTTTCTCAATCCCCAAATGACCATTTAAGTGGTAATGGATGTCAAAAATGTGCAATTGGATGTTTCTCTAAAATTTCAATAAAATGGTTAGATGGAATTGCAAAAACTGAAAATATATTTATACAACACGCTGGAAATATTGGAGAAAAAAAGATAAAAATAAATGACAGAATATTTAAATTTGATGGATTTTGTGAAACTTCAAATACAGTATATGAATTTTATGGAGACTTTTGGCACGGTAATTTATCAAAATATAATCAAAATGATTTACACCCTATAATCAAAAAATCATTTGGAGATTTATATAATGAAACAATACAACGAGAAAAAATAATAATAAGTGAAGGATATAATTTAATTACAATTTGGGAGAGTGAATTTATATAAATTATTTAAAATTAACTTATATAATATTATTATTCATAATGGATATTGATATCATACAACAGGAAAATAACGAACTAAAAGAAAAAGTCAAAGATTTAGAAGAAAAACTTAAAAAATACACAAATGGAGATAATCACAAGCGATATTATGAAAAAAATAAAGATAAGATAAAAGAGCAAGGTGCTACTTATTTAAAGAAGTTGAAAGAAGAAAACCCTGAAAAGTTGAAAGAATATAGACGGAAGTATTATTTGAAAAAGAAAGAAGAAATGCAAAATAAAGATAACTAAAAATATTGTGTTAAAAATCAATTACAATAGGATACAATTAAAGAAGAACTAAAAATAGCAACTTGTTTAGAAATTTATTTGAATAAATCTGACTGTGTTATTGGATCAGTAGGTGTGAGAGTATTGTGCATTATTACATATCTTTGAACACTGTAGCGGATTCTATTATTTTCTGCCAGAAGTTCGTTCCGGTTGGTGCGGAGTCTATTATTGTCTGCCAGAAGTTTGACGTTTTTAGCGTAGAGGCTATTATTGGTCGCCAGAAGTTCCTTGTTGATAAATTCACAAGATTGTGAAAGTTGAGTGGTGGTGTAAATCGCACCAGGAGGGATATCGCTTTTTCGGAGGTGTTCCACGATTTCTTCCTTGTCGTAAAGTTCATCAAGAGTCCAGGTATCTCTTACCGATTCTCCGTCGATGTATTCCAATTTTTCGTCGTCATCGGTATTGTCTAACACGTGTTTCTTCATCATTTCCCATACATCCCCTTCTATAGGAAGTTCAGCCTCCTCTAGCGTATCTAGTGATATCTTAAGTTGTTCCTTCAGCGCCACAATTTGTTTCATAATTTCTTCAATACTACTCATTTCGTTCGTTGGTAATATACCATAACATAATCGAAATACATTTCATTTTTTTAATCAAAATAAAGAAGTAAATGAAAATACAACATAGACATTTCGTAGATATATTCATTCCATCACAAAATAAGTGTATTGAGGTCAAATCAACATGGACTGCTGAAAAAAAGAAGGACAATATTTTCAAAAAACAACAAGCAGGAAAGCATTTAGGATATAATTATGAAATTTGGATCTACAACTCAAAAGGAGAAAAAGTAGAATGTATTGTTTAGAACTAACTTATTTAGGAATTGTGTATTTCTGCGTATAATTACTTAAAAATAAAATATTAAGTAACTATATAATGTATGAAAAGGTAAAACCGCCTGATAAATATCGGTGCATAAAACTTCCAATACAGAAAATTTTAAAATCAGATTTACCGATTGATGTTTTAGAAAGGATTAATGACGCAGTTTCAATAACAAACATAATAACCACAAACTCTTATTTTTTATTGAGGTTATGGGTGCTTCAAAAGTATCATAACAATCGGGAAATACCAATTATAACAGAAGATACAATTAGAATGTCTATGAAGTCATTAGTGAAAGCATCAGCAGGACCGAAACCCAAAGGAAATAATTTAGCACTACTTCAAGAATTTCAAAATATTGGTAATTCTATATTTACACTACAAGATGGTAAGAATTTATCTGCTATTTTAGATTATTATGCTACTACGATGATTACTGCTATTGAAAATAACATCAAAATGCACTTTATTGACTACATTAAACGGTTTGTTAATTCTTACTTTAAAAATATATACCAAAATGAACTTCAAAACAAAGAGTTCAAGAAACAATTTTATAAAGAACTACAACAAGTAAAAAATGATATCATAAACGATGCTGAAATTTTAACCTGCGATGAAAAATACCATAATTGGTTGAATGATAATAGATACAAAATTGTTCCAGAGAATTATGATACAAGTTATTTTTATGATATAAAGGTCAATCCACAAAAATATTTGAAACACATGATATTTATGAATTTGCAGTTAGAAGAAATGAATACAAAGATGTTCCAGTTTTTTCCACTTCAAACCCATCTAATACCAAGGCATATACAAATAGATACAAAATCTCTTGTAGAACTACTTATTGATACTGATAAAAAACAATATTTTGATAATATTGAAACAAATAAAGAAAAATTATGGAATACATTTTTTAAACTGCATCATATGAATAAGTATGTTTTTGATTATACCATTATAACCGATGGATATTCGGTTTCATTACGATTTTTACATACTGACTTTGTAAATGAAGAGAGAATAAAGAAAGATAAGATAAAGAATGGAAAGAAACTAATGAAAGGACTAACTGACGAGGAAAAAGAGATTAAAAAACAAGAAAAGCAAGTGCAACAAAATAAGTTAAAAGAAGAAAATAGAAAAAGAAGAGAATTAGAAAAGAAGGAAAAGAAAGAAACAAAGAAAGAAGTATTACACGAGTTTCCGTATATTGATGAAGTTTCAAAGGATTTTTTAGATGGAAAACATCTATTTATTGACCCTGGAAAGCGTAGTTTATTAACGATGATGGATGATGATGGTAATTATTTTTCATATACAAATAAGCAACGAATAAAAGAAACAAAGCGAATAAAATATTCATCATTATTAAAAAATTATAAGGATAAACAACACATTACTGAAATTGAAAATACATTATCATTATTCAATTCAAAAACATGCGATATTAAAAATTTTAAAGAATATATCAAAGAAAAACTAAAAGTAAATGATGCGATTGCGAAATTATATCAAAATGAAAAATTCAGAAAATATAAATGGTATTCGTATATCAATACAAAAAGAGCGGAAGACAATATGTTAAATAAGATTGAGAACAAATATGGTAAGGATATAAAAATCATAATTGGTGATTGGAGTATTGGAAAACAGATGAGAAATTTTATATCAACCCCAAATTTAGCAATAAAAAGAAAACTAAATACCAGATTTGAAGTTTATAATATAGATGAATTTAGAACATCATGCCTGAATTACAAAACAGAAGAATTATGTAATAATTTATATTTACCAGATAAGAGAAACATAGAACGAAAGATGCATTCAATCCTAACATTTAAAATGGAAAACAAACGGAAGGGATGTATCAATCGTGATAAGAATGGATGTAAAAATATACAAAAAGTATTTAATCACTATATAGAAACAGGAGAAAGACCTGAAAAATATAAGCGTGATTATAAGTTTCAATAAAATATACTAACCACTATTAGCGATTATTAATCGCTATAGTCGTCAAATAGTATAATGCTCTTTAAGAGTGCATTTATATCACCAAAAAGATTAACTGAACGATTTTTTATTTTTTTTATAGAAAGTTTGTCTCATTTTTCTTTTTGGTTGGTGTAATATTAGAATATAATTATACGTAATAATCATAGTTAGGTATTCATAGTTACCTATTATTTATTACCTACCTTATGCGGGTGCAGGTGCAGGTGCAGGTGCAGGCACTTTACATTTCTTATTCGTTGCGTCCCAAACAGTATCAGTATCACAGCAAGCAGGACCATAACACGGCGCAGACATCGACTGTCTAACTCCAAGTTCTGTTAAATCTGCTGGATTCGTGCTTGTTTGAGTAAGCACTGCCTTATCTAATTTACTTTGATCAAATGACCAGTCATATTTATCAAATTCCATATCACTTCTGCGTAATATATCGAATATTTTTTTACCAATGATAATAGACCCGATTACTAGTATAAATATTGTCCCTAAAGTAGCAATTGATGAAGGTATATAATCTTTCATTTTTAGTACAGTTAAAATAATTAACCCAATCGATATATAAATAATATTTTTCATAATATCAGTATTTGCTTGATAGTGTTGCGTATAATACATATTAATCTGAGACATGCGTTTTTTATTGTTATTATCTGTTTCTAACATATTCGCATTACTAGTAGTTCTCTCTTTTTCTTTAGAAATGAAATCAATCGCAGTTTTTTGAGCGGCATACAAACCTGAATCTTCGAGTACTTGACTTGCACCAGTAATCGAACCATATGTATTTGTTAAAATCTGTATTAATGCATTTTTTGCATTTTCTAAATTAGTATGTTCCGCTGAGCCTTGTGCTGTAGCACGAATCGATGTTGTTATCGCAGCTAATGCTTTTTCGACATCTACAGTACTTGAAGAAGAACTCGCGACACCGATTACTTTAGGGGATACGGTTATAGTCATTGATGACTCTGTATTACCTGGTGCAGTTATAGTAAACTTCACATCATTAGCTACATCTCCAGGTAAACTTTTGTATACTGTTATGCTTTTTATACCAACATTAATAACCGTTCCTGCTGATATTTGATTGGCGCCACTATCACCAGAATATGATGTAGGTGTTATAGTAATTACATTATTTGAATTAGAAGAGGACACTGTAGTAGTAAATGTTGCTATTTTATCAGCGCGATTTTTATTAAGAACAGTGATTACATAATTCGCAGATGCTGCCGGCAACACAATTCTTGCAGCATTCAAACTAGCATCAGTAGCAGTTATAGTAAGCGCACCTGTTATTGTGGTATCTAATGTGATATTAAATGATAAATCGGCTGTTCCGTTAGAATCACCAGCTAATGGACGCTGTATAATGCCCGGTGATATTCGTTGCACGGTCATACCTTCGATCAGCTGATTTTGATAAAGATAGTCCTTTAATAATTTACCAGAACATATGAGAATTATTGAGAATAACCCAATTACGACTTTATGTTGATCTAACATTTTCCTTTATAATCTTAATATTAATATATATAAATAATAATATTAAATATCACCTATTATTTTCTTCGAAGCCTTCCACCTCTTGATGGTAATCCTGGATTACTGTTTGCGCTAGATGATCCCGATGTGTTAAGAATATTTGAAGGATTCATATTATTTGAGATATTTCCGGTTATTTCAGTCATTTTATTTCCGAAATTCGATATTCCACTATTTAAATTATTAACACCTTCTTGAGCAGATGCGACTGCATTATTTGCTTGTTCGGTAACATTATTCATCGCAGAGGAAATACCGGTCTTTGCTTCATCAATGCCTGAATTTAACGAATTTTTAACGGATTCTGTTTTATCGCCAATATCATCTAAACTTATACTCGCACCTAAAGATGATATCGCAGTCATAACCGTATCATCATCAACACTATCCGTTATTTTTTCCTTTAGTTTTATAACCGCAATAACAGCTAGAATTGCTAAAATAGCCCAAAGTATAAATTTATAAGATTCAGCGATCAATCGCATGTTACTTTCACTATTAAATGCGTTAATCGTTTCTTGTTTTCGTGTAGCGTTTCCGATTTTTGAGATATTTTCAGATACACCAGACATATCGGTTACATATTGAGTAGCAGGAGGATTCGAATTACCTTCCCGTAATGTGCGTAATGTGAACCCTTGTACCACATCACTAGAACGTGTGCTTGATGATGTTGGTTTTCCACTAGCAATAGGTGCAGGAGAAGAAGAAGAAAGCATTGATACTTGTTGTCCGAGAACGCTGACTTGTTTATTATATTCTTTTGCTAAGCTAACACCGTCAACCGGCGATACATCATTTACTTTTGTAACAAATTTTGTTACGTCGCATTTGGTATCATTTTTCATAAAACCACCATCAAGATAATATGCGTATTGCATACTATTCACCCCATTATAACTATTGCTGATATTACCGTCTTTTTGTATTTGTCCAGCTGTGCGGCAATCGCTACTTATACTGTCTTGGATTGCAGGTAATTTTAACATAAGAATCTTCGTAGGATCTGACTCACGTAGACCGATAGGAAACATTTTATCTTTGTGTTTTAGTTGGCATTTTCCTACCCCGTTTGATTTTGAACCAGTAAATACGAAACCTCCACTATTTTTATTTTCAACACAACGCTTTTTACACTCTTCAAATGTGATATTCTCAATTCCATTATCTTGTGGTCCATTTGCACCGTAGTTATCAGTTTTTGAACGAGTATCATAATTACCAACTTCCATAAATGCAACATCGCTCATTTTCATAGTTACTCCGGTGTCTTTTTTTAAAAATTCTTTCGGATATTCGCGTCTCTCGCCATTGTGCGTTATAAATGCGATTTTTCCTACTAAACCAGGCTTTTCTGCTTCCAGAGTATCCACACCGGATGGACCGTTTGATTTTAAAGAATACAATGCGATTCCTTGATTAGACTGCTTATTCACTTTAGGTTCAGCCATTTGGCATGTATATGCATTATACCGATAATCAAGTGGAATCCATTTACCGCCATTATCTATACACGATTGTTTCCTACACGATTCCCCGCAAGATTCACTCCAACCGCTAGTACAGTAATTATTATTGTTTGGATCTGCGAATTCAGAATTATAACCAGGGGGGCATTTCGCAAGCGTTTTTGTTGTATATGGAACAGAAGTACCATATAATCTTGGTAATAATGTATGTTCGTATTGCTTCATATATTCGTCTTCTTCTGCTTCGATCGCATTCACATTATAGCACATTGTATTTTTATCATCCAATGATACAATTGTTTCCAGACTAGGAACACCATCTACTGTATAAATATAACAATCAGCCTTATTTTTAGCTTGTGCATCATTTTCAGCCATAAAAAAGAACGTTCTTCCCAAATCTTCCGCGCGGCGCTTGCATTTAGATATACTGGTTTTTCCCAAGTCTTCTTGCTTTTTAAACCCGTTTGTTAGTATGTCTTTATCAATAGTTTTACCCGGTTTTAATACAAAACATCCTTGTTTATACTGATTGCCGTTCGCTGGGTCGAAATCAAAATCTGCTGCAGGACGCTCTTTTACTGCGACATTTGTTGACTCATTACCGCAAGAAAATAAGCCACTTTTTTTGTAGCTGCGATTTATATCTCGAATTCCTGATTCAGTCATTATAAACACCGGTGTTTTATTATCAAATTTTGAGAATACTGGTTCAAATGGTTTAAGTTCGTCCCAATTTACGGTGATCTGTATTTTGGTTATTGATGAAGAGAAACGCGGACAACCCAACACATTATTATTATTTTTTATTGGCTCATTCGTAAACCAATTTACCGGGTTATTCGAAGGATTTGTGGGAATATACCACACTTGAAATATGTTGTCTTTTGTGATATAGCCGTATCGCGAAACACCAGATTTATCAACTACTTCAACCCAATTGTTACGCGTCATCGATTCATCATTCGAAATGATGGATCTAATCGTATTTAATTTTTGATTATTCGCATTTTCTTGTGATATATGTTTGTTGTTTTGGTCGCTAATCGAGTTTATATCTAAAACAGCATTTCCATCAGTATTCGTCGCAGTTTTTTCCTCCAAACCTTCGATAATATGTTGTTTACCGTAAGCAGAATTGAATATTGTCTGCGGCTTCACGGATGATGACGACGTCGACGATGTATCATTACCCTCAATAACATCCATTTTATTGTCTTTAAATAGGTCTTTCACCATAGTAGTAAAGATATTAGATATACTTGACGCGTCTGATGGAGTATCTTTAATATGATTTTCCGTTGAATGACTTGATATTACATGTGCATTATCACCAAGATCAGGTCCGAACTGATTATTTAAATTTTTAATTAATTGATTACTAGTTTGATACGAGTTTTGCGAATGTTGTGTATTCACCGATGCTTGTTTGACTAAATCATTTGAATTTTGATGAAACATTATTATATTAAATAAGTATAAATAACTATAATACTATTATATTTATACTAGAAAACAATATTGATATAAAAATGGTTTATATATTATATATTATAGAGAGAGATCTTTCATTGAGTCCGGCGTGATTGAAGTAAAAAATGTCTTAAAAGTGCGATACAAGTAAATAACGATTAGTAATAAAAATGTGATACCGATCCACCATAATTCACCTGTCCAAAATCGAATATCTGTGATATAACGGTATATCATCATAATATTCCCTCTCATATCCCATCCAAAAGATGATAAAATTAATAAAACAATAACAAAAGTGACTACCGACCAGTTTGCCCACCACGTTCCTTTAATTAAACTTGTGATAGATTCTATTTGCTCCGTAATTGTTAAATTTGAAAGATATGAAAGTAACCCTATAACTAATAACAATGCGATAATAAAGTAGATAAAAAACCGATACTTATGTATTTTAAGATGTATCTGACTATTGATGTCGTCATATACATTTATTCTATTTTGTCTCTTTTCTATCGTAATTAAGTTATTACAAATATCATTAGCACCGGTATTCATAAATTCACTGATTTTTGCATTTAACTCGCTAGCAGCGGTTACACCCTTTGTTAAATCGGATAACGACGTTCCGATCGCAGATGGCGCTATCGCAATAATATCCTGGGTAAGTAGATTAATTCTGTTTTCTAAATCGTATATTTTTGCTGCTTGCTCTTCATTGCTGGTTTTAGTTAGTATATTCACATTCGCAATCCCTAGTTTTGTATATCCAATATCGGGAGTGGCTGTGATATAACCACTAGCATCTGTAGAATATACTGCATCGGAGGGGGCATTGTATAATAATGCATAACATTTTTTATTCCAATCCATACTAGTATTCGCATTGCCGGTATATACAACCTTTTTAAATACACGGGGGTCATAACTCGCAGCAGTAATACAAGTATCTACAGTTTTGTTTGCACTATTATCTGTTATGGACTTCCAATACTGTCCAAAATCTTCACCTGGCGAGATTCCTGGCGGAGGATTCACATTAGAAATGGCGTTTTTATTTGAGATATTTGTGTAATTGCTTGGTCCAGTTGTTAGTACGTTTGGCGTGTAGGTTGTTTTCAGTCTTTCATATTCAGCCAATGCTATTTTTAATTCACTTTGTTTTTCTAGTAAACGAGAAGATCCAGCGAATCCACTACTAGCCATTCACACTATTATTATTTTTTACTATGCGTCAATAAAAGATTAAAACGTTTATAATGATACGTATTAATATAGCATTATAAATAAATGTAGTAATTTATTCTAGAGTAGTTTATTCTAGACTACTGTATAAATTGGATCGGTGCGAACAATACTAACATCCAAATCATACGTATATGCGAAATAATAGTAAATGCATAATATAACAATAATTGCTAAAACACTAACTCCAAAAAATGATTTATAATTACTTCCACCTTCTTCATCTATATTACTGCTACCACTCGGAGTTATAAAGAAAAATGCGAATTTAAATATCATAAGAAGCGCGAACAATATAACAAGAGCCCAAAAGATATAAACCGCTATGTAATAATATTTACCGAACGCGTTTTTTATTTTTGCTAAAATATTATCATCTATTTCGGCTAATTTTTCTGCGACAGTTTTTTCTCTCTTAATAATTGTTGTATTCGCAACAGAATTTGTGATATTCTGGTTTTCCTTTTTTATGGCTGCGACCGTTTCATCTATTTTCTTTTTCAAATCCGTAAGTTGTGTATTGATTGATATTGATACGCTAGACTTAAAGCATTCGGTTTCTTCTTTCATCGGTAGGTCGGTTGCTGTGGGAATTGCGTTATATCTGTCTAGCGTTAAATCGATCGGTTCTCCTACATTCAATGTTGAACACGACGCGTGTCGTTTATCAGGCCATACTCCTTTCTCGTAAATATGTTTTTTACCTTCTACATCAACCCACGCGTATTCCGCGTTACCATTTGTAAGTATCGTTTTCACATTTCTAGTAACAATACACGGCGATGCTACCATATCGTAGCTCGCATAATCTGAAAACCGACTAAATCCTACGCTACCACTTCCAGAAATGTCTACAAATACAGATGCATCGGATAAATTTAATAATTGAAATGGGTTTGAAGGAGTTGTTTCAACGCTTGTACTAGATCTTTCTAATTTTGGGCACGATGCATCATTTTTTTCGACTGAAGCGACATCTTTGTATCGGTGTGTATATCCAAAATTGTTTACGTAATAGTATGCAGCACTCGCGTCAGTGCCGGAATACGATATATCGCGAACAATTTTATTCAAATATTTGCTATTTGTCTGTAAAAATGTTGAACGACGAAGTAAATCATCGGTGTACAATCTATACACAGTAGTATATTTAGTTGTTAATTCACTTAATTCCTTTTCAAGATCTAATAGCTTTTGACTCTTTCCAGCTGATGTAGTTCCGGTACTGCTAGTCGAAACTGTATTATCACTTGTGTCGTTGGTTAACCCTTCTTTATATGAAACCGGTATAAATATATCACGAATACTATTTTCTTTATTATCATCGTTCGTGTTGCGATTACTTCTATTCTGTGATACATTTGCCGTAGATAATGGACGAATAGGATTTTTTACGGTGTCTTGTGCACCACCATATGAGAATATGCTTCCTTGTAATAAATTTAAATTCATTTCGGTTCCTGTAAGCTCACCTTGCGCGCCTTTTTTGCTATTATTATATACCGATGATGATGTATCGTCATTTGAAGAGAATACTGAAAACATACTATCGAAAATGCTACTTCCTGTATCAAATGAATCAGCAGATGATGGACCGTTATTTTGAACATCATCTCTATTCACAAATGGTGTTGTTTTTGGAAATATAGGCATTTTAGGGTTCATATTTTCTTCAGAAAACAAATCTGATTCCGATTGTGATAAAAGGGACATTATATTGTATATGAATTACGGGTTATAATATTATATAAACCAGATATAATATTATTGATATTTATAAATAATGAATTATGAAGGTCTATTTCGTATTGTATCGTATTATCTAGATTTCAATGTATAAGCATTACTTGAAAACATATTACCAAATGAGGAAGAAGTTCCGAATGATGAACCAAATCCACTAAATAACCCGCCCGAACTACCGAAACTAATGTCGCTAAAATAACGTTCACGTAATTGAGAACCGACAATAAATACACCAGTTACCAGTAAAATAATATACAAGAATTTTTCTCGATAAATTTCATTTTCTCTATATGATATCTCTTCAAGTGTATCTTTGTTTTGTTTTTTTTGATAATATGTATTAATATAGTTGAGCCGTTCTGCCGAATCGTCATTCACAGAAATATCTCTATTCTGATTGCTAGCATCTACATCTAATAATTTTACGTTTATTTGCTGTTTCATTATATTAATTATGCTAATAAGACCAGAAATACCTGTAAAAGAATTAGTATAACTTGTACCTGTACCTGTACCTATACTAATAACTGGGGTCACAACGGCATTACTTATATCATTATTCATTATCATATTCTTCATTTGATTTTTTATAATATCATTATCTGTACCCGGCTGCAACGTATCAATCACATAAAATAGATCTCGAATACCACTACCCGTAGGTAATAATTTTAACATATCTCTGGGTTTATTGGAGTTTGTTATAGTGTTTCTTGATAGAGAAGTAACAGTAAATGTGGTAGTTCCCGTAAAGTCATCATATAATTTGTCTAATATATTTGCTGCCTGGCATATTTGTTTGTGATTTAGTTGATCCGTAGCGAAATTTCGACTTATTCCTCCTCGTAATTTATAATAATTATTGTCTGGAGCGGTTCCACTACATTGTGATATTGTAGGAGGCATTTATATATCAATAATATTCTAATTCGTAACAATTATAATATTATTATAAAAAAAAATAGAGTAATACACATCATTATTCATAACGCGACAATATATATGTTGCCTGCCTAACCTAACCTACGTCGATATGCAGTATCTATAATATATGCTATTCACGGATGTCTTGCTCGGACGAATAATCTTGCATACTTGTCCTGGACGCAATCCTATCGCAAGTGATACTGGATCGTACCTTGAAATACTCGGCATTTGTTTTGAGTCTGTAATATTGTATTTTTTTTCGACAGCTTCTTTTTCAACATCACTCAATACAATATGCTCAGGTACGTATTGATGTTCTAAAATATTAAATTGAAGCCGATCTAATGTATGTATCACAATGAAAATTTGTTCTTTTTCCCATATTTCGTTTAATATATGTATTAAAGTATCATTAACTTCTTGCTTCATAACAATAATAAGCATATCTGATTTTTGAAGAACTTGCTCTAAATTGTACAAGTCGTCGGTTATGTTGTTAATATTTTCTCGACGCAATGTTTTTGCTAAATGATATTTAACATATACCTTTTTCGCGGGTCGAACGTCTTTTGTTGAGCTGAGAAGCATATCAAGTTGATTATTTGTATACATTGTTTGTATTTCATTCACGCCGTAGTCTGTATAATCAGAAATATCAAAGCCTTGCTTTTCTAATAGATCTAGCAATGTATTCCTTGATTTAAACAATGTAGATATTGTTCCGCTTGATACGTGTGAAACATTAGAAGACGAAGCCATTTTATTATATGAATATCGCGAAGAGATTAATATGCCCTGTATTATAATATATATTTATCTTTATTATTCAATTTATTTTAAAGATTAGTATTTATGCGATTATAATTTGATTGAAAATGTTCTTACCCCGTTTGAATTTTCATTATTTGCGGCACTATTAGCATTGTTATTAGCATTGTTATTAGCATTGTTTGTAACATTAGTAGCAGTCGCATTGTTTGATCCATTACCGTTACCGTTACCCCCAGAAGCTACTACGTTTGTGCCTCCAAGTTGCATCGGCATATTCATAGTCATAGGCATAGTAGCCACAACTGGAACATTCATTGATTGCATAGGTTGCATCATCTGTTGCATAGGTTGCATCATCTGTTGCATAGGTTGCATCGACGATGATCCGCCGCCACCATACATATTCGTAGCGCCAGATTTATTATTTTTGTAACTTAAATAGTGTTCAAGAACGCTTAGGGGTATTTGAGGTATAAATCTATTCGTTTTACTCATTTGCCTGCCGCCACCTTCAAACACAGATGAATATTCCGGATATGGTCTATCAACCGATGGTGAGCGCGGTGTGCTAGATTCTTGCGCCTTATCTGATACTGGTATATCTTCCGGTGAATTGGTATACTGTTCAATCATTTTAGCATTGAATGAAGTAACTGCATTTCGAAGTTGATCTTCGCTACCTCTTGGTGAATCGGAACTACTGTATTTTGGTGATGGAATTGAATAATCAACACTCTCTAATTCTCGGGTTTTACGTTCCATATCTTCTTCAATTTGCCTGCGAGTATCATTCAATGTATTTCGTTCATCTGATAACCTAGTAAGCTGTACTTTAAGTCTTTCTTCATCTGCGAGTTTTCCTTCACGCTTTGCTCTTTCAATTTCTGATGTAACACGTTTTATTTCGTTTTCGTTTTCTCTTCGTTGCTTATCATTCTCAGTCATAAGTAGTCCGCTAGTAGCGTCAAATGACCCATAACTGGTACGTTTAATACGCTTTTCAATAAGCGATATAATAGCGGTGATCCAGTTAAGAGGTTTGCGAATGTTGCGTAATTCTTCAACCATATCACTTGGGCTGATAGGTGTGTCGTCTGTATAAACAAGCATACCAGATAACCAACCGTCAGGGAATCTGGAAGGGTAGTCACCAAGCCATTGCGCGCCGCTAATTTTCCATAACTCAGTTGGTTTCCCATTTTTATCTAAAATGATAGATTCTAAAACCAGGTCTTCACTTGAAAGGTCATCAAGTGATGTTATTTCGAATTCTCCACTCTCGGATACATTTTGTGTTTTCCGGTCTTTGTACTTTTTCAATTGCTCGATGATATCCGGCTTCACTGTGAATCGCCATCCGAAATTATGTATGCGTTCTTTTGTATCTTCATCGACATCATAAGTGAGTTTATCGATAGTAGACAAGTATGCCGGATCAATATCTGAAAATACATCTGGGCGTAACATCTTGCTATAATCCCATTCGGTCATCTCTTCTTCACTACGGCTTGGTAAATAAACACGACTGCCGCTTCCGGCTTCAACATCTTCGTCATCAGCATTTTTACGTACGCCACCGGGTTTCAATCCAGCAGCAAGACGGTTCTTCTCAATAACATCGTCGACACCCATATCTCCACGTTTATCTTTAAGAACCTTATAGATATTATTGGAATAAGACATACTAGGCAGTTGGTCGATATTTTCGTCGGTTATGATTCTCATTTGAACATTCATCACAATCAACTCCTGAATAAGAAGCTTGAGACAATAAGGAATACGTACAATACTAAACGACCGTCCAAATTTAGTCATTTGTATCACTGAACCACCACTGCTCCCATTAGTCGCATTATCACCAGATATATTTCCAGAATATTGGATTGGTCCATCTACCATAGGGCTCATAAATAGATTTTGATTCGGATTGTATATCGCAATCATACCGGATTTGTTACATACAGCCATATGATATTCGTCACCTCTTACCATTAGAGATTCGTTCAAAAAATGCGCAGCGCCGTGTCCTAAAATACCATCACGTTCCATTTCACCTACACGTAAACCACCGTCATTTGCGCGACCTTGTACCGTTTGGCGTGTTAATTGTGTTCGCGGACCTTGTGATCGATAATTAATCTTATCTTTTACCATTTGTTTCAATCGCATATAATAGGTTGGTCCGATATAGATGTCGCTTTTAATCTGTTCACCGGTCATACCGTTATAAAGAACTTCCGTGCCGGATGAATGAAACCCATAATTTGTTAAGACAGAACCGAATGATTCGTGTTTTGTACCATTATTGGTATATGCGGTGCAATTTCCAAATGCACCGTGCATAATACACGCTTTTCCCATAAGTGATTCAATAAGTTGTCCGATAGTCATACGTGTTGGAATTGCGTGAGGGTTGATGATAATATCGGGTCGAATTCCATCTTTTGTGAACGGCATATCTTGCTCAGGTATAATAAGCCCACACGTGCCTTTTTGACCACACCGAGAACAAAATTTATCGCCGATTGATGGAAAACGTTCTTCGCGGATTCTTACTTTCGCGAGTCGAAATCCAGTTTCTCCTTCCGTCATAAATGCCTTATCTACAAAGCCAAGTTGACCTTTCTTTGGAGTAATGGATGAATCGCGCATTTGTCCACCATCATTCTGTATACTAACCGATCCTAGACCAATTACTACTTTTTTATCGTCCATTTCGGTATTCTCTCGGATAAGTCCATTATCATCCAAGTAACTATAATCGTATCCGGGTTTTATTCCGATCGCGCCTTCTTTTTGTATATTCGCAAATCGTGTATCACGTTGATTACCGCCAACACTACTACTTTCTTCGCGAGCTTCATACATATTATAGTATGTGATTCGAAACATTCCGCGTTTTACTGACGCTTCGTTGAATAAGATAGAATCTTCTACATTATATCCGTTAAAAGACATAATCGCAACAACTGCATTAAAACCGCAAGGATGTTCCTCGTGATTAATTAAATCTAAGTATCTACTTTTCACAATCGGAACTTCACCATTATTGATTACGACACCCATCTTATCTATACGAACTTGATAGTTACTGTGATATAATGATGCGGCTTGCTTCGCCTGACCACAACCAAATACATTTCTAGCAACTGGATTATTTTCTGGAAAGCAGATTTGATTCCCCATAACACCCATTAAAAGTGACGGATGAATTTCAACGTGTGTGTATTGTTTTCCCTTACGGACTACGATATCTGTTTTGCGATTACGCTTCTTTTGTTTCCTTCGTTCTTTGCGTGAACTACCTTCTTTACTCTCGCTCTCGCTGCCGCTCTCGCTGCCGCTCTCGCTCTCGCTCTCGCTGCCGCTGTCGCCTTTCTCTATTTCAGGAACTTCGATTTTGTGACTCATCGATATAAGAGTAGATTCTGTTTCAGAAGTGTCGATATATTCAATAATAGCCATAGTAGACCGGAGTCGTTTAAAATCTTCGATGGTATTTGCCCTAGAAACTTCTTCAGATACTTTCTGCTTTACAGATAGAGTAGATGCATCATTGGCGCGACCATATAGTTCGTCGATTGTATAATACTCGCAATGAGAAGAGTTAAAGGCTGGATCAGATTTAGCAGTAAATCCGGTAGTCATACTTTCCCACGACGCCTTTTCCGCCCGAATCATTTCCAAGATCTCTTCTTTATCGTAGCTAGGTCGTCCAGTTTCTTCGTCAATGTAAAAAATGGGACGACATAAACGCCCAGAATCGGTATAAATATGTAATTCGTTATTTTTTATATCCCAACGACAGCTTATATAAATAGGAATGAGTGCATTTCTACGATGAAGGCGAATAAGACGCATTGTTTCTTCGGGTCGTGTGATTGCACCAACCCACGTTCCATTTACGAATACCTTTGTAGTATGATATAAAAACATTCGAGTCGATTCTTCCAATAAGTGCATTTTAACAACTTCACGCAGCCAACGCATCATAGGATATGCAGAACAATGATTCGTAACTCTGGTTCCGAACGCAAGATGTTTATGAAAACCGATATTCGCACCATCCGGAGAATCAACCGGATCAATCATACCCCATTGTGACCCGTGAAGCATACGAGGTTTCACAACTTTCGCACTGCTATCCATCGGTAAATTTATCTTTCGTAAATGCGATATAAATGAATTATAAGACAATCGATTCAAATCCTGGATAACACCAATACGTTTCGTATGTTCCGTCGCGCCCCAATTTCCTTTGAACGCCTTTTTGAAGCCATTTTCCACAATACGTTCGCGAAAAAACTCTTGATAGTTCATCTGAATAAGACCAATGAAGTTTTTCTCGTATTTTTTAGGATCTTTAAAATATTCCCGATCCATTGAAAGTCGAATATGTTTTTGTTGTTCGGCATAATATTCTTTGAATAAGTCATAAATAAGAATACCGCTTAATTCGATACGTTTGTACTTGAAACTATCTCGATCGGTAGGCGGGTCGATTTTTAGATAAACGCGCAATAATTTATATACCATATTTCCGATGTAATATGCTTTCTGGATGTAATTTGTTTCACCCACTTGCGGTAACAAATAATTCATCAAAATATCGTGAACTTGTGGTATTGTTTTTGATTTAGTTAATGTTGCTATAAATTTTATCGCACCTTCTTGTGTGAATATTTTATTCGCATCGTGGACGGATGGAAGGAAATGATCGACCATATCTGCATTTTCATCTAAATCAAGAAGACAAAATTCGATAATATCCTTATCAGATAACACGCCTAATGCTCTCATCAAAATGAAGAGTGGAACTGGTGAACGAACATTTGGTATATTCACAACGATTTGATTGTTTGATAATAATGTAGTTGGAGCTACAATACGAATAGATAGTGTTCGCTCTGGTTTAGATGCGTCTTCGCTAACTGTGCGAACATCTGCTGCGTGTGTATAGATATTGTCCTCGTTATTCTCTCGAATATACAACATATTATCTGCGAATTTCTCCTGTGAAATGATTGTTTTTTCCTTTCCATCTATGATGAAATAACCGCCGTGATCATTTTTACATTCTCCCATGTAAAAACGGGCTTTTGATTCGAGTCCGTGTAAAATACATAAATTAGACTGAACCATAATAGGAAATCGACCAAGCAATATTCTCTCGAGAGTTGCAGTTGTGACTTTAATATCCATACCGACACCAGAGGCAGATGGTTCTGCGATTTTAAAAATAACATCAACATCATAATGTATGGTTGTACCGTAGGTCATATTTCTTAATCTTGCTTCATTTGGAAACATATAATGTTCGCGGTCATCATCATAAATAATCGGCTTCCCGAAATATACTTTATCACCGTTTTTTCCACCTAAATATAATTCGCAACGAAGATTAAATTCTTGTGTATCTGGGTTCTGTTCTTTTTGAAGAATAATTGGATTTCTCTCATTAAAAATCTTGAATATACCTTTCCCAAAAAAGTCATTATACGAATCAATATGATGACGAACCATCATCTGAGGATCATCATTAAATAATCGCTTAATCACCTTCCACGGAAGTTCAGGGTCAGTATCCATTCTATTTTGGAGTATGTACTCTAATATGTATAACTATAATGTAATAATGTTTATGTATTATTATATAGATATTATCATTTGTTCTAAATAATAATATTTTATAATCGTAATTATCGTAATAATCGTAATAATCGTACTACTAATAATCTTAATGTAGATAATATCCTGGTGTACTTAATGTTTCAATAATCGGAATACTGTCTTTACTTATATTATTCACCTTTCGGATTTCGCTTGCGATAAAAAGCACGACGATCAAGAACAAAATATACGGGAATAATAAGATAAACCAGGCGAGTTTTTCATATCCTTTACCACATAATACATCCAATAACCACGTCCACGCAATAATTGTTAGTATTTTAACAATAAATATCATTGATGTATTCGCAACATCGCACGATACATTTCCGAAACAGTATGTATTTGTATTTTGAATATTTTCGAACATCATTACTAGTACAGAAATAATAGAAATAACGAAAAATACGAATGCTGGTGTGCATAATGAACGCACTTTGTTGATAACGTCCATTCTTTTATTTAGTATATGATTGTATATGATTGTATATGATAGTATATGATAGTATATGATAAAATATATAATCGAAAATATGCTAAATATAAGAAAAATAAGGATTATCTAGATGAGTTACTTATTGGCTGTATTGTTGGGTCTGATACATTGTATGCAGCAGAGTCACCTTGTAATCCGTGAATAAACGAACCAACTGAATCACCCATCCCTCGAATAAAATTAGATGCGTGCATCGGCAAGTTTTGCGTAAATCCTTCCGTAAGTCCAGCGCCACCTTTTTGTCTCAATGATTTATTTGAGTAACGGTAGTTTTTTCCGCGTCTTTGTCGAACTCTAGTAGTAGAATTCGCGTTTTTACGCCTTTTACTTCCACCGATCATCTTATCAGCCATTTCTACTAAAGCGTTACTTGAAAGTGGGAATTGCGAAGTCTGCGTGTTTAAGGCATAATGATTTCCGTTCGTGTTACTATTATATACGCCACCCTCGCCGCCGCCATTTTGTAGTGGCGCAATCGGTTTCACATCGCTTAATTCGCCTATAGCATTCACGGGTTTAACATTATTTGCTTCCCACGCTTGTCCTGCAAAAACCCCGCTCCCGCCATTTTTATTATATTTATTTTTTTGGTTTCGGATTTCATTTAGGCATCCTCTTTGTAACCACTTATTGTGTCTTTTTTCGCTTCGTTTATTTTTGCGACGTGATGACCTACGAATTGCGCGTGCTGTTTTCGACATTTATGCTAATATTCTGTATTATATACTATAAATATATTATACTGAACAAAAATAAAAAAGAAGTGACTTTTGTGAATGATATTTTGTGAATGAGTTAGTATTAAATAATATCTACGTGGGTCATCATATGACGTCTGCAGCACATTTTTTTGAGTCCGAGTGAATCCATAACTTCGCCTTCCGGCGTTTTGTCTATGTATTCCGCAGTCATATAAATAACCTTGTCTACGTCAAGATCCCGAGACAGTTTTTTCTTACGCACTTCGGCTAAATAATAACGATATTTATCTGCGATTACTTTTCCGCACGTAAAACATTTCACTGGAATAATCATCGAATAGCTTAGCTTATAGGATATATGATACTGATTTGATGACGGGTTAACAAACTTCTGTATATATTAGATAATGATTGTTTTTATATATCAATTTTACTAAAGATAGAATACTTTTAGTTCAACAAATAATTATATCTGTTGCGAATAAAGCACCTGTCGTTGCTGCGCCGGTCGTTGCTGCGCCGGTCGTTGCTGCACCTGCACCCGGGCCTGCACAGGGTAAGCATAAAAGCAAGAGTGCGAAAAAAAGTAAATCTAACTCTTCTAAGAGTAATAGTAATTCTAATCGTAATAATTTTCATAGTTTCGCATCGATATTGGCTGGTGGAAGTGGCGCTTCTGTAGAAGATGTGAAAGGATTGTTACAGCAGTTAACATAAACAATACATCAAATATATAATAAAATAAATTTATACTGATTATTTTATTATTTTTATTTTTATTAAGCATTCGCCGTCGATCATTCTTTCTCCGCCTTAACTTCAGCTTCAAGTCTGGCTAGTTCGGCATCGAGAGATGCCGCCGAATCACTTGTAGGAGAATCCGAACTCGATCTTGAAGACGATTTTGAACTCGAACTCGGACTCGATCTCGATCGGGACCTTGCAGGTACACCGGCAATAGCTCTGCTTAATGCCTCCGACTGTTTTCTTGAATCTCTAGCAATTTGATCCGTGGCGGCCATTAATTTTTTCTGAACATCACCTGAAACTTTTTTAAATAAGGCAGCTTTTTGTTCTAGCGTAATATTTGGTGTTTCAGTGGTCGAAAAGTTAGCCCAATTACTCAACATATAGCGAAGTATATTAGAGGGTGTTTCATCATCAAACATTCTGTTTAATTTTGCCTCTATTTGTTCAGGAGTATCAGAACTCAAAAATTTATTTTTATTATAAAGACCCGGAGGTAAACATCCACGACACTTACTGAATCCGCCACCAACATTTTTCATCGTCCTTTTTCCGCCAGTTTTTAAACTACCTTTTCTATAATTACGCCGTCCACCATACTTTGATGTTTTTTTAACACCTCTTTGTTTACGCGTATAAACCATTTTTAAATTAAAAATACCGAACAGACGAATAAAATTTATATAATATACCAATATTATTTTTATTAGTCTATTTAGTATTTTAATATATTGACTAAATAAAGTATTTTATTTTTTAGTAAAATTGATATATAAAAACAATCATTATCTAATATATATACTGTTCGTTATTGATAGTCGTATACTACCACACCACGATATTCATATTCATAAACGATTAAATGATCATCCCAGTTAAGTGCTTTACAATCATTGTATTATATAATTGATATTTAGTATATTTATTTTCTAAATGGGATCTACGCGTAAAAAAAATGGGGGTAAGAAAAAGACATTAAAATACGGTGGTAGACGGAATAATTATAAAAAAGGTAGTTTTAAAAATCGCAGGAAAATGACTATTCGTAACGGCGGAGGGAGGTATAACTTTAAAGACACTGATACCAAAGAGAAAACGAAAGTTAAATTAGAACGAATGTATGAAAAGATCCAAAATGAATCATCAAAAAACAAAGATCAGATGCTAGCAAGTTGGAGAGATTATATATCACGCTTAGTTGAACCAAAAAAGAGCGAAATGCTACAACTTGAAGAATCTGTAAAGGCTAAATACCCGCATTCTACTGGTAGAAGTCATATAAGACCAGCGGCATCAGCATCAGCATCAGCGGCGCGTGCGCCAGAAAATGAAGATGATTTGTACAGAGAATTGAATCAGTTAGTGTTAACAGAATCTAAAAAAACTAGAGAAGAATACAATAAACAGCTTAGACAATTTAGACAAATTACCGGTAAGGACCCATCTTCAGATGAAATGTCTGATGCTGATTTACAAGCTGCATTAGCGGATGCTGTGAGTGGAAGGCGTTATCCCGGTTTCACTGCTGACGAAGCGGCGGAAGCGGAATTAGCTAGAATAGCTAAGGAATTAAAATCCGAAGAATCCGAAGAACATTAACAAATCGTTCACTCATTATATTTACTATTTGGATTTGTTCAATAATAGTAAATATATTATTATTTATTTATTTTCTTGTTTCCCTTACTCCTTCCGCTTTTAGCAGTTCTGCTTTTATTATTTTTACCGTTTTTGCTTTTATCGCTGCGACTTCTACCGCTTCTTCGACTTTTGCTTTTTTTTTTATTAACATCAACTACTTGATTCATCGGCTCATTCACCTTTGCGTCAGAAAAAGGATTTGGTTGTGGATTGCCGAATACCTGATTTAAATTAGTAGGGGGTTTCGGTATATTCGCCTTTATATTATTGAATACGGCAGGAGGTGCCGCATTCATCATTTTATTTGTCGGAAGTGCAGGAAGAGGAAATTTCCAGCCACCACGTTGTTTCGTATTCATTTCCATAATTTATATATACTATTATTATTATTATTATTATTATTATTATTATTAATTCGATTATGTAGAGCAACCACGTCCATTCACACATTTATTCATATAGTAGTAATATTCAATATCGCGCGGTTGATTATCTGGTGTATAATTATTTAATGGTGTTTTGGAATTACCAGCAACACATTTACCTGGTTTTTGGTCCAGATTGTTTGTTACGCGTGATGTAGCATTATTTACTATCATAAATGGATCATTTTCAGATTCGTGTCCGGTATATTTTGTCCATCCGCAACAACACTTCGTAGCGCATATATTTTGGTCACTAATTGAATTGCACGCATTTTCTAAATCACTTCTAGATTTATTATGTAAAACGCAGAAACTGTCGCTACATTTGGTATGAATATTCTCTAATTCACGTTCGCTATATTCGGAACCAAACCCTTCTGTGAGTTCGCGTCTCATTGATAGAATTGGTGCAGTCCATCCTTCATCGGTAGGTATATAACGAATATTCTGTGAAGTATTTGGTTCTATCGTAATTGTTTTTTCAACTGTATTATCGCTAGAACTTTCACTATCGATATTCATTTTTAAAAAATCAATGTACATAATACCGCCGATTAGTATAACGACTGTTATTATAATCATCTGGAAATTTTTAAAAAATGTATCTCCTAAAGATGTTTCTTTAAATGAAGTTACGCCCGAATCGAGTGTTGAACCGGCTGTAGCTCCTATACTTGAACCAACACTTTTTATCGATTCTGAAATATAATTCAGAGCATTTAATGTATTATCTTTTATAGATTGAAAAACACTATCCGCATTCATCTAGTTAGTATACTATTATGATACTATTATGATAATATTACTTACTATATTACTATTTTATATTACTATAAAAGATTATATTATTATTGTGCGATAATAATAATATATTGAATTATTCGTGAATCGAGCGTTCAATTCATAATTACGCAGCTATCTCAGTAATCTTCATCGATGCATCATAAGGCGCACCATATAATCGAACTGTATCTGATGATGAAGTAATAAAAAGTTTAACATTTATAGTTCGAGGAGTAACTGCATTGTTTGTGAATACACCATTAATAGGAAAAATACATCCACTACGTGTTCCACCACCAGGTTGATTAATAAAGTGTTGTTCTCGTTTTCCAATAATATTTTCTCCTTCAAGTAATTGAGATTGAAATATATCATCATTAAATCCATCCATAACATATAATGCATCGTACTCTACGATAATTTTAGAGTTATTCGACTTTGGAGTATACACATATCTTGCGATGATATGCGGACTATTGGTAATTGAATATAATACTTCATTTTGAGACATATCAGCTGGTTGAAGAATGACGGTATTAATTGTTTGACCGGTTGTCCACTTCGTAGGGTTAACAGAACCGGAAACGTCAAGGCGCACATTGTTATATGTGATACCAGGTTGAGCGATAATTGTGTTTCTTGTTCCATTAGATGTGATTAAAGCATTGGTTGTCGCATTATGAACATCCGTGACTGGATATTGTTTATGAGATAATGGTTCAAGCCACATTGAATAATTGTTTGTATTTTGCGCATTCGCATTTAATGCGCGATTTCTTACTTTATTTATAGACAAAGAAGACATTGATAATTTTATACTATATTACTTTATTTTATTTTCGTTCTTTCTTTATTTTTCGTTCTTTATCACAATTTTTGGACCTTTTCCGGTTTTTACCTTAATATGTTGCACGCCGTCTTTATGTATTTTTTGATGGCATTCTTCACATAACGTCGCCAAATTTGTTGTATGATTTTTATGAATATTTCCGATATAATTAAATCCATCTGCATTTTCTTGATGTTGAAGATGATGAACTTCTGATCCACGTTTTACTTGGCAAATCTCGCACACTCTTCTTAATTTTCCGCTATTATATCTAGATGGCATCGCATCTTCTAGAATACTCGCGGTTGGGGTTTTAGCGCTTATTCCCCGATATTTCACGCGTATTGTATTTGCGCATTCTAAAAATTCCGCTGGTAAATGAAGCGATTTACATACTTCAAGTCCATACATACTTTCCCCCGCGCCTTCTTGTAGTTTACGGTCGTATACTAATGTATCTAAAACTCGGTCATAAAAAACGCGCATATGCGCCAGTCGTAATCGCGGACACATATCAATGATCTCTTTATAGTCGGCAATTTCGTGGAGATGTGTAGCAAAAATGTATGAAGATCCAGATTTATGAAGATGCATTAATCCTGCTACAAATATACTAATCGCAGAGTCGATCTCAGTTCCTGAACATAATTCATCGCCAAGAACAATTGTATTCTCGTTCGCCATTCTTAAAATGACTCGTAATTCAGTCATCTCGACCACAAAAGTAGATAATCCTTTAAACAAATTATCATTTCCCAATATTCTAGTCATTAAGGATTGATATGGTTTATATAAAAATGTTGTTGCAGGCACATAAAATCCGGATTGCGCGAGAATAATCGAAATACCGATCGCTCGGATCAAGCTAGTTTTTCCAACAGCATTCGTTCCGTATAAAAGCATACCATCACATTGGTTGTTATGTTTATTCGCATCCATACTGCCGTCACTCCCGCCGCCACATCCAAGTGATATATCATTTGAAATGTATGTATCCGTTTCATTGATTCTCTCAATTAAACTGTGTCGCAACCCAGTGGTTTTGACGAATGACTTAGTTATAGCACCCGAGTCATCATCTGACGACGTAGAAATTTCCGGCTTACAATAATTATATTTGCGCGCAATATAGCATTTATTCTGTAGTGTATCCATCTTTGAGATAAACGTAATCATATTCTCAAAATCGTGATAATACGACTGTAATGAAATAATGAATCGATAGTAAATTTGTGATATCAAGTCAGACATTTTATTTCTAGAAGATATGATAGATGCGCACAATTCGTATATTTGTTGGCTGTGTATCGTATTATTGTTACTAGATGCGAGAGGGTATGATAATGAACCTATATCAAATAAAAAGGTGGAACATTGCTTTTGATCGTCAATATTAATCGTGATTTGTTTATTTTGAAGACGTTTAATCTTATCTTCTAATAATTTAGTCCTTCTCTTTGTAGCTTGAAGTGAAATGCCGAGTTTGTCTGTTTCGTGGATTTTCACATATTCAATATCACACGGTTGATTGTTTCCGCTGGAGGTGGCTGCACCCGGTTTTTCACTAGAAAATATAAATTCATTGAGTACACGTTGAATACCGTCGAGAGATTTAACACTGGTACTGTATAGATCTACAATTTTATCCAATTCAGTAGATACACCTCTGCATATAATATTCGTATCAAATGTATGATCTGTGATGTCGCGGCATATATCGATTTTTAGTGTTTTCTCAAATAATTCAAGCAACTCGGTGCAGATACCGACAATATTATTTCTAATTCCAGAATCTCTCGTTAAATATTCTATTAGTGGTATATCTCTCGAACACTCTGTATATATTTCCCGAATATGGCGTAAAGTATAATATAATCCATACATATGATACGGAGTTATCTTCTTTAAAATAATATGTCGATGCAATTTTTCAATATCCTTTATATGCATTAATTTCTCTCGAACATTCATATAATCTATCTTATCTTTGGTCGTATTATCTAACATATACTCCGTGATATTGTATTCCGTCTGGAGAATATGTTCATTGAATGTCGGATGTAATAATGCGTATTTGTATGCACGCGAACCCATTGGTGTTATGGTATGATCGAGCAACGACATTATTGAAGATGTTCTACACGTTCTACAGTGAGAACTGTTTTCATCATCGATAATATTTAATTGGCGAAGAGAATGATTCGCTAATACCAATCTCTCGGATTGATTCTCGAATATAGGTTCTTGAATCTTTGAAACTAAATTTGGATTGTGTTCATAGATGAAATTCAGGAGAAATACAAGAGATTGGGTGGCTATTTCATAATTTAAAAATAGATGCTCGAGAGATTTAGCGTGACCATCTGGGAAAAATACATTTAATACTTCGAACTGGTATATTTGTTTTGTGCATCGTAATGCCTTTTCTTCTTTTGATAAGCTACCATTTACTTTATTAACAATCGGCTTGTCTGTGAATATAGTATGAATCATTTTACATTGAATATTTGAATATTGAATAATGTCTTCTGATTCGCGTTGCGAGAGATTGGATATGATTATCACTTCAGACGGTTTATATGAAGATATAAATCTCTCGATCTCATCGTATGTAGACGGATTATGTGTATCAATACTCTCGGTTTCAAATATGGTAGATCTACCGGTATAGATATCGATATTAGTCATTCCCATTACTAATTTTGTTGTTGCATTTTGATTTATTGTAGTTCGTCGAGAGATTTTCTCTATCCATAAACATACCGTATTATTTGATAGAATTCGCCTGTCTTCTCCGTCTGTTCCCGACGTAGCATTAATAACATCAGTTGAAAAATAGGTACCCGGCGAATAAATACCCTGCAAGCTTCTAGTTGGTGGGGTGTTTATACCATCTTGTGTATAAACGACTGCCGTATAACCAGCGTCTTGTAATTTTTTCAAGTATTTATCGAGACCATAGTCTCGAAATCCAGCCATCACAATACCGGGTACCTTATTTGCTTTAGCCAATTCGCAAATCGCGCAAAAATCATCAATCCTACTTCCTGTGCATATTGCTTTATCAGTCGAGAGATTATGAATGTTCTCTGTCTCGGATGGTATATCCGATGAATGACCTGATAATTGACCATATACTTCAAAGAATGCACCAACCTGCAACAATACTATAGTATTATTACCATATTCTTGACTATATTTATCGGCTAATGCGAAATATTCTTTAATAAGCGCCATTTGTATGCAATTGTATGGTAAAACGTGATGATATTTAAATCTAATTATTTATAAGCTATATATATCTCGTAAATTATCTTTATTATTATTTACGAGATAGGACAATGATATTGTTATGATAATGTTATGATCATAACATACGCGTTCATATATTCATAATACGTAATATATCTTCCCGACAAACCGGGCATTTATTCACAGTAAGTTTTGAGTAACAGATAGAGCAGCAAATTTTATGCTCGCACGGTGATAATTTCATATTGATTTGAAATTTGCAACACAATATACATTGTTTATATTCTTCGCTAGTAGTTTCTACTGGATCGGGTAGATGGTATGTTGATAAAAGTTGCGTATTATTGATATTTTCATTACCAACACCACTATATGGTAGTGATGAAGGAGGATCCACAATAATACCAGGATCCATTGTTATACGCGTATAAAATCCGAGATAACCGGCGCGCGCATATTCATTATCACACAATCGAACCCTTGAACGATGAATATCATTTTTCTCATAATATACGCTATTATTATCATTTCGCGAAATACTGAATATAATATTAGGTTGTAAATTTGGTAAGTCGATAATTGTGATATTGGTTGAATCATCATTTTCTATCAGGTTCGTGAGTGATGAACCGCGAGATACGTATGTGATTTTTTCAAGTCGATTATTATTTTCAAGTAATCTGGGTGTAGTATTATACATAAAATCGCGAAATGCCCACATTTGATAATCTCTCGCAAGTGTCCAATTTGCGCGTCCATTACCTGGAGCATCATTGATGAATACATATATATCATTTGTATCTATAATCGGGGTTACCGCAGATGAAGACATCATGATATTATGGGAATCTCTCGTAATGGTAATAGTATTCTCAAAATTACTATCTTGTATGTCGTAGTTTTCAATATTTGGAATATCAGCAGTTCTTGCGATATATGTTGGAAGATATGGGTCATTATCAATGCGATAAACAATATATTCTCCGCTGATGTGTGGACTTTCGCGATAGTAATGATGACGTTCCTTGTAGGATGCATATGCATCTCGCATACCTGGTGGAATACGCGATGTGATCCATTCTCCCTTCACTTGTTGTGCGCCATTTGTTTTATTCGTAGGTATTACTCGTATACAAATATTCATAATCGTATATATTATATAACACATACGATTATATTTAATTCATTTTTATCGTGTGTTCATTCAAATAGATGCCGCATCGGCATCGGCATCGGCATCGGAATCGGCATCGGAATCGGCATCGGCATCGGCATCGAAAACGATATTTTCCATCACACATTTATGTATAAAATCGCTTGATTGATCATCCTTAGCACCAAGAATATTAACATTACGTAGAGTACAAAAAAACCATGAGCGCAAATCATAATAGCCTGACCAATATTTTATGTAACCACCGAATACCATAAACTGTACGACTTGGTCTGCATATTTTTGATCTATTTCGCCATCTGTAGTAAGTGTATTACGAACATTAATTGACTCGTCGATCGTAGTTCGCATTCTAATAACAATACGATTCGTTGTGAAACCTGAATTATGACCTCCAAAATTAAAATAATCTTCAAATTCGGCGTGATGATCTTGTTTTATCGGGCGTTCTAATATAATCGGCATTTCTATACCGAAAACTTTAATATTTCCAGAAATAGAGTGTATTCTTACGTGATCTGATGCATTGAAATTATATACCTCTTTCCATCGAAGTTGCGGATTATTTTTTATATATTCTTCTGAAAAAGTATCAGGTAACATCGTAGTCATATAACCTTGTTTTAATGTATATTTTTTACGAATTTCTTCGAATTTTTGAATAACATCATTGTGTGTGAGTAAAGATGTAGTGGTAATTGTCGGGTTTTCCTCAATCAAAGTATTGGTTTCTTCGTTTTGTGATTCAGACATATAATAATAAGATTACGACTTGTGTGAGTCTACAACTAATTATATTATATAAATAAATATCTTTATATGTATTATCATATAAGATGATAAATGTAACTTAAATCCAAAAACTTATACACAATATACATTTCGTAAAGATTTCGTAAACGATAATGGATACGCATTCAACTAACAATAAAAAGAGATCATTAGATATATTTGAAGATAATAATGTATCAATGATAACATTAAATGTTAGAATATCGTGTGATACATTTTGGAATTATAGTTTTAATATTCCGGTGTATATAAAGGATTTTTATGATAAGAATACTCGAAATATAAATAATAATCGTAATCGGATGAGTAATGCGAATATTAGTTCATCTACGTGTGAAATTGGGAATATTGGTCATACGGACCCAATGTTTGAAAAACTGGAGACATATTTGATAGATTATGTATTAGAACATATATACGAAGATATAACTAGGAATAGAATGCATCATCGAGAGTTACCGCTTTTACTTAAAAAGGCGCGAAAATTCCATATACACGGAAGAACGTTAGAAGATATTTTATTTCCAGACACTAGCGCTATACCCGAAAATATCGTATATATATGTACGCATTGTTAAGTATATTGAGGTTATTCAGATGAAAAGAAGTTATGGACAAGAACATTTCCACTTGTGTTTTTAACATCACCAGTTAAAATCGAATCTTCATATAATCTGCGAAGAACATCCGGTGGTGCATTTGAACCGATTTTAAGTAAATTCTTATCATATAAATGCTTTCTTATATCACCAATTGTTTTATTTTTTAAAGTCAAATGTTGTTTTTGAATATGTTGTTGTGATTCTTTGTTTTTTAATAATACGCCGACAACATTATCGTGTTTACCTACTCTATATTTCTTTTTTAATGTTTTTCTAATCTTTACGCGCATTCCGTCTATGTTTTCAGGGTCTATTTTATTCCCGCCAGGGATATTATTATTAATACTAACACCTCCTCCGGTATTACTTTCGCTGTTCCCGCCGCTGTTCCCGCCGCTGTTCCCAACGATGCTATTTCCGTTATCACCCCCATCACCTCCACCTCCAGAGAATATATTTGTAATTGTATCTACTGGTTTTTTTAACATTTTATTTGCCCATTCACGGAATGTTGGCTTTTTCCCTTCTTTTAAACACCCGTGTGGCGGTTCTTCTTTAATAAATATAGATGGTAAAAATGATTCAGGATTCTCTGGAACATGTAACGGCGCGTCGTTACTATTTGTGGTTATTGGTGTGTTGTTATCAGATTTTGTATCTTTCGATGATGATGATGCTGCTGCGATTGTGTTATTATATACATCTGCTAGTTCTGTGATATTTGGAATCACATTTGTAGATTGGGAAGCTTGCGACTGAAATGTATTGTTATTGTTATACATTGTAGAAACTGCTGCAGGAAAAAGACTAGGTTGTATCTGTGTATTAATAATCGGTGCGTTCATCATTGATAATGGCGCAGCCGTCATATTCTGGATGGATTGATTATTATTGTGATTATGTATAGCCAACGATTCGCTATATGTGTTTATAGGAAGACCGATTATACCGGTATTTGTTATAATTTCACCACTAGTCAATGTTTCAGCAACTTGATTCAATATAGATGCTTCAGGTGTTTTTATGTTTAATGCATTTGATATCGCCGATGATGTGAGATTGGTGCGATTTGGTTGGTTGTTTCGACGTGTTTTGGTTTGTTGGCGTTTTAGTGCGAGTTTTTGCAAAAAATCCATAGATTTCGAGAAGTTCGTCGTGAATGTTTCTTCGCCTATTTTTGTATTGCTCGATATTCTTTCATTACTATTATTAGTATTTGATGCATTATTAATACTTTCATTACGATGTTCAGAGTCATTTGTGCGTGAACGTTCTTGTTCTCTCGAACGTTGATGCTGTTTAATGCGCTCTAGTAACGTTTTTTTTAACACACTAGGTTGAATAATCGAACTTGGACGTAGTTTACGGGCGGTCTTATCTCGTTTCGGTCGTTTACCTTTTAATGTTCCATTACCAATTAATGATGCAGAATCAATAGTTATACTCTTTTTCACACTACTTCCTCCACCATCCATTTTCCACAGTTATATACTATCTTATATATAGTTATATAGTATATAAGATAAGACAAAATAAACTCAAATGAAAAATACATATGTTACACGTATAACGCCTTCATATAATTTCCCATACTACCACGGTCCTTTCTGTCTTTCACTTCTGGATTTTCTAAAAATAACTTAAACCCGTTGTCTAAATCCTTATTGGTTATTCTTGTTTTATCAGAAGCAGGCAAACAGAAAACTCGTCTACTATGTGCGATTTTTGTTTTTGTGAATAATGTCTCCATATCACGACCATAGGTAGTGAAATATTCCATTTTGGTTTCAAACCAAGAATCCGGAATTATATTACCTTCTGCGATACACCAATTATAATCATTTACTTTTTTTATAAATATTTCTTTCATCTCGCGTGACTTATATCCATCTAATCTAAATCTCCACGTAAATCTAGAATTTAAACCATCATTAAAGTTAAAGAAACAATCATTCAATTCTTTCTCATAACCAGCGATAATAACCATCCAATCATTCTTATATTCACTCAAAGCTTCACACAACGTATCTATACATTCTTTCGCAAAACTATCCCTCTTCTCCGAATTTCCGAGAGAATATGCTTCATCTATAAAGAGTACACCGCCAAGCGATGCTTTAATAATATCTTTCGTCTTTATCGCAGTTTGCCCTAAATATCCAGCAACTAAATCGTGTCGACTAACCTTTTTAAACGTATTTTTCGAGAGAATACCTAAACTACTAAAAATTCTACCAATTATTTTGGCTACTTCAGTTTTTCCTGTACCAGGTGGACCATAAATAACTGTATGCATAAAATCGCCATCTTGGTCATTTACTAATTCTTTTTTATTCGGGTTCAATACATTGAAATTAAAGACTGGTTGCATATTCGCAAACGGATTTACTACTTTATTTCCGAAGTCAATTCTACTAGAAATATCGATATCAGGTTTTATTGAATTGGACGAAGCCGCAGATGCCGACGCCGTCGCCGATGCCGACACAGACTCAATATAAGTACTATCATTATTGTTATTATTCTCATTATTATTTTTTGGTATAAATTCAGATGCGAATGGATTAAGTACGTCTGCTGCCGGTATCTGTGTTTCACTTTCATCTTTTAATGTATTATTGTTTGTTTTATCCACAGTTATTGAACTGTCTCCTTTATCAATTTGTTTGTCTTTACTTTTTGGGCGAATATGCAAGTTTTGAACATAATAAAGAATCTGGTCAACAATGGTTTGTTTTAAATTGTCCATTCCAATCATTTTCGATAAATCTGTTAATGGCTGTTTAATAAGATGTATTGCTTTCATATTAATGTTGTACTTCTTCTGATCAGACAAAGGATATTTATCGCATAAATCAATAAGATCATTTATATCTTTTATTTCTTGATGTATCATAATTTCTTCAATATCATCTTTGTCGTCGGTATTTTCATTTATTGGTTTATCTTTTTTGGGTTCATTATTTGATTCTGGTTTATTCTTTGTAGAATTATCTGATCCTGTATGCACAGGATTAAAAGGAAATGCTGTTATAAATGGATTTATTGGAAATAACGAAAATAATTTGTTCGTTTGTCCTTGTATAGTAAATGGATCGGGATTATTCACTGGGATGTTGTTCACTGGGATGTTGTTCTTCGTAGTTTCATTCTGTTTACCTTTATAATTATATATACCTGTATCATTAATATACGTATATGGTGTATTTGATTTCTGAAAGTAATTGTGTAACTGTTCTTCCATTCTAGCAACTTGTGCGTCGTTATCAAGTTTATCTTGAATCCTCTGGTTACGAATTTTATCAAGGTTTTGTTTGGTTATCATCTCTTCTTCTTCATTCGACTGTGATGGGGGTAAGTCACTCTTGTTATTCGCTCCGCCTCCGCCTCCGCCTCCGCCTCCGCCTCCGCGTTTTTTTCGTTTAGAATGATACCAACGACGTTTTGGTGGGTTTACATTATTATTACACGGATTATTGTTACTATTGTCGTTAGTATATGATGGGATAGCCATTATACTAAGAGTAATATATATATTTTTATGCGTTTATATTGATTATATAAATGTACATATATACAAATATAATATTCAGAATAAGTATTACGTAATATGATATAAAAATAAATTGAAATATAATATAGCTTTACTCAAAGTTATAAAACAAGTTAACTATCGAGTATTATTCATTATAAAGATAACAATGCCTACCAAAGCTATTAAATTTATCAAGGAATCGAACACTGGAAATACTGTTACAACTGAAGCAAAAAATGATACGAATGAACGAACCCCAAAAGAAAAAAAGACTACAAAACGAATAGAAGATCCGAAGAATGCGAACGCAGAAGAGAATCTACATCAGTGTAGCCATATATCGACGGATGCAGTGGATGCAGTGGATGCAGTGGATGCAGTGGATGCAGTGGAAGTGAAGAAGGATGATGATGAAGAACAAGTCATATTCACAGACGTTGACGTTATTAAAACATACGAGTCAATGAATCCGCATTATTCAACAAATTATCATCAACTAGATGCGCCAAAGGTGAGTTCTGATACAGAAGACCACAAACTGTGGAAAGAGCCGCGTCTTTCAGACAAAATAAAAGGAAGAATCGGAAGTTATATCGAAGAACCTTGGTCGATTATTACTTCATATTTTCAAGGAAAACATTTACAGCAACTAGTACGCCATCAAATAGAATCATACAATGATATGGTGAATAACCAACTCAGAAGAACAATCGACATGTTTAATCCTGTTCGCATTCTTTCGGAGCAAGATTTTGATAAAACAAGTCAAAAACATAGATTAGAAATAGAGGTGAACTTTAATAATTTCTACCTCTACCGTCCACAAATTCACGAAAACACAGGGGCAACTAAGATTATGTTTCCACAAGAAGCACGTCTGCGAAATTTCACGTATGCGTCAATGATGACTACCGATTTATCTATCAAATATATTGTTAGAAGTGGTCCTAATTTGTCGAACGTTCAAACATTTCATAAGCAAATACCGAAAGTACATATTGGAAAATTACCGATTATGTTAAAATCGTGCATCTGTGTATTATCACAGCACGATCACTTAGATCATAATGTTACTGGAGAATGCCCTCACGACGCAGGTGGATACTTTATTATTAATGGTAGTGAAAAAACTGTGTTAGGACAAGAACGTGCGGCAGAAAACAAAGTTGTTTGCTATAATGTCGCTAAAAATAACACAAAATGGTTATGGGTTGCAGAAATCAAGTCAATTCCAGATCACAAATGTATTTCACCGAAACAGATTAATATGATGGTAGTTGCAAAGCAAAACGGATTTGGACACCCACTGGTGATTCAGATACCAAGAATGAAGCAACCCGTTCCCATATTTATTGTATTTCGTGCTCTAGGTGTGCTATCAGATAAAGAAATTTGTGAATACATTGTATATAACGTTAGCAATACGGCGGGTAATACGAGCAATAAGGGCAAAGATGAGATTAACAATTTAGAGACACAACGACAAAGTCACAGCAAAATGCTATTAGACGCATTACAAGCATCCATCATTGACGCAAATCATATTATGACGCAAGAAGACGCAATTAAATATATCATTTCACAAGTAATATTCACACCGATCAATATGGATAAGGAGACCGGCGCAATAAAAAAGCGAGAATTCGCAATGGAAGTTTTGCATAACGATTTGTATCCTCATTGCAATACAGATAAGCAGCGTATATACTTTCTTGGATATATGGCGCACAAGCTACTGATGGCGTTCTTTGAGATTACAAAACAAGATGATCGAGATTCATATCTCAATAAACGAATTGACTTAACTGGAACACTTCTGAACAATCTCTTTCGGAATTACTTCAACAAACTAGTTAAGGATATGTCTAAACAAGTGATTCGCGAGATTAATACGGGTTCTTGGCGTTCCACTGAAGATTATCTTAGCATCATCAATGATACAAATATGTATAAAATCATAAAATCAGCAACCATTGAGAATGGTTTAAAGCGTGCTCTTTCTACTGGAGATTTCGGAATCAAAAGCTTAACTAGCAATAAGGTCGGAGTCGCACAAGTATTGAATAGGTTGACTTATTCATCAAGCTTGAGTCACTTGCGCAGGATTAATACGCCGATCGACAAAAGCGGCAAGCTGATTCCTCCAAGAAAGTTGCATAACACTTCGTGGGGGTTTTTGTGCCCAGCGGAGACGCCAGAAGGTGGTAGTATCGGTGTAGTTAAGAATATCAGCTATATGACGCATATTACGATACATAGTAACCCGACATCACTTCATACGCATATCGACGAACACATCCAGAGAATCGAAACGTTGAAGCCGTGCGATACATATAATGAAGTAAAGGTATTTGTAAACGGGATTTGGGTTGGTATTACAAAAGATCCTGTAAGGTTATACAGGGACTTCAAAATGAAGAAACATTGCGGGATTATAAATGTATATACGTCGGTTGTGTTTGACTATATTCTTGCGGAAATTCGTATTTGCAATGATGCTGGTCGTTTAATTCGTCCATTGCACATCGTAAATCCTGAAACAAATGATTTGTACATTACGCGAGACATTATAGAGAGACTTTCAAAACGCGAAATATTGTGGGACGATTTACTAACCCATATGTGTGGTGATAGTTATATCGGCTCGAGTAACTCAAACAACCCGACACACGCAGTGATTGAATATATTGATCCAGATGAGCAGGCATTTAGTATGATTGCTATGAAACCGAAACATCTGTATCGCAATGAAGAAGATCCTTCGAATCCGTATATTTATCGATACTCGCATTGCGAGATTCACCCTAGTACAATATTCGGGATTTTGGCGTCGTGTATTCCTTTTCCCGAACATAATCAAGCACCCAGAAATACATATCAATGTGCGATGGGTAAACAAGCAATCGGTATTTATGTGACGAATTATGTACGTCGTATGGATAAAACTGCGTATGTTCTAACATACCCTCATCGTCCGCTTGTGGATACACGTTTGATGCAAATGATTAAATTAGCCGAAATACCGTCGGGTGCGCCATTGATTGTGGCTATTATGTCTTATACAGGTTATAATCAAGAGGATTCTGTTCTGGTAAATCAGGGTGCGATAGATCGTGGAATGTTTTCAGCAACGATTTATCATACGGAAAAGGACGAAGATAAGAAAATAAACGGTGATGAAGAAGTGAGATGTCGCCCTGATCCATCAAAGACGAAAGGTATGAAATTTGGAAATTATGAGAAAATAAACCAACGCGGTATTATGCCTGCGAACACATTTATCGAAAATCGCGATATCATAATGGGTAAAGTTATTCCGATAAAAGATAACCGTAATGATCCCACAAAGATTATCAAGTACGAAGATGTTAGTAGGGCGTATCATACGTGCGAAGAATGTTATGTGGACAAAAGTTATATAGACAGCAATGGTGAAGGATACTGTTTCTGCAAAGTTCGGATTCGCGCATTTAGAAAACCGGTTATAGGAGACAAAGTATCCAGTAGAATGGGACAAAAAGGCACAATCGGGAATATCATTCCGGAAAAGGATATGCCGTTCACGAAGGACGGAATACGACCGGATATTATCATTAATCCGCACGCGATCCCGTCTCGTATGACTATCGGGCAATTGAAAGAGACACTTCTTGGAAAAGTATTGGTGAATTTAGGATTGTTTGGTGATGGAACGTCATTTGGAGAACTCGAAATTAAAGATATAAGCAAGGAATTGTTAAAGGTTGGGTTTGAAATGAATGGAAACGAGCTTCTTTACAACGGATTAACTGGAGAACAGATAAAGTCGGATATATTCATTGGTCCGGTGTTTTACCAGAGATTGAAACATATGGTAAACGACAAGCAACATAGTCGATCTATTGGACCTATGGTTAACTTCACACATCAACCAGCGGAAGGACGAAGTCGTGATGGTGGTCTTCGATTTGGTGAAATGGAACGTGATGCTATGGTTGGACACGGTGCATCTAGGTTCACCCGCGGAAGAATGTATGATTCATCTGATAAATATGAAGTTTACGTGTGTCGTAAATGTGGTATGGTCGCGGCATATAATGATGAGCGAAGTATACATTTATGTAAAACGTGCGATAATCGTTCCGATTTCGCTTTGGTGCAAATTCCGTATGCTTGTAAATTGTTATTTCAAGAGTTAGCGACTATGAACATCGCGCCAAGAATTATGACGTAGTGTAGGTATCGCATCCGTCTGTGTACGTGTGTGTGTGTGTGTTTGATACAATACATAATTACTCTATTTTTATTCACATAATAATTCATAATAATTCATAATAATCTATATAATATAATATATAAATACTATAAACAAATTATTATATGGCTTCATCAAGTTTAGGCGGAGGAATCCGCGGTGTTGCACCGAAGCCGATTTCGAACGGCACAATGAAAGGAAGCTCTGAGTTTGAAACCGAGCGATTCATTCTTCGTAAAGCGTGGAATGGTTTAGCTGCGACTAAGAATGTGAATGGTCGTATACCTGCAGCAACCCCATTTCGTATTGTGAATAACGCTGGCGATTACTTGTCTCGTGAAAATTACACATCCGGTGGATCAAATCAAGTAACAAGTGCAAAAAGAAGCATTACTGCGACTTGGCGTACTTTAGCCGGTGGCGTGCATCCAACAAATGATGGTAGCGGTGTTCCATCGGCGACTTGCAATACCAAATTTGTATACGATGGTTCTGATTATACACGTTTCCGCCGTCAAATGGCTGTGAATCTCAACTATAATGATTCTACTTTTGGTGGTGCGAATAATACGGCACAGTCAGCTATCCGCGCGATACGTAGATAATTTAGTACACTCATTATTATTATTGATATTATTATTATTAATATTTCCGAAAAGTATTATGATATATAATTTATATGATACCCAATTATATCATTATTATATATCATAAGTAATCATTTATAATTCAGATATTCCGATATTCCGATGGCGCAGCAAAGAACCATAAATATGCCCGAACAATTCTCACCTGCATCAGGTGATACATTATTTTCGTTAAGTCGCGCGTCATATTTAAAAACCGCAGGAGCTGTCGGAGCAGATAATGAAAAATATAACGCGATTTTGAATAAGAAAACTAAAATATTCAACTCAACCGATTCTTCTTCATATATTCAGTCAAGACGGATTCATTCTATTGGATTTAGTTCTACAAGAGCACCTTTAGGAGATATTTTGACGTTTAAAAATCCAGACTTACAAGTTCAAAAAGATGCTATTCGACGCTGTAGGTCAGGAGGCTGTGTCGCTCCAGCCAAAAAAGGCGCGAATACATCTTTTCAATCTGGGCGTTAATATTTAGGCATAACACAAATTCAGCTATATCTATTTACTTGAACCTAGAATATTAAAATACATTTTAACACAATAAAATATATTTTTTTTATTAAATTATTATATAACACTCATAATTATAATGCTTAACAAGTATCTTGTTGAATTTCTCGGAAGTATCTTCTTCCTTTACGTTATTATCGCAACTGGTAATGCTATTGCGATTGGTGCTGCTTTAGCAATCGCTATTATGTTAGGCGGACATATTTCCGGTGGTCACTTCAACTCTGCTGTTACTGTTATGATGGCTGCTGCTGGTAAGATTCCTATGTCGGATGTCGTTCCATACATCCTCGCGCAAATTGCCGGTGGTTTGGTTGCTCTTGAAATCCACAAGAGAGTTCGTTTTTAAACATTATTGTTTATTTGTTGATCCATAATAATATAAGTTTTAGGCAAACTAGATTTTATATTATTTTTATGATAATATAAAATCACTATATTATAATAGTATTGTGATAATTAATAATGTCTAATAACAGCAATGTTCTACCACCGCAATCGACCGGGGCTAATTCAGAAAAAAAACCCGAAGAAGAATCTGGCGGGATTTTAGAAGGATTATTTGGTAAGAGCGAGAGCGATAAAAAAGATCAAGAAGGTAGCGATAAAACTGGTTCTGAAGAAAATAAAGGAGGAATTATGAATATGTTTAATTCCGATACGACGAAAGAAAACGCGAATACTGGCGCTAGTGGCGAAAAGACACCAGAAGAGCCTGGTATTTTAAGTAAAATAAGTAAGGGATTGGGCATTGGAACTGACGAGAATAAGGATGCGGCGGCGTCGGCGGCTACTACGACAGAGCCTGCGAATGAAGTTGAAGAGCAACCCAATGATGTTGGTCTAGCTGCATCTCAACCAAATTTACCAGTGGTTAATGAGAATGACGCAAAGAAGAAAGAAGAGGGAGATGCATCATTTATAGACAAAGTCACTGGTATATTTAAACCAGCCGCCGGCGAAGAGGAGAAAGCTAAAGTTACAGGTGAATCATCCGATGAGACGGAGGAAGAGAGTGATGAAGAAGACGAAGATGAAAGCACTGATGATGACGAAGTCGACGTTTTTGTAACAAAAATTAAAACGTTACGCGAGAAATGCAAAAAAATGAGGGAAAAACATCGTAAACTAAAAGATAAATATAAAGATTTAAAATCATCCGGATCGAAAAATAAAGATATTAGCGAGTGGACAACTGCGATGGATTCACTAAAAAAATTCGCGGAAAAGAATAAACTCCCAATGGACGGAATGTTTGAAAAAGAACGTGAATCGGAAACTGAGTCCGAATCAGAAGGCGAAATAGAACGCAAACCCAATGAAGCACCAAACTTTGGATCTAATAATATGAAAGAAGAAATGGATATCGAAAGCAGTGGTAGCTCCAGTAGCGCCAGCGCCAGTAGCGCCAGCGAAGACGAAAACGAAAACGATAATGAATTATCGAATAACGCATCGTCGTCACAGATCAGTGTTCAATCCGATTTTACTGATAATGCTTCAATGGTTAAACCATCGTCTAATGAAAGCTTACCTGTTATGACGCCTCCTCCATCTACAGTATCGCTAAATGAGCCATTACGTATGGAACCAGAAAATGCACCCACCATTTCTCCTCCAGGTTCCACCACCGTAAACGAATCAGAACCAATGAACCCCAATGCGAAGCCAAACAGTTTCTTAGGAGGCAAAAATCATTATGTGAATAAAAATCATATCAAAACACACAGACACCATAAACGTCGTAAGCGCCATCAGACGCTTAAAAATCTGTTTTAATTCGGTCGGTGTAATTCGGAGTGTATTATATGTTCAACGTGAAACATATAATATAACATACATCACACGAAATGATGCATAATGTTTTATTTAACCATTCTGTAGTTCATTTTGTATATAAAATAAAGTATCAAGAATGATAAACTAGCATAATAAATTTGAACAGGGATTCCACCGTTAATTTTAGAAAAATCATTCACAGTTTCTGTTGTATCCGCGTTCGATCTTTTAGGTTTAAGTGAATCAGTCAATTTAGATATCATCGCGTCATAAGACCATTCATCATTATTAGCATTTTCTCTACGATTATCCAGAGGATGTTCTGCTATGCTGGATTTAAAAAATGATGACGATACAGCACTATGATTATTTAATATATCTTTTGATGAATGAGTATCCTTTCTATCTCCCTTTGGAAGTTCGAATTTGGAATAGTCTAACCCGGACATAGTACTCGCTTTATTATTAGCAATATTATAACTTAACGGACTACGATGCGTAGTTTTGTATGCGATTCCAGAAGAACCAGCTAAATCACCGATTTCATATAATCCGATTTCTTCGCCATCTTCAGAAACAATAATGTTTGGTTTCTCGTCATCGAGAGAATTGGACAACGGTTTATTCGCAGTCTTAGGCTCAGTAAATCCCTGACAACTATATCCAGATACAGGATTCGAACCATTACTAAAATTACAAGGATTCATTTCCTCAAGGTCAATTATTGCTAAATGCCGTGTTTCCATAGCCTTCGTATTCCCAGCATCTACTGTTTCAAGTGATATTTTAGTGCAGTCCGGTGTAGAACCAGTAACAAATGCTTTAAATAACGGGGCAGGATTCAACGCACCCAAATTTCCGATCGCACCAGGAATTAAACCGCGCAGATCCTTGAATGACGAACCGTCTGCACCAGAAGAAATAAACGGAATAGTTCCATCAGGAATATTATTAACATAAATATATCGATCAACAATATTTTTAAACTTCTTTTCTCGCGTTTCTTCACGTTTTTTTTTCAATTCGCTTAAAGCATTTTTCTTTTTGGTTGCTTCTTCTTCTGTTATTTTTTTATTTTTTAAATCTGTATCTACTTTATTATAATCAGATTCCCATTGCTTATCTTCTTCCTGGTGTTTTCTCCATTGATCAATTGTTAATTCGCGACATTTTCCTTTCGTTTTCAGGAAAAATTTATTTCCCAATGGCTTACCAGTTTTACTCGCATTTCCACTTCCAGTGACTAATACTTCTACATACGATAATATACCAGTCACATCAGCTGCAAGTGCGTCCAATGTGAAATCCGGCGACATTCCCATCTGACTAGGTTGTTTAATATTTTTCCAATATTCATAAGATGGACCTAAAAATGAACTATCTCCTTCTGATTCAGTCATATTTTTTGTTGTATAATATATTCTTTTATTCTAGTAATAATGAATTATGATGTATTATACCTAGAATATTAAAGTAGCGAAATAACAGCTTAATAAAGTTATAAATAGTATATATTATAATTTTGGTTCAAATTTACCATTTGGTGCAAGAGATTTATTAAGATCTTCAATCTGTTTTCCTAGTGCCGAGATACCTTTAGTTATTTCTGCTATCTTATCACTCTGTTGTTTTACTTCTTTTACCATTTTCTCCAATGTATTTATTTGTCCTTGCAGCTTAATATATTCACCACAATCAGTATCACACGGGGTATTTTTATTCTTTTCTTTCATTTTCTTAGCACCAGATACATTCGCAGTTGGCTTATCACTGCCGCCGCCTACTATACCGCCACCTTTCTTTGAATCATTTTTTGATCTAAATCCTTCTAATGCTTTTCTAAAAACTGCTGCACTTGATAACCTATTTTCGCTATATTTATAATCGTAGATATCGTTATCACTATCCGAATCATCATATGTATTAAGCTTATTTATATCTGGTTTTTCAAATATATGTTTCACAAAATTATGACTGCCTATCGGTTTATTCGCGATAAATGAATGCAAAATAAATAGAATGATTAATCCTATAAAAACAAAAATAAAAAATATAAAAAACATCTTATATTTCAATATCGGGCTATTTTGATTTTCATTTAAAAATGTTGTGATATCATCTTTCAGTAACTTGTATTCATTGGTTGTATTATTTTTACTGATACCGGCGTCATATTCAATCATATTATATACTTGACTACTTATATAATAATACCGATAATAATACCGATAATAATACCGATAATAATACCGATAATATTATTTTTTTGAACTATCAACTATATCACTCACACTTTTTTGTAGAATTTTTATGGTATGTTCTTGTCTTTGTATAATATTATTATTTTCAATTACTTGATCTTTTAGTTTTGTAGCATCTGTGATTAAAGTAGTCAAACGTTTTTGTAAGCTCGCAACTTCACTGCAATCTTTCGGACATTCTCCTCCTTCTTCGTTTGTTGAATCACTGCCGCTTTTACTTGTTTTTCCCTTTGATCCGCTTCCACCTCCAGATTGTTTTTTTGACTGTTTATCGTTGTCTTCTAGTTTGTCTACACTTGACTTTGCGAATCCTTCTATCACACTAGATCCGTGACGTATTTCTATATTTTTTAGAACATTTAGATATACTTTTTTCACAACATTTCGAAACGATATATCCAAAGTTGCGATAACAAACCCAATCATCATAAATAATAAAAAATGAAATACATTCTTTTTATAAAATTCGATAAGTTCAATCATAGTATACGTGATACATATAAATCATAAATTAAAATTGTGATAATAAATGCATTTAATCATTTAATGTGCGATTATATGTCCTAAATTATTATTGATGTATTTTTTCTATTGTGATATAATAAATAGAACACGTTATCCCATTTATATTATAATTCTTTATTCTATATAAAATGGCTTCACAACAGAAAAACTTCGTTTCATGGCCTCTGAATTTTAGAACAATGAAGGTTGCTATTAGATCCACAAAAGAATCTACAACCCGAAGTATATATCCTGGATACAGACGTCCTGCTACAAATGGACCTGTTACGAATGCGAATCCTGATGTGAATGGAAATGGTAGTACTTGTTGCTCTTTCCCGTCAAATAAAAATAAAATTAAAGGGTCCGTCTTCAATCCGAGACCCATTAAACATTGGCGGAAAAGTTTAATGCCTTCATATACAAATAAAACCCGACCGACAATCGGGTTTATCGAAAGACCCGGCGGCATTGTATTTAGGGGAACAAGTTGCGGGTGTGATAACCGCGTAGCATCAAAACAAAATTATATTGTTGAAGATATTGTACGACCACTTATACGCGAATGTATGCCGGACGCAATCGTGTACAATCCGGGTTATAAGCAGATCGGCACACCAGGTGCACCTGGTTCTTATCAAATAAATACTGGTATATACGAAACCAAAACTCTAAGTATGAATCCGAGAAAGCGCATCATTCGGTCTGGAAATACAAACGTAAGTAGGGCTTATCACGCGAACAATGCATCATACTTACAGGCACGGTGTCGCACTTATCAACAAAAACAAACATTTTCTAAAATGAATGCAACACCAAATCAGTATGTGAATTCAAACGGAGTACCAGTTAACCCAAGCGATTCAGCAACCGGTTCTCAAGTTTATTATTCTACAAATTGCGGTAACGCAGAACGCGTATATCCAACTGCGCTCGATAGTCGCAATTGTCGCGAAACTGTTATTCATAAACCAAATAATGCGAAGTATGGTGTTCAAGGCGCAGTTTCTGCTGGTACACGTCTTGAAAGACTTAAATTAGAAACAATCACCAAAAATGGTGCATCGTTTATGTCTGCATACGGTCACGCCGCAGCAAATGCTGGTAGTTATCACGGTGGAAACCAAGGGGCACCTTATTTCATTAAAAGCAAGGTATTTAAACCTGACTGTAATCTATATAATCGCGCAGTAAAACGACCTCATCTTAAGTGTTAAATGATCCATAAGACATATATTATGCCTATATCTAAATAATACTAGAAATCTTATTCTTTAATATTTCTAATATATAATAATGACTACAACAGTGAAGTCAACACGTCGAAAACGAACACGAAGCAACCATCGAAAAACTCATAAATATGTGATATCCACACGACATTTAGAACAACAGAGTATACGAGATAATTTCTATATGTGGGCAAATTATAAATGGATTAAAGAAGTTCCAAAGACTCTTCCAAAAGAAATGCGATATATTCGTCCTCTCGATAATTTTTCCATCATACAAGAAGAGACATATAAAAATGTAGTATCAATGATACACGACTATATCAAAGATCAAGGCGGTCCAAAAAAATGTAGTGGTAGTGCCCGTCAATTTTATAATATGTATACATCGCTACTCAATTTAAATGAAGAACCGATTTTATGCCATATTGAAGAATATTGTCGAAATTATGATAATATGGTACAGGAAAATAATCTATGGAAGTTTCTGGCTTATATTAATCAAAATGAAATGATCAAATGGGCATCACCAGTAGTTTGGTCAGTTTCATCAGATGATTATGTTTCTGGGAAGTTATCACCACATATATCATCGCCCTCGTTAACGCTATATGATTATCGATTTTACCTTGATGATAAAATACTACAAAATCAGATGAATAATGTGAGAATAAATGTGAGTGCGAAAGAACATTTTTCGGGTGAAGTTATTAAAAATACTGGTGATGATAAGGATGACGAATATACGCAAACAGTCGAATATATGAAATATAAAAAACAAATAACAACCGCGTATCTAAAATTTATTGATACTGTTTTTACAAAATGTCTAGGCTCCGATTATGAAAAAACACATAAAATAAGTGCGCAGAATGTTTTTGATATTGAAGCGGAATTAATGAAAACTATGAACAATATTGATGTACGATATGATAAAAATTATGCTCATATATTCTCTACATCCACACATCCGGATATACACCCTGATAAGGTTAAATTAAAAGATTCTCATCGAAATAAGCGCCGTCGTTCTTGTGCTCAGTGGTCGTCGAATTCAAAGCGTGAAGAAGAGGAAGAAGCTATGCGTGCGAAACCCGCGCATTATGCATTCAATATTCGCGGTGCATCTAGAATATTTATTGATGACTCTATCGCGCATACAGATATTAACTGGCGCGAGTTCGCAAAATATATCGGGTATAAAGAGGAGCAAATTCCTTCCTACTTTATTGCACAGCAAGTTGGTTATCTAAAGACTATATTATGTACACTAAAAAAAGAGTGGGCATCCGATAAATGGAAGAGCTACTGGTTTTTCATTTATATGCGCCAAATTATTTGTTTTCACGACAAATGGCGAGAGATTTATCTCGACTTCAACGATACACTTATTCGTGGGAGAGACACTCATTTTCCTCGTAAATATTTCCCGATAATAGGGCTATCATACACGTTTCCAAAATTTATGGACCACGAATACACCAAACGTTATAAAAATGAAGAAATGATCTCAAAAGTGCGAGAGATGGCTACAACAATAACAGAATGCTATAAAAAACGCATCGAGAGAAATAAATGGATGTCTGCGTATACGAAAAAAGGCGCATTAAAAAAATTAGATACGATTCATTTATATATTGGAGATAATAGCATCACCGCAAATGACCCTGTGCATCTAAACTACGATGAAAAAGATGCCTGGGGTAATTTATTAAAATGCAGTCAATATCATACCAAATATTTAGCAGAGCACTCGGTACTACCCGGTGATTCCAGCGAACGAAAGCTTGATCTAGACGATATCGACACATTAAATTGGACAAAAATGAAATCAAACGGTACGCAATCATACATTGTGAACGCATATTATCAATCACATAACAACTCGGTATATATACCAACCGCGTATATGCATAGTTTAAATATACAGTTTGGTCGTGGATATGAGTACGACCTTGCTGGGCTAGGATATACAATGGGTCACGAATTATCACACGCACTTCACGTTAATAGTCGAGTATATAATCATAAAGGAGTTATCGAAAATTGGTGGTCTCCAAAAGATATAGCCATATATGAACGAAAAATAAATAGAATAAGTCGGCAATATGAACACATTTCTAAAAAATATGGGTTTGTTATAGATGGGAATTTATCGTTATCTGAGAATCTTGCGGATATTACTGGACTAGCAGTATGCGAGGATGCGCTCAACGAATTCCATAATAAGATTCAGGACGATACATTATTTACTGGCGCGTCTTCTTCGACCATAGAAACTAACACGGCTTTTACGCGAGGGTCATCATCTGCATTAATGACTAATCATATGCGGAGAATTTCGTTTCAACATTTTTATACATACTACGCGATACAGAGCAGGGAATTCGCAAGTCGTCGAGAGATTTTAGTCCAATTAATTACGAATCCTCATCTTGATCTTAAAATGCGCACAAATGTACCATTAATGCGTAGTAAAATATTTCAAGATGTATTCGAAATTCGCAAGAGCGATAAGATGTACGGTGATGATCACGATACAGTATTTTAGTATTTCGGGTATTTAGTATATAAATATATTTTGGTAGTTTAGTATAATAATAGTATATAATTTGTGAAAATGGGATCGAACGTTTCTACCGATATTAATGTTACTGCCGCTACAGCTACGCTATCACTTCCCCCAGGAAGTTCTCAAGAAGAAATCGAAAATGCTATAGCGGCGATTCAGAAAAATAAGAAAAATAATACCGCAGACAAAGCGGACAACACAGATGAAGAGATGATTCTTCGTGAAGAGGCGATACTTATTCCAGAAGATACAGAAGATATACATATTGAATCAAATATAACACCAGATGAATTAAAAAAAGAGAATGGTTTACTTATATGCGAAACATCCGATGATACTCCTCCTGCGGCAAATACACGATATGGGAAGGGAAAACATTGGAAGAGAAATCAGAAAAAACAACAGCAAAAAGATGAAACATATAAAATGAACGAAATGACTGTTAATACTAATCCGAACGAACGGACACAAGAACAACGGCGTGCGCAAGTTAGACCGATTATCGATAAATTAACTGAACTTCAAATGAATATGTCTTATCCGGCAATACGTGAATTGTATAAGGTATTAAACCAATTTATTAAAACCGGTGAAGATACTAAATTTAAGATACCTTTCCCTGAATTCTCTCGTAAAATAAAAGGTGAATTATCAAATGCACCTTATATTCCTTGCTGGGTAAAATTGGAAATCGAATAATAATAATAATAATAATAATAATTGTTTTGTATGTTCAAAATACAATATTATCATCAATCCATTTTTTGATGCGAATATTCAATGGTTCCATTATTTTATTCAAACCATCTACATAATTCATATAATATTGCGGGTCTTGCTGCAGTTTCATAAGAGTATGGTAAATAATATCAAAATCATCTTGCGTATACAAATCAGTTATTTTAATAAATATCGTATCAATATTGGATGTGTTTTGCTCCATAATATTATCAAATGGAATACCATGTGAATTGTTCGTATGGTTCTGTTTTTTAACATTACGCGGTAAATCTGACTCGTCATTTATATCATCTGACGCTTTAACTAGTTTAGTTCCGACGGTTTTAATACTATGTTGTTCTGAATTACTGTTGTTGTTGTTGCTAGATCCAGATCCATTACTTAGCCTACGTACGAGTTCGGGACTATCAAGCATCCCTTTGTACATTTGTAATGTATGTAGAATATGTATTTTATCTGTTTGATTGTAAGTGCGTATTAAATTGTTGATTCCAGATTTGGCTAAATCGTGTAATATAGAAAATAATTTCGAGTTAATATTTGGTCCGTGAGTAATAATCGGTTGATTCGAAACATCCGCCTGAGTAGACTGACCATAATTCGGTGATTGATCTAATATATTTTTATAAAATTTACTAAAACGTGAAAATACATTATAGAGATAAAATAGGTCTTCCTTTTTATCATTATTATACCATCGTTTTACATTTTGCGCATATCCAGTCGTCTGAATAAACAAAATATTATTATGTATTGCTAATTTACTTCCGATTGGATAATACGCCAAACAGCCAATCTGTAAAATGGCTTGTAATGGTTCTAATATGGTTTCAAAACGTTCTTTTGTTTTTTTACCACTAAAGTTCCCAATAAATAAGTTGATTGCTTGCATATGTATTTTATATCTAATCATAATACGTATCTTATATTTAGATTACTTTGTTTATCAATTACGATGTTTTATCGCTGATCATCCATTCAACCTTTCACGGTCGTTGTAAAAATATATTTCCGCCAGCAGAATACGTGCTCTGTTTAAAATAAGGAATGTTGTATTTCTCACACCACGCAATACATTTTTGTATATTTTGTTTTTTATACTGTTCTATTTTCTCCGTATTTCTGTGTGATGTTATAATTGAAAGGGTTGATGAAATATTTTCGATTTGTTGAAAACTCAGTATTGCGTTCATTTCTTCTATCTTATTCAAATAGTAAAGATCGTGCTTACGTTGTAATAAAGATTGTATGTGTGGTAGCGAAGTTGATGCCGTATCTGTGAGTGTACTACCAATAATAGACGGAAAAATGCGACATATTTCTTCGATCAATATTGACGAATCATTTAATTTAAAATTTTGACTAATCACATACTTTTCTGAATTAGCAATTCTACTAGTATATGGTTTAATAATAGATACATTTGAATAGTAATAGGATAGTAAATAAAGGATATCTACAGTCGGTTTATGAAAAATATCAAAAATTTTCAAAATAAATGATCCACCCTTTTTCTGCATCGCAAGTGCAAAAAATACTTCTGCGATAATCAAACGTGTCGCGTTGTTTTCTTGATTATTAAAATCGAGTGAAAAATCAAAACCGCCATCTGCCGTTATTATCTCCATTTTATTCTTATATTTTGACGCGCAGTATTTAAAATTCGCAATAGATAGTAAATTTCCCGTTTTATCTTCGCCTGTTTCAATAATAACATTTGGATTTGCTTCTAGAAACGTTTTAGTTTTTTTCCAACCGGGACATATCGGATCATCATTGATTAGGGTCATTCCGTAGTAACGATCGTTACCGTATATGTCGTGATTATATTTATTACTGTATGTCGCGCAACCACCACCACCACCACCACCACCACCACCACCACCACCACCACCACCACCACCACCACCACCACCACCACCACCACCACCACCACCACCACCACCACTGTTAGTATATAAACCAGATGAAGTATATTGCGACGTTAGAGACATTCTCTCGAATATTGTTTTAGATAGTTTTACGTGTTCAATTTCTTTCATATATTCATCGTGTAAATCGGTATTACGCTTGAGTATTTTTACATTTGGCGATAATATAACTGGAGATGGCGTTGATGTTCGAAGATCACAGTATGTATTTGTAAGTTCTTTGTATTTTTTTATTTTACTGTATTCTAATCCTCTAAGATATGATATTGCTTCGATAAAACCACCAGGACCTTCTGCGAGATGAAATGTATTTATTCCTGCATTATAGTCGGGTTCTAACGTAATTGTATCAGAATATTCACGTATTAAATTCGCACCAGATACAATTTCTATCATTTTATAGAATGATCTTGATAATGGGCGAAGTTTACTTATGTTTGTTTTATTGCCTGTTATATTCGTATGAATAAATTCATATGGATTTGTGAATTTTTTTATGTTGTCCCAGTCACTCTGGTATTTTTCAATCTGGTGTTTCATATTGCATAAATGCGTATATATCGACGATGAAATATACGGTGTCTTTATAGAATCAACTTCAGGTTCATAGTTACTCGCGGTGATTTCCAAAGGAATATAATTTCCGTTATCATCCAAATTTATATCTACTTGTGGTAACACAAAGTGATTATAATAAGATAACCCCAATAATAATGACGAATTCGCTGAATTCGCGGAATTCGCGGAGTTAGCTGAAGAAACATTTATATGACTTCGATTATTGTTCGAATTATAATGAGGCATTTTAAATTGGTTTGAAAACATTATTGAATTATTTTTGTTTTATTGCTTTATGAATTAAAAATATTTGTTATGACTACTACTATATAGTAATAACAAATCGTTATAAGTTATTTTCGTGTGTAGAAATATTATTATTATTATTATTATTATTATTATTATTTATCCGATGTTTCCTTCTTTTTTCTGGTTTTTTTAGGAGCTGCTGCTTCTCCTTTTTTCTCTGGTTCAACTGCAGCGCTTGCGCCTGTAGCTGGTTGGTCTGTAGTTACCAACGAAACTTTTTTGGTAATTTTTCGCACAATTTTTGTTTTTGGTGGTTGAAGTGGATTTTCGATACCAGCAGGTATTTGTTCCAATGCTGCAGAACCACTTTCGCCAGTAATATCATTTTTTGCTTTTCTTGACCGTTTTTTCAAACTCTTTTCAATTTGTTCGATCGGCGCAGAAAATTCCGCATTGCTTTCGGCCAATGAAAATCCGGGTTCTTTATCAGCTGCTGCGGCTGCCGCTACCGCAGATGCTTCGGATGCTGCAGCAGATGCAGTTATTTTCAATTTTCGATTTTTAGCTGTAGTTGGTTTCTCAACTAATTTTTGCTCAAGCTTTTCATTCTCTTTCTTTTTAATAATTTCTGCTGCGATGGCTGGTTTAGTAGCAACATCAATTGGTGTAGATGCTCTGGTTATCTTTTCTAATGCGATCTTTTCCGATTCTTCGTCAAGTTCGCCTACACCACCACGCGCGTGTTCTTCTTGTAACCCTGCGTAACTTAAGAAGCTATTCTTTAGTTGTTTCGCATTGATAATACGGTTCTTACGAAATATAAAATACCGATTATAAAATGATATACGTTTTTCTTCAGGACGCATAGATCTCGCACTACCAAAATCATCGTATTTGCGATAACCACTATTACCAACATAATCACTGGATCTCTCTTTTGCGTTTGCGATATCAAGTTCCATCTGATGAAACAAGCTATCAAAAGTACCCGTTCCATCCGGCATTGGCTGGGTTAATGTCGCTTCTGCTTCTTCTTGTGTGACTAGATCAAACCCATAATTTTCTAACAATTGCGTTAGGTAATCAAAGTTAACCAAATATTCTTTAGCACTCTTGTTTATCGTTTCTTGGAAAACTTCAATTTCATACCCGATGCTGCTGCTATCTGGTTGAAATTCATCTTGATTATATTTTTTACGAATAGACCAGATTTTCTTATGCTCACCGCTAGAGTGTACATTATCTTCTTGAGTATTGATCGAATCGTAGACAGTTATTTCTTCACCATTATCAACACCTTCGAGTGCTTGAAATATACGCATTCCGTCAAAACACGTACCTATAAAATAACCGCCTAGTTTGGTGCATTCTGATACGTTTTGAAGGAATGTATGTACCTTCTTTATATCTTCGAAAAAGTAATGAATCGCAAATTGAACAGAGCAAACGTCGAACCCGTCAACTCCTCGCCCATAATGCGGATATACACCCTTTCCTAATATACTCGCATCCCTCGGTCCTTCGCCGAATATTGCTCTCGATATAATTCGGTAACGTTCACTAATCGCTGCTTGCCCGGTTTTAATTTCTTTACTACTATCACCGTGTATAAATATCGCAGGAGGAACGTTACGCTTGTTCTTTTTGGCGTCGAGATAACGAGCGCATACACCATCAAATTTATGTTCTAGATTGTCTTTCGAATAATCAATACCGAATACGAACCCTAATTTTGCAGAAATCCACTTTGGTAAATCACCGCCTTTTCCGACAGCGAAATCGATTAATGTGTTGCCTGGTTTTGCGACTCCTAAAATCAGTTTCCGCTTTACGTATAAATTATGAAAATCTCGCATTCCTTTAGTCAATGATTTCACTTTCGTTCCACCACCCACATCAATACCATCTCCGCTTGTAGAATGATTATAATAAACATCCTCATTCGACAATTGATCAGGAATACCTTCACCAGTTGTGATCATATCGTCCGTAATCGCGTTATGTATTGAATGCCAATTACTGTTTGCAACGTGGTATGCATTGCCGTAATTTTTACCGCCTGCGCGATACTCAGCAGTCTTGTCGTGTCGAACACGTAACGGCGACCATCTCCAATTCACCGGTTTATTTTCGTCATAACTAAATTCAACTATCGTTTCATCCATAATAATATCATTTTCAAGCGTCATCATCTGATGCACTCCGGCTTCATCAGGACACAGCATTATATTACAAATGTGCGCATCATTATCGTAAGGATATGTCGGATAAAACGGCGCTGGTTTATAACTATCACCGCTTGTATCATCACCATAACCATCAGAGCCACCGCTACCACCATATACATTTCCATCGTCATCGACGCCATTCATCTTTCCTTCAATCACAGAAACGCACGGATTAATATGACCGTGTTTTTTTTCGTCATAACCAACCCGAAGAATTAATGTTTTATATTGTTCAACTTGAACGCATTTGGACATATCAACACCAGGTTTGAACATATTACTCACAGTATCTTCTTGCGTTTTGTCCTTTTTAGTAGTAACAAGAAAATCAATCGTATTATGTTGTGCAGGTTTCCATTTAAAGGAATGATTCCACGTGGTTTTATATAATGGTCCAGCAGAGCCATCATTCGGCACATTACTGCCTACACCGTATTCTAATGGCGTGAATATTAATCCATCACACCAATATTCGTATTGCTGTTCATCCTTCATTTTCCGCATTATGGTCGCGCAGCAATCGAAAATCGATTTATGTTGTGTCGATATTTCGAAATTTTTATGTTCAATACGAATCGGTGCTAGAGAATCCGCGCCTCCGGATACTCGTTTAGTTTGTAGGTTCTTAATTACGCTTATTAGCAATGGAAGACGAAAATTCGTTAGAACTTCATCCTCATTCGTCGGGTAGAAAAGACGCGCACGAACATCCGCTTTATGAACATAATAAATATCAAATGCTAAATACAGATTAATGAAGTTACCATTTTTGTTATGTAAAATATGTTCTCCATCAATAAGCGTATTATACAATTTTGTATTCAAAGATACTGCGCCGGTGAATTGAATATTCATATTTGTATCGATGAGATAGATCCTTCCGGTCTTTGGAGCCACGAACAATAATTTCCGCATTCCGTCAGCCTTTTCTGTAACAGAGTATCCTACGCGAATATTTGGCGATTTCGAGTCTGGATTGATCGGCATAATATTTTGCATCTGTAATGTGAATGATGACGGACCAATAAAATGCTTTGGTCGTAACTGTATTCTTCTTCCGGAAGCAGCGGCTTCACTTGTATCGGCTTCTCCACCTTCGCTGTCCGGGTCACTTTCTGCGTCACTACCACTTCCGCTGCTATCGCTATCTTTATCGCCTAATCCTCGTATTCTTTTATTTGTGCTACTGGTTCGCCCGCTATGTTCTTCTGGATGAAGTAACTCGTGATACTTACGCTGGATACGTCTTAATTCAACCGATGAAACCGGATAATTCGTTTCTTGAATACCAGAGAGTACAAGTGTGATTGTTTTTCGCAACTTTTCCATTAGATATTTTGGATGATTAAAAGATGTACCAGGACCGACCAAGTCGTTAATTACTTCGATTTCAATCTCGTATTTTGGAGGGCTATCTAGAACCTTCGCAGCTTCAAATGTCGTCTCGGGTATGTAACGACTCCTGTCGCGATGAGATTCCTTGATCACACTCAAATCAATCTGGAAAGGTAATTCGGGATGCGCCATTGTAGTTCGATTAATGTATCGAAACGTCTTTTTATTATCATTCCACGTTTTCAAAATAGATCTTGCTAATGTCGATGTATTCGCAACACGTTTTTCGCGTTGATAGCTTACTTTGAAATTAAAGTCTTCGAAAACAATCGGCATAATTGTGTTGCTTTCTCTGGAAAGATCTGCACCTTCTGGTTCATCATCGGTATTTCGTTTCGAACCTGGAGTCCTCGCGTACATTTTTTGCGTAAATAATACATATTTTTCGTCTGGTTGATTTGTTTTGCAATATTTTTGAACGTCATTAATTCCGTGTATTTCCGCCCGAATAAGAGATAATTTTGTCTGTCCTGTTTTAGGATCGATAAACTCGTTTTGAATTTTTAGAGAATATGCATTCTTTTTAGAGAAAACAAATCCAGATGCGAGTAACTTTTGTATCACACTATTGAAGTTCTGTTTTGTGATTGGCTGGTTTCCGCGTGTTCCAAACCGAATTTCCAATTCCGGTATACCATCTGTTTTATCCATCATACCGTCTAAATATGATGATACAATATTTGAAAAACCGGTTTGTTTATCTACGGATGATGACGAATGACGATTTCGCCGTATTCCAGCCATATTACCACTATCAGTCGAACCACGATTTCTCGACATTTCACTATATATATGAATAGGAAATTATTTATACCATATCTTATAAATAGTAATTATTGTTTCAATTTAATACGAATATTATCATTTTTATTATATTGTATAATTATAATAATCAGTCATCAGTTATTTTTTAAGACGACATACACGACATACACGACATACACGATAAATGCGACCACATACTGTTCCAGTAAGATATGTACCAACAGGATTGAGTTCATCTGATAGAAAAAAACAAATACAAATGTTAGTCAGTTCTAGAAAATCATACAAGAAAAATAAGTATCAGACGCGTAAACCATTACAATCGTTCAATAGTAAAAGTTCAAATCATATAGTAAATGCGCGCAAAATGTATAATATCGAAAATATATCACCAAATAAAGAATTATCTCATAAAACCGGTTGTAGTATTGTTGCATTACGAAAGATTGTGAGTAAAGGTGAAGGCGCATATTATTCATCTGGCTCTAGACCAAACCAAACGGCTCAATCGTGGGGATTTGCTAGATTAGCGAGTGCGATAACTGGTGGAAAATCTGCAGCAGTAGATTATGATATCATAGATAAAGGATGTGATCATAATAAAAAAGCGTTCATTCTAGCAAAGAAATCACGCCGTATGTATAAATTCGGAAACTCGAAAGTAAAATCTAAACGAGTAAAATTATTTTATTAGTTAACACCGAAATGAAATGTGTACGCGTTGCGCGTTTTATATCGCACTACATATTGCTTCATATAATTCATTCTTTGTTTTTCGTTTTTGTATACCAATCGAACCATATTCTCCGTGTTGTTGATGATACGTTGGTATATCAAGTCGTGTACATATCTCCACTAAATCCGGTAGTTTATAGGCAGATAACGGGCGAATCGGTGAGCTTATGTTTTCCATACTCCAAAATTTATCTCTCATATAATCAATTCGTAGTTGTTTAAGGTTTCGTATAGTCAATTTTTCTTCACCGATTTTCACAATTGATGATTCGTTTGCGAATATGTACATTCCATATTTTCCACGTTTTTTTTCCACCACGAACATATTTGAATCATCATTGTTTCTACCGGTTTCAAACAATTTTCTTCCTTGAATGATACATACCGATAGATTATATGTGAGTGCGATCGCATAAAATGCTTCTAAATTGATGAATGGCTTATTCACAAAGCTATCCTCTATCTTAGATAATGTGAGTTTATGCGGCTTTAATAGTGCCTTTTTTGAACGAATATCCCCAACAACTTTGTATTTGAATGTATTTCCTTCTGTATAATAATTTTCAACTGTTTCAAATTTTTCAATACCATATATCATAATGTATGCACACCATAATAACGAATCGTCTGGTTTTGGATTTAAAAATGTAGAAAATTCCTCGAACAAAATTTCTCTTGTCGCAGTCATACTTGGCGTTTCATTATTATTTTCGCATTCACTAGTGCTCGCAGTAGTTATAATACTATTAGTATCGCCGCGCTCGGTCTCGGTCTCGGCATCGGTCTCGGCATCGGTCTCGGTCTCGGTTTCAGTCTCGGCATCGGTCTCGGTCTCGGCATCGGAGTAGTCATTATTGTTTACTTGTGGCTCATACACAACGTTAGTTGATTTTAGTTGTAGTTCATCACCGTTACGATTACTTCCCGACTTAGATTCGTTAGTTTGAAGTTTATATTCACTAGACTTGTTACTGCCGACGCTGCATCCTCTATCATTATATGGTTGAATAGAGTATATGTTTATACTATTACAAATATAGTCACACGTAAATGAAAATCGATTATACACACAAGCAGTAATAGCCATTATCGATATTACCGAGCTCATATTATATAATCACAATAAATACCTTTATTACAATTACTTTGATTTCGATTCAAAGTATTCTTTTGATAATTGCTTTTTTTGTTCTTCAAACTCATTTAAATGTTTTTCTTGTGCATTTACGTAATTAATATATTCTTCAAGTTCAATAAGCGAACTATCACTAAGCTTAGTAATATTAATAAAAATACCATTCTTATTTTCATTTAAATTTGTATTCTTTAAATGTAAAATCCTAAGTATCTCAATTTGGTGAAATATCGGTAATGATTCTAGACTATCTTTAAGTTTCATAAGATAATTTGTTTTCCACTCAACTTGTTGCGCGATCGTGCATAGTTCATTCATTTTTGATAAACTCGCAATTGCAGTTGGTATATGCGGCATTGATGAACTCATTATGTGAATAAAAATAAATGAATATGATATATTTATGTTTATAAGTAAGAATATGTATTTATATGTTGTTATTATTTTATTTTTCGATTGTATGCGCGTTTTGGTTTAATAACTTGAATATCGCTGTGTTCATTTCCACTAATGATCGTGTCTGGTATTTTTGGCGGCGTTTCTGGAGCCGGGGTTGCTTGCCTGACCTTCCTTGTAGTAGTTTTATGAATCTCTACTGGCTGTTTATTCACGATGACTCCTGAATCTTCTTCAACATTATGAGATGGTTTCAACAAATCAATATTGTTATTTCCAGTGATCCCACGAAAAGACGCGTCATTATGATTAGAATAGTCAATATTAATAAGTAATGCGATAATCGTTACGTGGGTGTCGTTTAATACAAACCTTCTACCAATAATTTCTACAAATAGTGTGTCTCCTTCTTTTACGGTAGTGAATTTATCAGAAGAGTTATGTACATTATTGTTCATATTCATATCTCTCGAGAGAAACACTTCGATAGGCGAAATCGAGCCTGGACGTAGTCCTTTCGCGATAGCACGCACGCCAGCCTGAGTGATCGTTTTTACAACACATAATATTTTTGTTTGTTCTTGTGGTAGACAAATTAAGCAAGATATATCGATATCAAATATGATGTTTCCGCCATTCAATCTACCACACGAATGTTGGATGATTCGCGTCGATTCAGGACATACATACCCTTCAATTGAACATTTTCCATCCATCATCATCGATACTTCCCTGTTCAATATTTCCTTTATATTTTTTGAACGCGCGATTCGATGAAACGGAATAGTTATGTTTCTTGATATTCTAGCTGAATGAAACAACGACGCGTCACAATAATCAGTTATTACCACGTCATCGTATTTGGTCTCTTTGGTCTCTTTCTCTGCACATTTATTATTTTCAACATTTGTAGAGTTAACTACTGGTATTTCATCATCATTTTTATTTGTAGATGGACTAATTTTCAATTTTCGTTTCATTTTTGTATTGTTATCAGTTACGGCGCATTTCGACGTTGATGGTAACATTACAAAATATATACAATAGAATTACCAGAGACTATATCATATTATAATTTAGTTTTATATTGTTATCAATTTTATCAACGTATATATATAAATTTAGTTTTATACATTATCACCTTGATATTCATAACATAAATACTAATTATACGAGTTCAGCAATTACGGATATTGCTTCATCGCCGATTTCGAACCGTTGTCCGATTACCCTGACTTTTATTTCGGATTCTTCTTGTAGTCGAATAAATTCTGGTCTATCATAATGATGATCTCTCGCTATAAATGCGATGATTGGTGTTTTTGGTTCATTTAAAACCGCTCGAATTCCTGCTAAACTAATGTTTTTAACTACACACGTAAATACCATGCCTTCCACGAGCGAACACGATTGACATTCATATACAATATCGAAGATTGCGTATTTACCATATAAATAACCGTTTGAGTATGTTAGTATTCTCACACTCCCTGGTCGTATAAATCCCTCCGCCATACACTTTCCTTCCACTACCTTCGAGAGAATATGCTCAAGTGTATCCTTTATATTTCTCCCAATAATACGAAAAGGAACACGAAGTTTGCGTGTTAATAAATTTGTTGTGTATATACCGAAGCGCGCTTTTGATTGCATATTACTCGATGACGATAATGCAGTACCTGATACAGATATCCTAGATATAGCTGCGTTAGACGATGCGGACGCGCTAGAAGAAGCCGGTATTGATTGTTTTTCAGACATTTATTATTGAATTGTAAACTATTATCTATAATAACATTATACTTTTTATATATTAAATTTAATGAATATAAAATATTAAATTTAATGAAAAGTAATGAAATGTCTGGAATCTAATGTAATCTTTCAATATCACATAATAATGCATCTCCCGGCGAAAAAAACCATTTTTTACCATTTACGCGAGTAGCATTAAATAATCGTAGTATAAATTCCTGAAATACACATAATTCCCTCTGGGTTCGCGTAGACGTATTTTCAGCAGTCAATTTATGTTCATCAATGTCTATATCTGAATTCATAGCTAATAAGCTATTAAGTAATGCTATAGTGTCCGCTTTACCAGATTGGTCGCATCTCGCACCTTTATCTCGCTTCTTTTTCATCATCTTCATTTTAAATATGAGATACTTATTTTTGAAGAATGTGATAAATCCAACAATATCACTTATATTTCTTGTATTATACGATAATCGTGATGTTATTAAAGCGTTAAAATCGCGCCGATCCTCGTGTTCCGATACGATCCATTGGTCCGATTCGTATTTCAAAATAATAAGCTCGTAATCATTCGGTTTTTTTTCATTAAATACCAACAAACCGTAATCTTCTGGTACTGTTGCTGATGCCGATGCCCCCGATGATCCCGATGCGCCCGATGTTGCTGCTGCTGCTGCTGCTCGTCGTCCACTCAATTGTCGTCGTAATAATTGTTGTGAATAATAAGATAATAACTTCTGTTCAAATTGAGATAATGGTTGCACCATTGTTACAACAGCCCCAGTTGACTTTTTAACAAACATAGAGTTATTGTTTTTACGGTAAAGATAATTTACCAATTGAAATGTTCCATTAAAATGTAAATACTCTACTATATTTTCGATGATGAGATCGTGTTTTTGTTCATCGCTTATACGCAATTCGGAAATTTGTTGCATGTATCGTAAAACTTTTCCACAATAACAATACCATTTGTCTTCTTGTTCTTTGTTTGGCTTTTCGTATATGCGATTACATTCTTCGTATGTATTATTTAAGTCAATCAACATCTCTTCGACCGCTCGGTCATTTTCATTTTTTTCTTTTATCTCACTACTTTCTGGATTAGAAGTAACTTCACTACTCTCACCGGTCGCGCCTGTCGCGCCTGTCTCTAACGGCTGAGTATTCTCCATATTTTGTAACATCCGTTCAGTGTCCTTGACTACTTCATCAATATTTGATTTACCACTCATAGTCGCCGGTACAACTGTATTTTTCAATACAGTTTTTGTTATACCAGTATGATCTTCAGTTAATTCTTTTGGAAGTCGATAATTCACAGTTTCGTGTTTATAAGGTATCGGAACACTGCGATCGTGTATACTACTTCTAATATCAGTTAACTCTATAGGTTGAAACATATAATAATTCCCAATATTCACAACATGACCAATACGTCCATACTTATCGTGAACATATTCGTTTGGATCTGTTACCATTTGTGTTAGTGCTAAATTTACTTGTGATAACGGATAATGACGCGTCGCATTTATATCCGCAATTATATCAATCTTTCTGTAAAAAAATGACTCTTTGAACTGGTTGCGTATCTTGTGTATGATTTTATCTATGTTCATAGACATAAATTTTTCATTAAATGTATCAACACGAACATTACCACGGGGTTTTTCGATTTCATCATCATTTGAATCATTGCCGCCTTCATCAATACTATCATCACTACTAAGACCATATAAATCTTCTTGATCTTGAATTTGAGCACCGTTTGAAAATGTCGGTCTACATACATAGTCACATCGTTCCATATAATCACATAATGCAGTATATGGTCTCGCCCCTATTTGATATTCTATTTTCTTGCGCGATGATAATTTTTGATTCACAGTTCGATTCAACTGCGCTGCCGTTTGAGTATTGTGTTGAATATTCAAGAGACAGTCAACTGCTGACTCTCTTAGCGCTCTTGAAACAATACCGATTTTTACTGCCTTGAACTCTGATAATCGATATAGATAAAGATCAATCGCCTCTACGTCCGCAGTTGAGAGATAGGTTCCGTATAAATATAATTCGACATTTCTTTCTGAATATGGTAAACGTTTGTGACTACAATTTCGTATGGCTCTTCCAATAATTTGCTCTAATAAATTCATATTATACCAGGGCTCTAAGATATGCACTTGGCGAATGTTTTTAAAATCTAGACCTTCTGCGCCTGCGACTGATATAATTACCACTTTCACCTTTTCACCATTTATATTATCTTCATTCGTTAGCGCCTTTAATTCGAATAGATTATCCGGTGATATGGATGGATCACCCGTTATCACCGAATATCGTGCCGGTCGAAACGGTAATGTGGGAAATTGAACAGCGTGCTGTTTTTGTTGTAGAAACGTGATAGCGTCTATATTTGGAACCGGTTTTGTTCTAAAAAACGATGAATTATTGGTACTCGCACTATACCGCGTGAAGCCCAACTCTTCGAGTGCGAGTGCTATAGGAACAACACCTCCGTCAATATATTGACTATATATCAGTATGATTCCATCACTCGATACGACTTTATCACATATATTCTTTATTTTCGAAGAATATAAACCTATATTATTTGGTGCGAAAATACGATAAGATGTTGAACTATTGCTCGCAGCTAATTCATTACCATCCGAATCATATAACTTTGGTAACTTGAAGTTACGTATAAATTCTGGTCGATATTCAAATTCGCGGCGCATTGGCGGATTTCCAGATTCTGTATAACTCATTATATTGCGTAATCCTTCTTTTCCAATACACGACGCGATCTCTACTTCTTGCGTATTATCTGAAATATGCTCAAATAATGATGGATGTGGATAAACAATATTCAATGCTTCAAGTGGTCTTTGAACTGCTGCATAACCAATCGTGTCCATATTTTCAAATGAAGGGAAATTTTCAGAATCAATGACTATCGCATCATCTATTAAAGTTACTCCTCCTTTTGCTGCGCCAGGTTTAGATTTAGATTTCTTAGATGCCGCATCCGCAGCCGCAGCAGCACTACCTGTATGTTCTACGTCTTCTACATCTAGGGCGGCTGATGCTGATGCTGCTGCGGCGGCTATCGCCTTTCTACGAACCGCAGCAGTTTTTTTAAAAATATAATTAGATTTCATATCGGATACAATATATTTATACGCAACTTCCTGTATCGCTCCAACATTAGTCATATATACATCAATATGTTTTATAGGCTGGTCGATGTGACGACCATTCATTTGTCGACGCGGATATTGACGTATCGGTGCACCTTCATCATCATTTGTCTGCTTCAATAATGAAAACTCGGGTGAATGCTCGGCGGGAAACACTCTGTATGGAAAAGTGTAAGGATTTTCGCCCCTAACAAATGATAAATACCCGGTAGCCTTTCGTATAAGTAACTCTTCACCAACTCTTTTACCATTTTTATCCAATAAAAAATTACCTTTCTCATCAAATACATCACTAATATCGATAGTTGATCGCTTATCATTTATATTCATCAAATTAATGAGCCAAATGATTTCCTTGTAACTATTATACATTGGAGTACCCGACAACAATAACAATCTCACATTGTTTACCTTTGTTACTATCTGGTATAAAATTTTAGAAACACGCTTGTCTTTGTTATCATCTGTTACGCGAATATTATGAACTTCATCAATGATAATAAGCGTATTCGCGAATATTTTTTTAAGTTTAACGACTGATAAGTTTTCAATCGATGCAGCTTCTATTGCGGCTTGTTTCGCGATCGTTTCCGCAGATTTTCGCCCGCGTTTTGCAGGACCAACATCTTTTTTGTTCGCAGCGGCGTTTGTTCCTAAACTTCCTTTTAGTTCATTCTTTTTCCGAGATTTGCGAATCTCGTCGATAGCAATATCGTCGGACGAGATACCAGTGCTAGATGCGTTATTTCGAACATAATTGGCGAATTCATTATATCCAAAAAATAAATAATAAGAATTAATTAGGCGCTTTATCTGTTTGATAACTCTTTCTCTAGTTAATCCTTTCATATGCATTGGATTAATTTCTTTAATAAACTTGTTTCCAGTACACGCACGAATATTCCATATTCCTGGTTCAATTTCTTTGAGTTCTCGTTCATCAAATAATTGTAACCGGAAATTTTCTTGCACATTCGGAGACGCAATCACGATAATTTGCTGTGTTATTCCCATCTGTTTCATATAATCACGCATTTCCTCTGCAACACTGATTGCAGAACACGTTTTACCTGTTCCTAAACCGTGATAGAGTAGTAGACTATTATAGGGTGTTTCTACTGATAAGAAATTTCTCACGAATTGTTGATTTGGTGCTAATTCAAATTCTGCATTACACATCATTTCTGCTTTTTTTTCGACATCTTCGTCATTGTCTACATCCATTTTTGTATCGAAAAATTCTTTACGAAGTGCGATCTTCATATTAAATTCTGGATCATTCAATGATGGATATAAATGTTGATAATAATTTGGTGCACCTGATTCAGAATCCGATCCCGATCCTGATCCCGACGCCGATCCGGATCCCGACCCTGACTCCCCCGACGCTGACTCCCCCGACGCTGACTCCCCCGACGCTGATTTATTCTGTTTCGCGGTTAATTCATCGTGCTTCTTGATACTGAGATGTTCCAATAATTCTTTTTTGAATAACAATATATTGTATTCTTTGCTAAAAGGATTGTTTATTTCTTCCGGTTTTAAACTGGTAGAACCATCATACACTTCCTTTGTGAGGTTTTCTATCGATTTATCTATATTTGAACCATCTGTATTCTCTTTTTTTTCTTTAGAACCTCGTTTTTTTTGTTTTACTAATAATTTAGACTGAACTTGACCCTCACTCTCCGCCGCTGCCGCAGGCGCAGGCACAGCCATAGTTTCTTTTATTGGAACTTCACCGACATTAGACGCCGACGACATCTTAAATGTATACCTTTATATATGTGAATAATAATACTTTAATATATTTGATATTTTTTTAGTATATTATTAATTTTTTCAATGATCGCGATTTTTTCTAAATTATACGGTCTTATCGAGTGAATACAATCGTCATACGTCATCCACTTCATCAGTCCAACTTCCATTATGTCGTGTGCCTTTTTCGGCTTTTTATCTAAATCAACCATCGCAAGAAAATATTTCTGTTTATAACACTTCATATCTGAACCCATAAAGATCTCTTCAAATGGTAGTATATTTTGAATAATATTATCACACGTTATATCATATCCTGTTTCTTCTAAGCATTCACGAAGAGCACATGTTAGGTCTTTCTCATTATAGTTTCTGCGTCCTTTTGGAAATCCCCATTCTGTTTCACTCCATCTCGTATTCGAATCATTTATAAATTGTTGCAATGTTTTACGTTTGCCGTCCTTTGTCCGTATTCCTGATACGATTTGGTTATATTTTTCACATGATATAGATTCTTCATTCTTATATTGACTACCGCGTGTATATTCTCCCCATAATAGTTTCCATAACTGATCAAACGTCAGTTGTATAAGATTATCTTTTTCGTAAATAGTCATTTCATCTATGATGCGCTGAATATATACTTCATCATTTAATGAGTATTTACCTCTTACAAAATCAACAAACCCAAAAGAATCACGACGACGAATCATCAAAAATTCCGGTCCTTGATGTCCGCTTCGAAACGCGATTATACCTATACTCGTAACCGGCGATCTACAATTGTTATATAAATGATTTGTTCGATTGCAATTATTGCAAAAATGCTTTGCTGTAGTTGCCGACGCTGCCGATGCTGCCGATGCTGCCGACGCTGCCGATGCTGCCGACGATTCCGCCAATGAGTCTTGCGATTTATTCATCATAGTAAGTGCATCATAATCATCTTGAATTCGGGCATTCTGCATTTTTCGATACTGAACCGCTTCCACATACGATAACATAATCTTCGGATTGTCTATAAATTTTGTAGCCTGTTTCGTCTCAGCGGGTAATGGTTCAGAATCTAATACTATATTATGCATATGATAATGTTGGTGGTATTTTTCAATTGTAGCATTTTCTACTTCTGATTCCATCACACTTTTTAATATTTATGAGTCTCGTTTATTCGTCTCAACGTTTATCTTATTATGTGAATCTTTTTATATTATTTGATATATTATGGTTAAACTAGATGCATCAATATGGGGACCGCATTATTGGTTCTTTTTAATGACTACTGCTGTAAATTATCCAGACCATGTAAATGATGTTACGCGTAAAAAATACTATGATCTTATACAAAACTTCCCAATGTTCATTCCTGATCCAGAAATGTCTAGTGAATTTAGTCGAATGTTAGACAAATATCCAGTTACTCCATATTTAGATAGTCGCGACTCTTTTATTCGATGGGTTCATTTCATTCATAACCGTTATAATGTTATTTTATTTAAAGATGAACTATCATTACACGACGCACTTCAAAAATATTATCTACATTATCGCCCAAAACCAGTACAGATTTTAGAAGAATTGAAGTACCGAGAGAAGCTAGTTTATTTTATTATATTGGTTGGAATGGGGTATGCAGCATACTATTATCATAATAAATAATAATATTATTATAAATGTATAAACCAATGTCTCACCGAAAGTCCCCAACAAGACCAACATTTCGTGATGATGATGACTCTGATTACTATGATATTTCACCATCATCGCCTAGATACCCATCAGTAGTAATTACTGAATATAATAAATTACTTAATGATCCTGATGTAGAGGAAGGAAGAGAAGCAATGGGTAAACTTGGAGAGATTTTAGCACGTGTTCCAAAATTGGGTGCGACAAAAGATGAAATCAATAAACGCAATAAACTTATACACAAATATGAAGCCACCATAAAAAAACACGAAACCAAACTTAATAATTTTAGAAATGCGACTATACGTTACAAAAATTATAATCCCAATCTAAAAGGTGGTTCGCGTAGTTATAGAAATAGTAACCGACGCCAACGCCAAGAAGAAGAAGTTAAACGATTCAGCGATAAAATTAAAACATTAATGGAAAGCCCATCTCAATACGGCGATAACAATCGTCTGTCTCGGAAAGAACAATCCATTAAAAATATAAAAGTAAAAATATATAAAAAATTATTGAAAGAAAATGGTGGTACGAAAGAAGATTTACCAAAAATGGCGATGAAACAAACCGATAGACGCAATAGAAGCAATAGAAGCAATAGAAGCAATAGAAGCAATCGTAATAGTACTCGTAGCTTTAGAAGATAGGTTGTATGATGAATACATTATTTTAGGTATAATATATAACTTACCAAAAATACTTTATGATTAAATTGGAATATATTGTATTTATAATCACTGCCGTATTAATCGCAAATACGTATTATGATGGACGTATTATACGAATGTTTCAAAGTAACCAAAAATTTATAAAAATGGCTACATTTGGGTTTATTGGATTATCGTTATTTCTTTTTTTAAAGAAAAATCCTGAAAACTCTAGACAATTGCTTTTTCACGCAAATGATATTATTAAATATATGCCTATAAGCAAAGGTACTGCAGATATGATAACACCGTTTTTTGATTTTACAAATAATAAATCATTTTTAAACAATGACGTGAATATGTTACCGCAGCATCAAGCAATGATGACTTCTTATACTTCAACTGGTGGAGGCGCAAATATGATAAAAAATACGCAAATTTCTTCTCAAAACACCGCCGCAAATGCGGGTCGTCCTATCGCAAATGAAAGAGGAACAACCGCAGCTGAGAGAAAATTGCTGAATTCAGGCAAAGGTTCAAGCAAACGAAGTGTTAGTGAAACGAAAAAGAAATATGTTGCAGCTCAGCAAGGATGGAAATGCGGCGATTGTACGCGTCAATTACCTGCGTGGTTTGAGGTCGACCACGTAATCGCACTAGAACACGGAGGCTCGAATCACGTAGATAATTTAGTAGCATTATGTCGTGATTGTCATGGAAAAAAAACTGCGATGTCGTTTTTATGAATTATCATATCGTGATTTATATGAATTATATTATATTCATATAAATTAAGCACGTAATAATGGAAACTGTTCCATTCGAACTAAAAAGTTTAATTGAATACATACCACTTTGTATTATTATTATTATTATTATAATTTCGACGTTAACTTGGAATGTTATTACAGATAAAATTCAATACTTGGTAACGTTGATATTTGTTTTTGTATTTGCGGTTTATTTGTATTTGGGCGATTCTATTTCGGTATCTAAATGGAAAGGGTATCAGACTGCGGTACCTAATAACAACCCCAATCAATATATTTTACCAACTCAGCAATTAATAACATTGCAGCAATTAATAACGAATATCACTTCTGCCGAAAATATTACGAAAATTATGATGTTGTTGTGTTCAATCGTTTTCATTGCGATTGGTATATATTTTGGTGTGAAATCTACAAAATACGATAGACCTCAACCGTTAAATAATGGCGCATTATTTATAACAATCGGGTCTATTTTCACTGGATTAAGTATTCTTGCTGGTATTTATATACTTATAACGATATTTCGTGATAATGATAATGCAGCAGATGATAATAAAAATAAAGTTATTGTACCATTGTCTTTTATCGGAATAATAATTGGTGCATATTTTATAATTACTGGTACAAATATAGATAAAAATATAAAAAATGGAACCCCAATTGATAAATCAAAGGAAGTTACTATCGATTATAAGAGTTTGAATTTAGTTGGTGGATTATTATTTCAAATCACAGGTATAGTGGCTTTATTAGCCATTACATATTTTCTTGGTATATTGCATTCTCAAGACGTCATTCATCGGGTATTCCGATTTATTATTACTCTAACATTATTTATCGCAGGTGTGGCTATTTCGGCTAAAGATGGTAAAGATTCGGTTTATATTTCTCATGGTGCGATATATCTTATTCTCTCGTGCGTTGCGATCTTTTTATGTATTGGTGAATTAAAGAAATTTGAAACATATTGGCGAAGTGGCTTATTTTTAATATTCCTTTTAATTGGATTATTTTTTTGGAATTTGGCGATTAGTGGTGATGAAATGAGTCAGAAGGTAGATAACGATTACAGTCAGGGATACATTGAAAACGACCCTACAAACATAAGATATACTCTTTATCAACAAATAAAAAATGAAGCAAATGAAGAATATAAACGGACCTATAATAAAGATCCATCTTCAAGAAATATAGATCCATCTTCAGATGTCGATACTAATTTTAAGACAATCGTCGATAAAAAAATAGCAAAATTAAAAGAGACTGAAAAATCAAATGCAGCTTTGAATTTCACAGTGACTTTGATATCACTTTGTTTAGTAATTTTGATGACTGCATTTAGATACGTTAAATATCAAATTACCGATAAAGATTTGTTACCTCAGGGTCTTCGGGAAGCGGTCGGGTTGGCAGCGGCGGCGGGAGCGGCGGCGGGAACTAAGTTTCCTAAATCTGGTTATCTTACGAATAACCGAATAGATAATCTTACCGCGAATGATTGGAATGATATCGTATCATTGAAAGATTCTATCAGAACCGCGGCCGGACAACCTCAACGGTCTGTAGATTTTAGTACAACTGTCGTAACTTTTGCTTCGTTATCTAGATGGAATATGTTTGGAGCGGTTGTATTGATTATATTATGGGTAATTGTGATTTACATGTATGTTACTACTTCACAAAAAACAGACGAATGGATAGCCACATCGTTTGATGCAACAATGTATTCAAAAGTAAAAGAATTACTTGGTGCTTTTTTTATTACGATACTCATCGCTTTATCAGTTGCAGCAGTATTATTAATTCCAGTGGTAAAAGAATTTTCTTCAAGTGGTATCGATAACTTATTAAAGTTCGCAGAATCAATACAGGTTTGGCAATGGACGTTGGATCCTAGAGTTGATAAAGTTAAACAATATGGAGGTGGCGCTTTTATTGCATTAGTATTGTGGATCTTAGCAATGATTCCAGTATGGATATGGTTATCAAAAAAAGGTAACACATTACCAGGTGGGTTAATCTTTTATACGATTTTAGTAACTCTATTTTTCTGGTTTTTCAAAGGAGTCATATATACATTGTGGGGCGCCACACTTGATCCTGAATTTAATTTAGAAACACGTATTATTCGGTATTTTCGCGCGATATTAACCACGCTATATTTAATTCCATTATCTGCGTGGACTCTTATAAAATGTGTGATTTGGGGTTTACTTGTTATATTCACAGTTGGAAAAATGGATAATATAAAAGAAGGTCTAACGAATGAACTTGAAAAGTTCTGGAAGATTATGCTTGGTACAAAATTGACTCCTAATGATGATCTTCGGTTTTTTGGCGGCTTATTCGGTAGAGAGAAGCCAACCCCTAGCGACGTCACAAGCGTTAAACCTATAATAAACCCACTGATAGGACCCCCTAATCAAATCCAGCCGTTGCCTACAGATGACTCTGCGGTTACGATTGATCAAACAAAAGTAAGTCTAGTAACTAAATTGATCAAAACCATCATTATTATTGTATCTTGTATTATGGTGATTCTTACTATTATATACGGGTTTTATCAATTCAAGCAAAAATCAGTCACAAGCACGTCAACCGATGCAGATGGAAACGTCTCTTCATCGTCATCAACAACCGGACTTGACCCCGCGACCACTACATTTATATATGTGATATTGGTTGTAGTTGGAATTGCTGGTCTCGTTGCATTTTTACGAGATAAAATGAATAAAACCGGCGCAGAAGACCCAGAAAGATTAATTTTCGATGATTTAAAGCCAGAGGATGCGAACAAGCCAGGTCGTCAACTCACATTCGCAGTTGTACACGTACTATACGTCGTGTTTATGATTATTGTATGGATTTATGACCGAGATGGCGAGTCTGATAATAAAATGTCCATATTAGGAATGGCTATATTGGGTTTTATTATATTATTATTTCATTTTTGTTTAGAAGTAGCGGATACGAATGATGTTGCGGATAAAATAGGCACAGAGAACAATATTTCCTTATTGTTTGAAAATATACGGTTTCTTGTGAATGTTGTATTTTTTGTTCTGCTCATTGTGCTTTCTTATTATAAACTTTATGCATTAATGGTTCTCTTTATCATAGTAATGTTTATGTTTCATTTATCGAAATCAAAATTAGGTATTCTTATATTAAAACTATTATGGCTGTGTATCATTTATGTCCCGTGTTTAATACTTGATGCGATTGTCGGCGGACGAAATATGCTCGGTTCTACAACTCGCCCCATTTGGATTATTTTAATTGTTGAGACAATTTTATTGATTATGTTGTTTGGTTTGCCTTACTTGATAAACAAAGCGGGTGTTTCAAAATCACAGATTATTTTAGCGCCGGTACCATTAATGAATCAACACGATACAAAATTAACTACCGAAAGCAGCGAAATTTTTATATTCCATAATACCGCAATGAATCGTAGTGATGCAGATAATGATGCAAACTGTCCGCCAGAGGAAAAGAAGCGTTATAGTTATTCTATTTCTGGGTGGTTTTGGTTGAATGATACTATTACGAAAACAGATAAGGATATGGTGATATTCGATTTCGCAGGTGTTCCGACAATAACATATAACCCAAGTACAACTAATTTTAAGGTTTCTTGTAACGCAGTAGGCACAGATGGAACTGTTTATGATGGAAATGCTAAGAAGATCGTATATCAGTCGATCGATAAAGATATTGTGAACACTAGCGAATACAAAGAATTCGTTATGTCGAACGAACTTCAGATTATAAAGCAAATACCTCTTCAAAAATGGAATTATTTTGTTATCAATTATGACGGGAAGACAATGGATGTATTTTTAAATGATGAATTAATCGGTAAAAGTGGATTTATTATTCCAAATATCACAGTGGAGCGTATCACAAGTGGTGAAAGCACAAATAGAAGTGGTCTTAGTGGTAATATTTGTAATGTAGTATTTAATAAACAGCCGATGACTTCAGAGCAGATACGGTGGACATATAATGCATTGAAAACACTGGAACCACCACTTGTTGGTACGAAAACTGTAGCTGACGATGTAAATAGTGGCGTTGAAACTGATGTATATTCACAATAATAACTAGTTCTAGGTTTTGTATTCTAGGTTTTGTATTCTAGGTTTTGTATTCTAGGTTTTGTATTCTAGGTTTTGTATTGTAGATTTTATATTTTATATTATATATATTTAATAGTATATATAATCAATCGTATATAACATAGGTATACAGAAATGAACTCGAAATTGGTTTTGGCTGTAGTAATCATATTATTATTGTTGTATGTTATTTTTAAAGCATTAACTACAAGTTATGCAACTTTAGGAACAATGCAACCATCAAAAAATGAAACAACGCTTTCAGGAGATAATCTCCCAAGATCGATTAAAGTAAATAGCGCGGTTTCTGTATGGTTTTATCTGAAAACTTGGGTCGGAGGCGCAAACATTATACGTTTCAAAAATGCTACAGTCGACATTATGTCTGTTGTTCTTCATACGGGACGTAATAATGTTATAATTAAACCTCGTTCAGATACAGCTAGTGGTAGCACATGCGATATTTCCGAGTTTCCTTTACAGAAATGGGTAAATCTTATTATTAGCTTTAACGGTGCTGCGATGGATGTTTATTTAGACGGTAAATTAGTAAAGTCGTGTGTGGTAGATCGTGGATCCCAATTAAATGAAACAACCTCTATCATTTTAGGAGATAGTTCTGCGAATGATTTTGGGTTTATCACAAACGTTAAATTAAAAGCGAATCCCATTCCCCCGCAAGAAGCCTGGGATATATATTCGCAAGGTTATGGTGGAAGCCCTTGGAGCGATTTATTGAATAAATATAAATTGAAATTAAGCTTCTTGGTTGATAATCAAGAACAAGTTACGGTATCCACTTAATATATGTTTCGCATTATTGTCTGATGTATATTGTTAATCTGTATGTTAATATTATTATTAATAGTAAATAATAATAATAATTCGTGATGATTATATATAGTATTATATATAGTAAATAATATACATTTCGAATATAAAAGAAAATGAGTAATAGAGGCGAATCAGGTATGATGGATAATATCACATCAGATTTTTCTAGTTCAAGTGAAGCTGGGCTATCAAGCGGTGGTTTTGGTTTGAAAGAGTTTATGGAATCAAATAGTTATGTAGCAAAGTTTGCATTTGTATTGATGGTCTTGATCGTGTTTTCTATTTTGATGAAGGTAGTTGTTATCGTGTTATCCTATTTTATGTTACCGTCGCTTAGCCCGTATGTATTAGATGGAACTGCGAGTGGTGATAGTCTGCCTATATATGTACCACAAGATCCAGCATTAAGCGATTCCATATTTATATCGAGATCTATGAATGAGAATGGAGGTTTAGAATATACGTGGTCCGCTTGGTTTTTAATAAATACTCCACCAAGTACTGTTGATAAATATTCAAGAATATTTAGTAAAGGTGGCGAAGGATCAAAACATTCAGTAACCGGTATCTATTATCCAAATAATGCACCAGGATTATATATTAAGGTTACTGAAGATGTTAAGATAAATGATTCTGCGCGCAATGATACAGGAAAGAATATAACTTTGGTAGCGGTTGTTGATGTGAATGGTAAACAGAATGCGGGGGCAACTCCATCCATCGATAATATGAATGAGCAACTTGTTGCTACTGATATACCTATGAAGAAATGGGTAAATGCGATTATTCGCGTCACAAACAATGTTATCGATCTTTATATAAATGGACGCTTAGTTCAGAGAAAAAAAACTATAGGAATCCCAGTTCAAAATTATGGTAAAATAAATATTGGTGAGACAAAACCGGCTGATAAATTCAACGGATTTATTTCTACTATCCAATATTTTAATTATTCTATTGGTGCGAATAAGATTTCTAGTATTGTAGACGAAGGACCGGTATTAAAAATGGTTGGAGGTGAAGGTGCTGAAAATGCTGCAGCTAATAGCGCAGGTACTTATTTGTCGAATAACTGGTTTTTGCGTTAATACTACTAATTCACTATCACATTACTATACTATCACAATAATATACTATTACTGTGATATTATTACGTTGAAAATATTCTATATACATCACTACGTGTGTTAGAATAAAATACAATATATATAAATATTAGTTACTATGACTACACCTACTTTAACAAATTTTGTTGTTCCATTTAAAAGAATCGGTGATGGTACATTTAATTTAGTTGACCCATCATCAAATAGTCCAGGGGTATTCACATATACGATTATTAATCCTGATTCTAACAATCCTATCGCAACTGTTATAGGACGGAATGTGACTATATATCAAGTTCTTGGTACGTGTACGGTAATCGCATATCAAGAGGCATCCGGAAGTTATACTTCTGCGAGTATTTCTACTACGCTTGAAGTAAAAAAAACTCTTCCAATAATTACTAATTTCATTATACCATCTAAAATATATGGAGACCAGCCATTTGATATCGTAGACCCGACTTCAAATAGTAACGGTGCTTTCACATATTCAAGTGGAAGTACTAGTGTCGCAACAATCGTTAATAAGCAAATAACAATTGTTAATGTCGGAACTAGTATTATCACCGCGAGCCAAGCTGAAACGTCAAATTTCGATACTCGCGATATTTCATTCGCATTTGTTGTATCTCCATCACCTCCTACGTGGTATCCCAATTTGACCCAGGATTCGAATGGTAACCTAATTATTCCTACCGTCGTATCTGATAATAGTTATCGAGTAATATTGAATACAAATTTCACATTGAATCCGGTAGATGTTGCTAGATTACCTCCTAATATTCTTTCTACTCGTCCCACCGGTGTTGGCGTGCTTCCTTTGATCGTAATTGGAACGAATAATCAAAATCCGAATAATCCGATTCGTTATTCATGTCCGGATAATAATCACGCGGTAACTATTGTTCCGTTATCTACGACGTATCAAACAGCATCGCAAACTGAACAGTATGACTCTAATAGATTAATGAATTATAATGATGTATTAATTATTAATGGATTAATTGATGCGAGTAACACGATTATACGAAATGCTACTTCGCTTGTTCTTAACATATATATCACACAAGATGCCGGTTCATACAACGGAATACCGTATGCGTCAAAGAGTGTATTTTTTCCATTAACTTTAAATGCTGTGCCTACCGTTATTTCATTGAAACCACAATCTGATATATCAAGTGTTCTGCTCGGACCTGGCGGTAGCGGATATACAATACAGCGAGAGTATTTACAATTGTCTATTGATTTACCGTTTTCCGAATTCATGACAACCGATCGAAAATTAATAAATAGTAATGATTTCGATAATACAAATGCAATTTATTACCTAACCCAACCAGAGCGCCAGCAATACATTCTGCAGGATGACTATATTTCGATACAAAATAATCGTATCGTTTTTTTAAATTCTACATATAATTTTAATATTGCGTCACCAAGTGATGATCCAGTATATAATTCAATTCCTATAGCAGTTTACCAGGATTCTACTGCATTTTATCAGCGTTCTAATTTTGTTGGTGATTCGATATTTTCTGGGGATTTGTATAGAACTACAATAAATTTGCGTATTGTGAAGTCACTCCCTACATTTGCTGGACAAATTCCCGAATTAAATACTGGAAATCCAAATACAACTTACACATTACCAAATATTTCTAAAATGACCTATGATGAACCATTTGAAATTGTATCGCCTAAAACAGACAATACAGATTCGAGCAATAATTTCACTGTGAGTTCAAGTGCGCCCGATATTATTAAAATAAAAAATGAAAATGGAAAAAATATGGCGTATATTTACGATGCAGGAATCGTTACGCTTACGATAACCCAAACTTCTACAAGAAATTTCAAATCAAAAACTGCAACACTTCTGGTTTACGTGAATTTAATTTCTCCGTCATTAATCAATTGTAATACTAATATAGTATACACAAATCCGTATCAGCGTGAATTTTGGACACGTTTTAAACCACCCTGCCCTGACTATAAATTTTCGATTACTACTTCCTCTGGTCAAACACGTAATCTAACTGCATTAGAAGTGGATGAATTGTATAGCGAGCGTCGTAAGACTGAGATACTTAAATATAATAAAAATGTTGGTGGTCTAACAAAAAGTCAGAAATATGCAAAGGCGTCCCGAGGCGAGTTAATGCGCCAGATTGGTAATGAGAACAAGTATTTAATTGGATCGAATGGAAATAATCTGATTTGCCCAATACAGCCTAGTAGAGTGTACTGTGGGTTAACAAGTGCGTGTGGTGTACCTGGTAAAGAGCGAATTCTTTGTTATGATCCAAGTATTAATTTATATAATTTAAAACGAACGTACGAATATAAGGCAGGTCTTCAAACAACGACAAATATACCGACAATAGCTTTAACTCCTCCACGTAATTTGGTAGCGGATCTGAGCGATAATAATCGTATAATTTTGAGGTGGAACTCGCCTATTTCAAATGGCGGTCTTCCGATAACCGGGTATGTTATATCGTATTCGATTAATAATAAAACTTGGATTCCGTACACAAGTATATTTCCAAATAAAGATGGACCGATTGATGAGAATTCGGGTGAACGAAACGCAAATACTGTTATAATTCAAGACGCTTCTGGTTCAATTGGTGTGAAAGGGATACAAACCAATACATTATATTATATTTCGGTGTTTTCGGCGAATGAGCGCGGTCTTTCGAGTGTACCAGCCACTGTGAATATAAAAACATCATCATCGCCGAGTATAATTTCGAATTTTTCATTAGCTGATGTTGATCGAAAATATTTAATCATTGATTTACAATGGACAAATCCTCTGAATACTTCTTCGTCTGGCGGTTATAATGGACCATTAATTACTCACTATATGATTCATTATAAAAAAACTACAGATACAACTTGGATAACAACGCTTGTTAGTAATAGCATAGTCATATCAGATACGGCGAATCCTTTAATTAAGAAATACACATTGCGTAATCTTGAAAATAAAAAATCATATGAACTCAAAATAGAACCCGTAAATAGTGTAGGAACTGGACCTGAATCGCAAATACTCACCGCTAGAACTTTAATGGCGCCGTCTCCACCATTAAATGTTGTTTGTGTATCACGATATGGTATTCCTCCTCCGAGTTCTGGTCTATATCAAAACGTTAAAATTAGTTATATTACTGTGAGTTGGGACAGACCTGATAATGGTGGTTCGCCAATTTCTAGCTATAATATAACAATTCAAGATTTTGAAACAAAACTATACATTATTCCGACAACCAATCAACCGAATAGTTATACCTATCATATCACAACGTTAAGTTCAAGTGTAATTGATCCAGGAACATATTCCATATCATTAACATCAAAACACGCAAATTATGAAAGTATATCTACTAACGTAGTCTCGGTTATTATAGAACCAATTAGTCAAAGAATTGTGATTAGTAATATTGAATTTATATATATCGCGAATCTGGTATATGGTGCGAATATAACATTTTCTATAGATTCGTATAATTATAGAGATAATCAAATAACTATGTTTAGAGTAGAAGTAACGCAGACTGGTGTAGGTGGTAGTATTACATATGATACCATTAAAAATCTAGATAATCAAGATATTAATGGAAGTGGAGAACATAAATTATTTGTTCCGGCGATTAATAATAACCTTACAATATTTCAAGTTGGTAATCCTTATAATATCACACTTAATGCGAATTATGGTGGTAGTGGATTTTTAACACAAAATAACAGTTCACCATATTCTATAACACCAAATATTCGCATATAATATTATGAATGAATATTACGAATGTTATGAATGAATATTACGAATATATCATTATGAAAATATGATTATTATACTTATAATAATTATATATTAGAGCATTACACTACTCTCGCAGTGATGGATTCATACAAATATCGTGTCTATTAAAAACTTCGCCAGACATACACTTATCACCGGCTTCTACTTTAATACAGCTTCGAAATCCGCGGTCTTCTCCAATATAACAGTATCCTGCTTTACCGCTTTGATGTTTTTGAGTAAGGCTAGTGCTATCGTCTGCTGCTGGCGATGGTCCATAATTACGAATTGCTTTATCTAAAAATGTATATTTTTCATCATTGTGATGAAAACCGGGTTTTTTGTCTGCACTATTCGACATTGATATAGGAACTGGTGCATTATTATGTATATTGTCTGATCTTGTTTGTGTTGGAGCTTTAAAATCGCGTTTTTGTTTTACTTGTTGGTTTTTGAGATCACTAGTACCATCAGGGTTTGTATCGGTATTGGTCTCGTCATCTGAATCAGTCTCTGAACTTCCGTGATTGTTATTATGGCTATTATCATCTGTAGGTTCATTTATTGATTTATAATCTGCGATATTTCCGGTGATTCGTGCATATAATACCTTTCCATTCTCTTCCATATTTTTAAAAAACTTCATAATATCTTCTCCAAATGTACCACTTCCTAAATTAAAATCGCCATTATTTGCTAAATTTACCCACATAAACCATACGATAACCGCGATTAGTATCATACGGATAATAAATGAAAATGAAAAGAAACTTGTCTCTTCATCGTCGCTATTGTTCATATCACTCATATTAAGTGATGGTAAATCTGGAAATTCGATTGAGGATACCCGATCTTTCGCATTTGAAATAATATCTGGAAGTACACCAGCTTTTTTTAATTTTAAATCAGGCGATAATCCTATATTCTCTGAACTGTTTAAATCCGGTTTAAATTTAAATGTAGGCAACGACATTTTCTAACTATTTATCTACGGTTTTACTTACTGTGATATATAGTTATTATTATTTTTTATTTCATTTCTTTTCATCGTCAACTTTACGAACAATAGTATTCATCGCATTTAATGTCTCAAGTCGTTTAATCGTTCTCTCTAAATCACCCTTTTTATCATTGTCTCCATTATAACCTGCTGATGAAAACAAATAATCAGTCGCCGGGCTTATCTCGTGTTGTTTAATTTGTTTATATAACGTATTTATATTCGATACTGCTGTCTCTAATATAAGCTTGTCTTGGACTATTTCAATACGATAGTCATATTCACTAGTTAGTAGAGAAATCGCAAAATATACTAGATATCGGCGTTTTTTACGAACACTTGGCGTGAATCGAACACAATACATTCGAAGTAGACTTTTTATAATTTTTTGTGTTAATTGTGTGTGTCCGTCATCTTTTTCGCTCTCCGCGATTATAATATCCCAAATAATCCATATTGGATCAAATTGCATTTTATCATCTACTGCGATATGTGATCGTCTTTCACAACGACACGACTCTCGTTTTGCCTTGCAGATAGTTTCAAATTCTACAATCCATTCCACCCAATAACACGCAGATAATGTATTTTTAGAATCTCTCGATATGTGATACGCAAACTCGTTTATTGCTATGAAAATCTCCTTCGGATCCTTTGGTTTAAAATATTCTTGCGCATAATCAATTCTGGGTGCTTTTAATTTTTGGGTCATTGTTGTTATGTCGTATTCTTCTTTTTTCTTGATTTTAACACTTTCAAATTTATGTTGACGCTTCGAATTGCATAGTACGCAGACGATTTCTGCAAAAAGACTTCGCATTTTCGGGTTATTACGTAATTGTAATTCATTACCAGCATATCCATTCGATATAATCGACTTAAAATTTTCATATCGCATTTCGATGTACAACGATAATTTAGGGTTTGCTAAATGTATGTATTTACTAACGAATGTGATAATAATATCCCATAACTCCATATAATGACCAGAGCATACCAACTCTGCACTCCAATAACAAGCAGGTTCTACTTTCGAACTTGATAGACTATTCAATAATTCTTTTGTAACATCGGTTTTTTTATACGCCGAAAATGTTATTCCTTTGAAATCTTTTTCGTCGCGGATATCATTTATTTCGTATACGTTACTACTCATTCTTTTTCTTCGTTTCGTATTTAGTTATAAAGGTTTAAGAAAAATATAAAGTCATTTTTACGCTTTTATACTGTTATTCTAATTTTATAAAATATTATCGAATAGTAGTAAGTAGTAACGAATATTTATATTATTTCAAAAAATAAATGTCTTTATATAAGGCTTTTAATTCATACTTTAAATCCATAACAAAATGGGAAATTTTAGTAATATTATTTATTGCATTGCTTGTACTATGCTTTGCGAAGAAGGATTTTGAATCAAATATAGAAGGTTTCGAGCAAAAAGATAAATATAAGATATATGAGAACGCCACAATTTACGACAGTTTTTATGCTGATATTTACGATGAGCTGTTTCTCCAACCAAATAAAATAGAAGCAGAAGTAGACGAAATTTTGCATATCACAGATGCGAAGGATAAAATTAAAAATGGCGGGAAAAACGTATTTAAGATAATGGATTTAGGTTGCGGACCAGGACATCATGTCGATCAGATACAATCCAAGGGTATTAGTATTGCTGGATGCGATAATTCGAAGGCGATGATTCAGCGCGCGAGAGATTTATACCCATCTAGTAAATTTATTGAAGGAGATTTTATGGATCCGATGTTATTTAGTGAAGAATCATATGATGTTTTAACTTGCTTTTATTTCACAATATACTATGCAAAAGATAAACGCGCTTTCTTTAAAAATTGTTATCAATGGCTTCGCCCAGAAGGGTACCTGATTATTCATTTAGTCGACCGCAATCATTTTGACCCCATTGTTCCCGGTGGAAAACCATTATTTCTCGTTTCGCCGCAGAAATATGCAAAGGAACGTATCACAAACTCTGTCGTAAAATTCCGCAGTTTTCAGTATAAATCTGATTTTAAAGCGCCTTCTAGCAGTAAAACAGTCAAGAAAGAAGACAAAGACAAAACAACTGGTGAAAAAAATATCGGACAATTCCTTGAAAAATTCACTGACGATAAAACTGGGAAAGTGCGTGAAAATCACCATACATATTATATGCCTACGAACCGCGAGATACTAGAAATCGCAAAAGAAGTCGGTTTTACAGTAACAGGTCAAGTCGATCTCGTACATATTTTAAATGAGTATCAATACTTGTACATCCTTCGAAAATCGTAGTAGTATGAACAAGATTCACATTTTATACGTTGTACACTTTTTTTTTTATACATTGAATAGTATATTATCACAATAATACGTTAATACATTAATACGTTAATACGTTATGGATACAAAATGGTATGACGAATATAGATATCACATTATATTCGTCATTTGTCTCATCTACCTTATTATTATAGGTGTATTAAAAATAAAATATGCTTTTTGGTATTCTCAACCGTTATCGTTTCGTATATCGCCTCGATGGTGGTGTTCTAGTATCTATAATTATTATCTATCACCAAATAATGATTCGGCGGCATTGAGTTCTTATCTGTTAACATTTCAAAATAATCTCTCGGAGTCGAAGACGATTACTTCATACAACGGAACTCAAAATGCAGTATTGTTACCATTTATTTATAATGTTAACCGAGAAAATATCATTGTTTACCGTAACCAACATTTGTTAGATATAAACGATCAGATATATAAAATCTCTCGAGTACATACAATTCAATCTATTCCATTCCCTGAAATTGCCCATCTTATAAACCGTAGTCATTATCGGAAGTATGGATATTTAATTGGTGACGTTTCGAGAGATTTTGTGATACCGTGTGTAGACTATGAGCGACTCGCGATGACTGTTACTACTGATACACACGGACTATCGCCGTTTGTTGGCGTATACCGCCGAAAAACATACGATACAGTAACATCTAAACGCAATGATATGAATGAAGATAATAATATGACTTCGAAATCGAGTAATTATGTTGATATGAACATACGAGAATCCTACACAGTGGAAGGTGCATCGTTTTTGTTACCTAGACAGAAAATAGAATATAATATTCTCTCGAAAGATTCTACAAAACGCCAGTCTATAACAACAACAATATACGTTTGCGATCATTATATATGGAATCATCTGCTATTAACCGAACAACAATCTCTCGAATTATTAGAAACAACTGAATATTTTCAAAAATCGCGAGAGATTGCAGGAGAAATCACGTTGTATAGATATTCCAGCATTCCTGCGTTTGTAGTTCCATTTACTACAGTATATACATACGGAATATCTCTCGCGGCATTACTGCAGAATGGAAATGGAAATGGAAATGGAAATGGAAATGTGCATCACGAGCTTGCAAAATATAAATATTCACAAATAGGAACTGTTCTAGTGAAAGTTACGAGTGTTAATTTTGATATTTTTTATAGGTTTATAATTGAACAAACGAGAGATTTTAGATGCAATATAATACATCCACTATCTCACTTGCAGCACTTGGTTGATTCTTCATTATATCATATTTATATGCTGATAGTGAATGATACTCTCGTTGTATCCACGTATATATTCGGACCATCCTGGCTAAAATCTATTGAAACAAGCATCCCTTCTACGTCTCCATTTCGTAGTAAAAAGCGGAATATACGAACACACAAAGAACGCATCAAGAATATACACGACCGCATATCAAATACATCCACCGCATTGGTAAAATACCTCGCACCTAAAAAAACGATGCAATATGATTTATCAGGTAAATTGATACGTAATACAAATGATGAAAACCACGACAATAATCATAAGCATACGCATACGCAAAAAGGATGTACCGATATACCACGGCTTATTTCTTCGATACAATCAAAACAAAATTGTGATATAGGAACATTTATCTCAGGGTTCATTAACGCTTCGAGAGATTTGACGAAATCATTGGATATTACGTCAAATAATAACACTACTACGCTTATAATAGATACATTTTCTCATAATTATATCATCTTAGATACAATAAACAAGTTCATACCGCCGATATGGATCGATAAATGGTATTATGTGATGTATAATGCGAATATTCATACTGAATTGTTATGTAAAGATTTGTTTTTTATATGAGAAACATTAACGGAAAACGGTGGGACACGACGGGAACCGATGTTCACACATTTCTTCTATATCTAGCTCCTCCACCAGTCATATAACCACCACGACCGCCACCAACTCCACCTGATCTCGCAAATGTATCTACTATAAATATTATAAAAATACCTATAAAGCAGTATAAAATCAACTCCTCAATAACGTGTCCCGTTTTTTCGTCTTTTTTCTGCTCTAACATATGGATTATATAATTCAACTTCTCTACGAGTGCTACATTTGTTCCAGTTGTAGCGCCTGATTGTGACGATAACTGGTTTGCTAGATTTTCGGCATAAGGGACAAATTGTTCGTAATATTGTTTAGCATACGTTGAGGTGGTATCTGTATTATTGCTAAATGACTTACGAACATCTTTAGGAATACCTAATGGATTTGAGTTTCGTCCATTTTCGCCGTGGGGCATAGAATATGGTTGAGTTGCGGCTTTTGATGCGACAGATTGAATAGATGCAGTATTTGTTCCATCTAATAAAGTAGATGAATATGCGGAGGATGGATTTAGGGAGTTTAGTTGCGTGGTTTTACGGACAATATGACTATTGCTAGATATTGTTGATGGAATCGGACCTGATCCAGCACCATTTTCTTCTCCACGAATAATCGCATTCGAGGTTGTATTGGTAGCGTATATTCCCATACCTTGCGCTGGATAACTTGGAAGAACAGATGTATAACGACTAGTCGCATCATCATCTTCATCCGGATCACTATCTTCACCACCTTTGCGATGAATATTCTCGATATAATCTTTAATCTGTTTTACTTTATTTCCTGCTTGCTGAATAACACCGTTATTATTACCATTCTCATTTATAATCCCGCGTTCTCCGCCATTTAGATTCGTTTCATCACGAGGAACCTTTAGGGTCCTATTCCTCACAATAGTTCCATTTCCATTATTTCTTCGATTCACATTTTTACTAGGCACATTTCCATTTTCTGTAAACTCAGAATAACCTAAAGATGACATATTCTCCTATAAAAAAATGAGATTTTATTTCGACGCTCTTTTACAAAGTTTTAACAAGTTACTAATGAAAAATATATTAGTTATATATATAAGACGAAATCATGAAATTCAATAAAGAGTATACTTTAGGTGCACTTTTAATCCTTATCGTTATTATGGTATTAAAGCCAAATATGCTTGGCTTTCTCTATAATAACATTTTAGGCAAACTTGTTTTTGTTGCTGCGGTTGTCTTTATTTCTCTTAAGCATACCGCTGCAGGTTTACTCGCAGTTGTTTTTGTAGCATTGATTGCATCTATGAGTGGACACGTCGGCTTTGAAGGTATGGACGCAAGCGCGACTGAGGTTTCTTCTGGTGTATCTTCTGGTGAGACGAAAGCTGATAAGAAGCCTGTGCGAGAGGGAGCTGAAAACGAGAAGAAAGAAGTTTCAGCAAGTGAAATCACAGATGCTATAAAACAAGCGACTGGTTCGTAATCATTGTGATCTATGATATCATCATCATCATACCATTATTTACTATAATAATATACCGCTACGCGATGAAGAAGCGTTATATTATATTATTCATTTTCGATTATAATAAAAGAAAAGTATATCTAGCATTATAGTAGTAGTAGTCACAATAATGTATTCAAATGATATAAACGACATTCATAATTATGCGCATTTCCTATTACGCGGTATATATCACAATTATATTCACTCTGAAACAGGTATTGCTATAAGCCGGTTACTTATTTTTATAATACTGATCATATTTATTGTTTATGCGAAGTATGATTATCTACTTGGTTTTATAGTATTCATCGCTTTTATTGAAGTAATGTCTACCTCGTCATCGTCGTCTTGGTTGAATATATGGTCGGAACTCCGACCATTCATCGTGGATACCAACAATACCAACAATCAAATAGCACCTTCTAGACCCAGTTATACGTTTGATATCAATCATTTAACAAATGGTGTATCTTTGAACACAAAAGAAGGTTTTGAAATATTTGGTATATCAAGAACTGATGATAGTGGTACAGATTATCATAATAGAACCACATCTGTAGATAAAAACAGCCAAGAATTTTCAGATAAATTTTTCGAGAATAAAAAATGCAACAATGGGTTAGGTAGTATTGTTATGTCCGGAACGAATGAATTAATTGGGCAACGATCAGTATATATGTCTTCAACATATGATTATGCGAATAAATTAAAATTAATTAAGGATCAGATATGGCCCGAAGTTAAAACTATCAATACTATAACTTATAATATAAATGATGTATCTAACAATGACCAATTTCAACAATATTGTTATAATTATTTTTTTGATTGCGTATATCAGCCAATTCATAGAAGTCGTAAAGCTACTGGTACTACTACCATTGACTTTAGAGATTTCAAGAAAGGTGTCTATATTGGTATAAATAATAATATAATGAACATCAACGGTTTACTAGTAGATCGTTTCAACTTAAGTAATTTAAAAGATACATCAAATAATCGTATTGTAGG